ATACTATTACTATGTATGGTAGATACAGCTACTATGAATAGCTGTATCTAAATATAACCATACACTTGTAGACATTAGTCTACATGTCATAAGGAGGTGAATCCCTATGATACCAAATGGTTGCATAGGTAACTATGCAAATCATTTAGCAGAGAGATCTGCCAACTTAGATTGGCAGATCAGAACTGCAGTAAGCCTAGTGCTTGATAGATATGAGGGTATAAATAATGTACCACGTAGCTTAGCAATTAAGGCTTACAGATTCCTCTTAGCTGAAGGAATCAAACTACCTATACCTATAACTGAAAATCACTTATAGGTAGAATATACATGGGTAAGTGTATCCTCACTTACCCATGTATTATTTTTTTGTTGCTATGGTAAATAATAACCTTCATTCTTTAGAGTGTCTGCTATAATAGCTAGCTCTCTATAATCATCTAAAGGTAAGTTTACCATTGTCCATTTCACATCATCAAGTTTAAGCTGTCTAGCTACACATACTTCACTGTATTTGAGTAAAGTATCTTTGATAATGTGTTTAGGCATAGCATTTACTATTCTATATAAAGCAAATGTAGTATCTTCTTCAGCCGCTTTATAGCGATAGTTGTACCATTGCTCATTTCTATGAGTATCCAGCATATTGATAATAAATAGTGGAGTCATTTCCCCATAGAATAAGGCTTCTAAGATAATACGAATATCATCTACTGTAGTAGTATTGTATTCATAGGTAATCATAAGCAAGAATAATATACGTCTGATATTGATTTCTTCACGTACATCAGAGAATCTTGCTATTACTGCCATAGTATAGAACTGTCTAGGAAGATAGTATATTCCATCTAAGATTTCACATACGTCTTTATTGATAGTCTTACCTAGATCATTAAGAATTTCAGTAACCATATTAGGTACTTCATCATTCTGATGTACTACATTATGGTTATAGATTACCCCGTTTATATAGATACGGTCTAGTTTATTAAAACTAAACCCTGGAGTATATTTAGTAAGCAGTTGTTTGATTAACTTAGGAACCATAGGGCGTTCTTCCCAAAGCTTAGCTACTTCTGGAACCTCATATGAGTATTTGACGAACTCATGAAAGTTATTAAAGATAAATAACTTAAGTTCATCTTCGTCATACCCTTTAGACATAACTTCGTTAACAAAGTTATCCCTAACTTCTGCTTTCTCTGACTCTGAAGGATCATCTAATAGCATATTTAATTCCATTGTATCTACAATAGGATCTAATGCAGGATTCTTCAGGTTATTAAAGTAAATTCCCTTCATAAGTCACCTCGTACATAGGTAGGATTAGTAGTCTTTTGTGATACCATTACTAGTAATGATTACACGTTTAGGTTTATTTGTTTCTTCTGGAACTTCAACTGTAGGAGTCACAGTAAGCTTTTCAGTGGATTGGTTGAAGAAATCATCTTTAGCAGAAACTGTTACACGTGGTTTAGCAGGTTTAATATCGGCAAAGAATGCATCTTTATCCGCTTTAGTGATATTTTGTGGACCAGTCTTATCAAAGTTAAACATACCATCTTCTTTATTGATAGTCATAGAAGAAGCTTCATCAAAGAAGGAGTCTTTAGATTTATCAACTTTAGATGTACGGTCTAAGTAAGTTTGATACGCTTTATTAACTTCATCGATTGGCATTTTAATACCAGAAGCGATGAATTCGATAAATTCTTGACCAGGTTCAGCATCTTGAATATGAGTAAAGAATTCATATGGTTCACCAAGACGTTCACGTAATACGTCCACATTAAGATCCATATTTTGAGCTGCAGGGACTAGACCAAAGATTACACCAATACGTTTAGCTGTAGGTTTGAATTCCAAAGATTTGCTGTAGTCTAACATTTTACGAAGTTCTTTGTATAAGTCTTCAGTATTCTTAATGCTAGAAACTTTGGCTTTTTCAATAGTCATGAAACCAGGAGTGGTAGATAATTTGTATAAGTCTGTATCATCAATATTTTGATCAGATTCTACTAAGTCTTGACCAAGAAGAACTGCCATACGTTGAGTGAATTCTTGGTTAGCTGCACGTTCAGCATCTTGTTTGCTACGGATACCATCTAAGAATTTCTTATTACTGATAGCTTGTACAGTATATTCATCAGATAATTCTTGGAAGTATTCTACAGTGTTTTGGATACCACGAGCATCTTGTTCGAAACCAGTGAATACAAACATGTGTACATTCATTTTCAATACTTGTTTACAGTACTTAGCTACAATAGTAGAAGCACCACAACCAGTACCACCTTCAGAAGAAGATACAATGATAATAGCTTCATCTTGAGGATCTGGGAAAGAGTCTAATTTGAATAAGTCTGCACGTAAAGCTTCCATAGCTAATCCTTTAGCCATATCACGTTCTTTACCACAGCCACCACGGTTATCACCGAATACGATATTAATATCGTTGAATTCGTCTTTCATATCTTTTTGAGTTGTATTCAAAAGTAAAACATCTTTACGATCAAATACACCTTGATTAATAGCATGCATAGCCGCTTTATTACCAGCGGCACCGATACCGATAAGTTTTGCTTTCATAATTATTACCTCGTGTTAAAAATAAGTAACCTATAACAGCCAATATTAGGCATGATTAATATACAGTTACAGGGAGTGTAAAAAATAATATGTAGTAGAACCGTAAGTGGCCCTACTACATATTAGGAAAGATAATTATTTTTTATCTTTGTCTTGTTCGTGTTTCAATTGTTCTTGAAGCACTTTTTGATCTTCTTCATTAAGTTCTTGGAAACCTAAACCTAGGTCGCCAACTTCATTAATTACGCCATATTTATTATCTGCCATAATTTTTTCCTCCATAAAATCATTTAACCTTATGTTCAGCTCTGTTATTTAAATAGACCGATACATCATATAGGTTATCAAATACTTCTACACCATTAGATTCTACTAGTTCCATAAAAGCTCTCATAGAATCTGCTTGGTGTTTAGTAAATGTATGAGCTCCACCAAAATCACTATTTAGTACGCATAATACTGTAGAATCTGGTTTCTTATTACTATCATCTACAACTTCGGCTATAGAATATATACCAGACATAGCCGGAGTAATACAGTATAATCTAACATCGTCATGTTCACGATGATATTTCTCTTCAAATTTAGCACGTTCATCCCATACAGATACTACAGGATTAAATGCTCTTACTTTATTGGACAATAATCTAGCTAGATCATTTCTCCATACAGAACCATTACAAGTTCCTCCTAAGAATACAGTAAGTTGATTCTCTAGGCTCTCCCTAAATGGAGCATCTGCTTTTTTAGCAGATTGCTCGCTAATACTAAAATGTGTTAATTCTTTTTCTTCCATAATAGAATCCTCCTTAATACTATTATAGTATATAACTGTACTCACCTTTAGCTGGCAAGAAACCCCATACAGGCAATGCCTATATGGAGCAGTCTTGCTGTGTTTTGATAGTGAGTTATATAAGCGATAACTCTTGAAGAAGCGTACCCCATATAGTATAACCATGAAGGGAAGTATAGTGTAGGTAAAACAATGAACGATAAAGTTGCTTACTATACCAAAGGACGTTATACTATATAAGAAGTTCGATAGATGGAATTTTGTTATAGATTACGAGGTGCCATCTATCACTATATTGTTTATAGTGTTTTATTTTTTACAAGAGACAAATAAAACCCTAGTACAGAAAGTATCCGTACTAGGGGTTTATAGGGTTAAGTACATTTATCTTTTTAGGAGTCAAATGAAAAATTCGTAGCTACATATATGTTAGGATCTAGATGAAGCCATTCTATACAAATTCAATAACTGTTGGTATGATTCTACATTGCGGTTATTGTTGAATTTTGTATGGTATAAGAATAAGATCTTATTATAAACAAACGATAGTTTAACGTAACCAGTCTTTTTGAATAGTGACTGTTTTGTTTCAAGATATGATTCGTAATCTTTAGTGATTTCTATAATATCTTGCTCAATACGTTTACGTTGTTTAGGTGTAAGATTAGCTGTCTTAAGCTCTTGGTTTAATACTGCCAATGCTGCTAGTGTACGTTTACTAGAATCGATATGTGCCATTGAATCAATAAAGAATTCAAATACACCAATAATACCAAATGTGATATAGAACTTAAGAATCCACTCTAATACATTAGACTCTGTTGTGCTATGTCTATTATCTAGTTTATTAGACTCGATCTTAGTTAATGCTGTAGTTAATGCTGGGCCATAACCATAGATAGTAGCAAAAGCATCAGACTTTTCTTCTTCAGAATCATATTCTGATATAAGATTCTTTACTGGTTGATCGAACTTGGTATTCATAACTTTCTTAACTGTATCTTTATCACCAGTTAAGAATTTGAACGCATCAGACATACTCCCTTTAAGGATAGCGTCTTTAACTAAGACTACGCCATTATTGATGTAAGCCAAAGCAGATCTACAATCTAAACCATCAAATGCTTGTTGGATACCAGCCATAATTCGAGTATCATCAATATTACGGATATCTTCTTTAGCACCATTGGTTAAGTTGTAGATAGCTTTATTCATATCAGTCATACCACGAACTAAGTTCTTAATACTAGGAAGATTGTATTCATACATCGCAGCCTTAGCGCTGAAGTGATGACCGATCTCATGTAATAGAATAGCAGCTAGCTCTTCATTACTGAAGTTTGTATCACATAATAAGCCATAAGTGAAATATACATTTAGTTCATACCCATCTTTAGGGTTAAATTGATATGTACCATTCTTAAAGACTGGTTTACCCATACCATCTAGCTTGTCTCTAAATACTAACGTATAAGCATTCTTTGCTGTAGTAAAGTCTACTAAGAAATTAGTATTAGAGAATCCAAACTGAGCTTTCATTACTTTAGCTAAGTCTTTAGATTCGACTACTGTATCATTCTTGTACTTTTGTTTACGGATATTTCCGATAATAGATTCTAATTTGATGAGATTCGGTGTCTTACCGAAATACTGCTCATTATAAATAAACATTGCTTATTCCTCCTTTGGCTTATTAAAGTGTTTTACGGAAACATCTTAATAAAATCAAGGAGGCCAATAATGAAGCAAGATAATGAAGTTATACTTAAGAAGATATACCCTATCGTAGAGCAAGCTATCTCCAGAAGGGTTTCACAATATAAACAATACATCAGTAAATTCATTGCAGCTAGAGCTGAAGACTTATATGCTATTGCACCATATAGACGTATTTACTTTACTGATAATGATAGAGATGAATTCTTTAGAATGCTAGGCATTCAGCGTTCAGTTATTCAAAGAGAATTGCGGAATACTTTCTATTTTAGTATTCCGTCTTTTAACCCGGCGGCTGCTAAAGATGAGACTACTATTACGATGCTATGTATAGTTAGATACTTCTTATTAAATAGAAAGAAATACTATAAGGAATTAGACTTAGCTTTGGTTAATATAGCATTCTCTGGGTCTTTCTATCCATCTATCCATTATGGTTCATTTCAAGTTGTACAGCCTATAGAGTATAAGCATATTATGGACTATGTGGTTAATAATAAGATGTCTGCTAAGTACGATCTTAAAGTCAAAGGTAATGTGTTTAGTGCAGTACGTTCTATTGCTACAACATGGGCTGAGACTTATCAAGATAAGTTTGAAGATTTTGACGATGAAGATATCAAGGATATCGTACAGCAATTACATACACGTATTAAATCATTCATGAAGAATATTGCTACGTTGTATTATGATGCTTTTGAAAATCGTAATGAGTATCTTAACTATGCTAGCGATGACTATAGTGAAGATAACTATAGATTGGCTGATACTGATAGTCTTATGGCTGAACGTGTAATTGATAAGACAGTTCAAGCTATTAGTACTATGGGGGTAAACTATTCTTACTGTAAGATGGCTGCCGATGTCAATGTATCTACTGATGAAATCAAAGCTATCATAGAATGGGTATTAAAGAATGATACTAAGTCTCTTACTGAAGTTAAAGAGTTCATTAGTCTTCTAGTATATCTATTCTTCCAAAGCACAGATAAGAAAGACGTTAAACGTGTTGAGTTCGTAAGATTTACTACAGCACCTAGACCTAATAGTAAAGTCAAAGAAGTAATCAGATCTAAGGAAATACTAGAACGGTGGTTAATGAACGGCTCTAGACGTTATCATGTACGTAAGAACCGTGCAGCAACTAAAGCTAGTTATCAACGTTCAGTTCTAATGTATTTCGCTTTAATGATTCACTTCTCTAATCTATAGGAGGAACTAAATGACACCACAAAGAAAGAAAGCTGAAAAGCTAGTATTTGATGTAATGTCAGCTATGGATCCATCTGGTAAAGTTACTGACTATTATAAAAAGATATTTGCAGATATGAGTGATAAAGAGTTTACTAAGTTCGTATCTGGTAAATACCCATTCAGATTTATCACTCGAGTATTTGAGATTGAACCAACTATGGAACAAGTAGAGAAAGCTGCTAATGTAATGGGAGTACCTATCTTAGAGAAAGTCTCTATGCCATATATCTATGAAGACGAGAATGGTCGAGGAGTAACTTCTCATGAAGCTTTAGTAGGATACTTACATTTAAAACGTATGAAGCAATTCTTAACTAAGAAGAATGCTATCTCTACCAATATCTCTATGCGTGATAATAAGACTGGTATGCTTATTTCTCATGATAAGAATGGTATCACTTCAGATAGAGAGATGGAATCTCTTGTAGTTAGTGGTATGGATGCAACTATTAAAGAGCTATCCAGAGCACGTGCAGACTCTATGGAAGCTAAACAAGCTATGTATAATACCATCTCTACTATGGGTTATATCTCTCAAGATGATATCCCCGATGATCCTAGTGATCCTATGAGTAAGAACTTACTTAACGTATATATGCTAGGTGCACATCTATCTACTAACTTAATCAATATTGGTAATGTAACACCATTGACTTTAAGTGGTAAGAAGATATCCCGTCGTGAATAAAAAAATAAAATAGATTAAGGCTAGAGGAAATTCCTCTAGCCTTATTATCTTATTTTTGATTTTGAATCTTATATGCATCTTTCATAATGCACATGATTCTATATTTTACAGAAGATTCAATTTTGTTAATAGTTTCGATCTTGAAGCCAAGACCGTTGTGAGCATATTTTGCTCTGATATTTGCGAAGATAGCGCTTACTTGCTTCTTCATTTCAAGAATAGCATATTCGTGACCTAGTGGATAATTTACCACTTTATCACTTCTTAATGCAGTAAGAACTTTTTGTGTTGTTAAGATAGGTTTGCATCTATCTAATAAATCAATCAAGCTATCAGTTTGAGCTTTGATTTCATCAATGCTCAAAACTGTATATTTATATTGATTGTGGTTATGATCTACACCAACACGTTTGATACCTACGGAAATAGCCATGGTTAATATCCTCCTTGTTAATAAATATAATATAAATATAACCATTGTATTACCATTATAGTATATAACTGAAAAAACTAAGTTTTACGAAACGGCAAATACCCAGTATAGACAATGTCTATACTGGGTAATGCTGTTAAATTTTTAAGTAAGGAGTTTTATTATACCATACGGTATCACGTAAATTGGGATAATGGTATAGGGTAGGTTATGGGCTACCCTAAACCATCAAGAGGAAACTTTGTCTATTATTGCAACAAGGAAAACAATAATAAACCTGCAAACACTGCAACGAGTATCTAACATGGCCGTTTGTTAAGATACTGGCACCTGTATAATCTACGGTATATAAGAAAGGTACAATCTAATCTGGCTACCGTTAATCCAAATGAGACTGTAATAGCTGTCATTGCTATTACAGTAGTGTTAGGTTAAATGAGAGTATGATGAGAAAAAATAAACAGGTACTGGAAATTCCAGTACCTGTATTTAATCATTAATCGGCTTTAAAGTCAACTTCTGCATCGTTTGGTAATTGTGTTTTCTTAGATGTCGCAGAATCAAGAGTAATTATAGCTCTCCATTCTTCTGCACCATCGTATTCATGTCTATATATAATATAGTTTTTAGTGTATATACGAATATTATCTGATATTTCTGCATTACCTAAGCCGCTATCATATCTAAAGTCTGCATTCTTAGCAAATGTTTCCCAAGACATATATACATCATCATACGCAACACATATTACATCATCAGTAGATAGATTAAGATGTTTTAAACAGTCTAAAGTCTCCTCTAAGAAATTAGTATCACTACTACTAACATCAGTCTTAGCTTCATCCTCTTCTGTATCTATATAGTCTAAAATGTCTGATAAATTAACATAAGATCCTAATAGATTGCTCATACAGTTTCCTGAATTTGGCTTTGGAATATCGTATAGTTTATATAAAAACTGGCCATAACCAGCTTGGTCAGCATATATGATATAATTACCATCCTTAGATCTGGCGTCCCAGTTTAGTTCAGTACCATCACCAATGTATAGAGTATAAGTTCTTCTGTTGAATAGCTTATAGAACTTATTTTCTTTATCACTAAGTAACTTAATCTTATGCTTTATAAGAGTACTGAAGACTTTAGATAGAAAGACTCTAAATGCCTTAGTATTTATAACTCTAGTAGAATTGGCTGTAGACGCTATAAATGCTGGTGCTACTGGATTATCCACTTTAGGTGCTAATTTTACACTAGTTAGATTAGTTAGACTATCAAACTCTAGACTTAGAAGATACTTTATATTTAGTATATCAACGTCAGCATATATACATTCACGTTTGTCGTTATATATAGAATCTTCAGTAACTGTAATGATACCAAGATCATCTAATATTTTGATAACTTTCTTCTGTTTCATTTTATCACCTCGATAAAAATTATAGGATGGGAAAATATCCCATCCTATAAAACAATTAGATTCTTTTTACTACACGTATAAGATTAGGAACTCTATTACCTTTGGAGATAGAAGAGCCTAATGGAATATCACGTACTGCTACATCTTCTTTACCTGTAGCTGATTCAATCATAACCACATCTGTATCTCTTACGATTAAGATATCTCTGATTGCATCACCACGACCAAGCTTGATTACATTATTACCAGCTCTTGCTCTAGAAGACATAGGTAATGCACTAATATCAATCTTATTGATATAGCCATTATGAGTTACTACGATAGCATTAGTACAACCACCAAAGACTACTGACATACCATCGACATTATCATTAGTATTCATAGCCTTAACTCCTCGAGTAGCACGTTTCAATACTGGAATATCATCAGCTTTGAATCGTAATGCTTTCTTATCAGAGTAAGTGATGATTTGGTTATCACCGTTTTGAGTAATGACGATAGATTGTACTTTATCACCATTCTCTAGCTTGCTATAGATAAGACCACCAGATGCTACTGTACAGAAGTCGTCTAATTCAAGACGTTTAATATAACCAGCTTGTGTCAATACTACCATAGTATAAGCTTTAGACTTAGCTAATTCTTTTACTTTAGATTCACTAATGATATTAGTAATGATAGATGTCATCTTCTTATTCAAAGATAAGGCATCAGTACCATTTTGCCCTTTACCTGTTAATGGAATCTTATGTACAGGCATACTGAATACTCTACCGAAGCTATCAAACATCAATAGATTATCTCTATTATCAGCATTCAAGATAAATGCAGAACATGGTTCACCACGGTTAAGATTCAATGGTTCATTTACACCATACTTCTTAATCTTATTAGATTCAGTAACTACGATATTGAACTTACCCTCAGGGATATTATTAATATCATCTTTAGAGATCACTCTACAACGTCTAGGAACACCATACTTCTTCTTGAAATATAGTAATTCATTACGAATCTCTTCATTGAGAGCTTCTTCACTATGAATCTTATGTAGACATTCATCCATCTTAGCTTTAAGTTCTTTAGCCTCATCAATATATCTATTCAAGTTACCCATAGATAGGTTCTTGATTTGTGTATTGATGATTGTCTTAGCTTGTAATGGTGTAATCTTAAACTTAGTTACAAGATAATCAATGATAGGTTGATCTTCACGGTCTTTACGTTTCTTGATCATATTGATAATCTTATCAATCTCACCAGACTTCAATAGAGTGATATATGCTTCACGTTCATGGAACTTAGTCTTAGCTCTTTGAAGAAGATTATAGTACAAACGTAACTTAGTAATCTTTCTAAATTGTAAGAACTCTTGTAAGTATTGCTTATAAGTAAGCTTATGGATATTTCCATTAAACTGTACTTGGAAGTTAACTCGATAAGAGCACTCTAAGCTAGTATTAGCGTACAATGTATCTCTAACAAAGTTAGGGTCAGAACCTGGTTTTAATACCAAGATATGCTCTAATTTGGTTGGCGTATGGTTTTCCAAACTATTGATAATTTGTGGTAGTTTACCCTCAGATACCAATGTGTCAATACTATCAGTAATAGTACCTAAGTATACCGAATTTGGTACACTATGGATAAATAGTGCTGGCTTCTTATCATAAGTACCGATATCAATATGACCACGGGCACGATAAGCACCAAACCCATTATTACTAATCTTCTTGAAATCAGCTTCAATGATATCACATGGCATATTATGGTCAGGAACTAATACAACTTGAGCATTAGGGTTGTCTAATAACTTAATAGTTGCATCAATAACCTCACATAAGTTATGTGGTGGTACTTCTGGTCTAAAACCTACAGCAATACCAAAGATACCATTGATCAATAATAATGGTACTTTAGCTGGTAGAAAGTCTGGTTCTACTTTACTATTATCAAATGTCGGACTCCAGTCAACGATATTTGGAGAACCATTGACACCGTCTAATTCATCCAACAATGCCTCTCTAGCAAAGTCAGCTAATGCCACTTCAGTATAACGAGCAGCAGCTGGACCATCACCTTGGAAGTTACCAAAGTTACCTTGTTTTCTGATTAACGGTACATTACATTCGAACCAGTTAACCATTGGTTTGATAGATTGATAAATAGCGCTGTCACCGTGAGGATGATAAGACTTCATTACCTCACCAACGACACCTGCTGATTTAAAAGTTCTATTTGAGTTTTGTGGGAAGTCTGCATACATCGAATATAAAATCTTACGTTGTACGTCTTTAAGACCATCCCTAAAATCAGGTACAGACCTATGCTTAGCTATATAGATAGCATATAACGTTAGGTCATCTTTAAATTTATCTAGCGTATTTACTTTAAGATCTTGTGCCAAGTATATCCCTCCAGTCTATATGTATGTTTTTCGTTTGGTAAATTTTTAGTTTCCCAGTTTTACATATTGGGATATGAATAGGAAGCCACTATGGTCTTAATTTACCATAGTGGCTTTTCATATAGACTATTGGACTTCGTTAATATTGATCTTAGTAATTTTATAACTACCCTTATTATTAGGACGTACGAACACAAAAGCATCTGCTTGTTTCATATTCTTAATAATTTCATAGTTACGTTCACCAGTTAAGATAGTAATGCTTAGCATATTATCTTTGAAACCAGATTCTTTTACAGAACCAACGATTACAGAACCTAAAGCTTCTGTATTTTGAGTGAACACGTTACGTTTACCGAATACATTCACTTCAACCATATCAAAGATTTCACCAGTTTCTAATACGTTAACCAACCAATCAGTTACTTCATTAGACAACTTACCACTGTAAGTCACAGGAAGTGTAATTTCAAATAATTTAGCTTTTTGTGTTGCAGGTTTACGATTGTTTGGTCTATTATTGTTTCTCATTGTTTTTACCTTTCAATTAATTCTTAGTAGTACTACCAATACCACCAGTACGTACATCAGTTACATCATCATCATCTGTAGTCAAATACTTAACAAAGATACCTTGAGCGAATGCTTCATCTTTAACCAAATACATAGGCTCAGTACCATTATTTTTAATCTTGATACTGATATTGCCTTCGTTTACTTTGTTATCGATGAAATCTGCATCGATGACACCCAAAGTATTTACTAAAGACATTTGGTACTTATAACCATAGCTACTGCGTGGTAGAATGAATAACACTTCATCTTCATTCATTTCGACTTTAATATCTGTACGGATATTAAGAGTTGCACCTGGCATGATTTCTGCATCTACAGGAGAGAAGAAGTCATAACCAGCGGAATGTTTAGTTGAACGTTTTGGTAGTAGAGTGCCCTCAGGTGCTGTGGACACTAAGTGGAATTTTCTCGCCATCAGTTCCTCCGAGATCTATGCGGGTATAGCAATAAGTCATCCGATCTGAACACCCCATAGTGTTTCGTTCCAATACCGTTATACTTAGCTACAAAGTCCGCACAATTAAAATCATCAAAATCAGCATAAACTTTATATAGATAGCTATCACCATCATATATCCAGTTTATGGTTACTAAAGATTTATGATATAAGACAGATGGAATATACTCAGCATCTTGGATACTCATACATCTTACTTTAAGATCTCCAATATGAGAATAGTATACCCCACGGTCAATATCAATCTGTAATCGTTGTTTTATATAATCATAAGCATATGCAATAGTCTTATAACGATATTCAGCATCGGAATCAGTTTCGTTCATGAGATTATCCCATACAACATCCTGTGGGTCACTAAATAAAGTCGCTATATACATCTTTTGATAGATTGCTTTAATATCAGGAATAGGTTTATGTACGTGCTGACTAATACCATTAATGAGAGGAATACTTTCATTCTTGCCCATAACAATATACCATACAATACTAGATAAGCATTCATACTGGTAGTAATGAAAATCAATCTTATCTTTGTACATATCCATTAACTTTTTAGAGTTCTGTAGATAGTCTATCCAGATAACTCGTCTAGACTTCTCTACTAACGTTTCAAATCTCTCTAATGAAACTTCATCATTTATATTAAAACCAATACCTATACAGATGACAGCTTCATTTTCATTGACTCTGTCTAAGATAGCAGCATTTGGTTTAAATGTATATGGTAAAAGTTTTATATCCCTAGAATCCTGAATATCGTTTAATAGACAATAATCAGGATCCAATCTTTTTTCTTCACTAATCAAAACCTTTTCTGGATTTTGTAGTATTAGATGGGCAGCTAACCGCCCATCTTGTGTATCTGCATAATATATGATCATAACAGTTCTCTCCTAGAAAATGTAATTGGAGATATCTAAGCCCTCAATAAGATCCATCTTACTAGATTCAATTTCACGAATCTTAGCGATCTCATACTTGATATCATCCACTGTGTATTGTTCGAGAACCCTTTCTTTGTCTTTACCGATTACTGTATCATACAACTGGTCTTCATTCATTTCACCTAGACCTTTGAATCGTGTGATATTCTTTGGAGCTAGTTCCTTAAACTTATTCAATAAGCCATATAAGGACATAGTCTCACCATCTACCACATAATGGCTAGGTTGTGAATTAATAGTATCAGTTACTAGTTTATAATGCATACTTTCAAAGAAGCTCAATAAGCGTTCATTGATATAAATGGTCTGATACTTATTATCTTCATATAAACCAGTGATGGTCCAACCACCCTTCTCATTCTTACATTCCAAATACTTATGATTCTTAGTGATCTTGGATTTGAATTGATTGAATGAGAGTCCTTTATTCACATATAACAAAATCTCTTCTAATAAATATGGGTTGACGGCGAATGAATTCGCGGCAGATTCTAAACGTTCAATATAGAATTCTGTAGAATTCAATAGCTTGATTAATTGAGTATTGGTAAAATTAACCCTACCAGGTAAGGTTACTTTATGGTTCTTTGAAAATTGTTTCTGTAAGTATGCATTGTACTCAGTACGATCAGTGAAGTACTTAAAGTTCTTACCATCAATACGTCCACCATATAAAGGTGGTACAGATGCATATACACGACCATCCAATACTAATGGTTCCATGTACAATAAGAAGAACGCTAATAATAGTGTACGAATATGAGCACCATCTGGGTCAGCATCTGTACAGATTACTATACGTTCCCAATTACACTTACTAATATCAAAGTTTTTACCATAACCTGCACCTATAATAGAAATGATGGCTGCAACTTCTTCATTCTTAAGTACATCTTCTCTTTTCTTAGATAGAGCATTGATGATTTTACCACGAATAGGGAAGATACCTTGAGAGTCGTTATCACGTCTATTACGAGCATTACCAGCAGCAGAGTCACCTTCCACGATGAATAGTTCGTTATGCTTCTTACTTTTAGGTCTTACAAACTTAGCTGGAAGACCAGTAATAGCTGAAGCATTCTTAACTTGAATACGGACACGTCCTGCTTCATTTTTCGTACGAAGTTCTGCTACTTCTTTAAAGTATTTACAAAGTTTTTGTAGATCTGACGAAGAGGTCTTAGCCCATTGGTCTAAACCTTCTATCGTAATATCTTTTACAAAAGGGACTAGGTCTTCATTAGAAATGATTTCCTTTGCTTGTCCTGTAAATTCTGGATATAAGTGATATACAGAGTTTACACAGCATAGTCCACTGAGAATATCAGCATTTGTAATCTTTAGTTTTGAATTCTTACCTAGGAAGTATTTATTCATATAATCTCTAAAGAATTTGGTAAGCCCCTCAACGAAACCCTTAATATGAGTTCCGCTAGGTGTAGGACAGAAGTTTGCATAACCGGCAAAGATATCATCTGCTTTTGTACTATCAAAAGTAAATAAGATATCAGCTTTCATCTGTCCATCTTCTTTAAGCTTGGAGATATGTATTGGAGCAATCATAGGTTTAGTTGCCAATGTATCTAAGATACCTGCAATACCTTTATCATTCACAATACGAACGTTATGGCTTTTACCATCAGAGTCAGTACCATAGAAATTAACCTTAGCACCGATATCTAATAGAGGTATTAGGCTTTCTAATAATTCTAATACGTCTCGCCAAGTTGTAGTGATTTCACCCATAATAACTTTGCCAGCTTGATATCCATGATATCCTTGTTTCTTAGTTGGCATAGTATGAATAGGGTTAAATGTAATAATTGTACCTTGGTAGTTATCCTTATTAGGGATAGACTTAACCTTGGCAGTTTCAGGGTCACCTAAGTATAAAGACATCTCTTGCCCTTTACCTAGACGATAAGACTTAACTACAAAGTGCTCACTACATGCACTCGTAGCTTTAGAACCTAAACCATGACGACCAGATGAGAACGCACCTGGTTTCTTTTCATAGTTAGTTGACGTATTCTGACTAGTAAATGCAGTAACCATAATGTCAAATGGAATACCACGACCGTTATCTTGTATGGTAACTTCGTGATTTCTCTCATCATAGTATACCCAAATTTCATCACATGGAGAATCTTTCTTCATCAGCTCATCGGCTGAATTCTGGAAGATTTCTCGAATCATATTAATAAACCCTCGGTTACCCGAGTAACCTAGGTAAGTACCAATATTCTGTCGTACGCCTTCAGTTGGAGTAAGAGTCAAAAAGTCATCACCATAATTGGCGATATTGTCTTGCATTTCTTTAGTAATTTTGGCCATTGATTTATCACCTCTCACTTAACTGTTGATCTACATTTAAAAAATACATATTATAAAAGCCCCAATATTGGGGCTTTCTGGATTAGTCTACATACCTGAAAGGTTGTATATTACACATCTCAATGGTACCCCCAAGCTCGTCTTCAATATAGCTTATAAAGCTATCTTCTAGACTTTCATTTGGACCACAAAACATGGATGGTACAAATGGCTTATCCTTAATACCGAATTCATCTCTGATAACATCATTCAAGTATTTAGGTACGTCTTTATACTCTTGAGGGTAAAGCATATTGTCATATAGACTATGATATTGATTTTTGTCTTCACTCTCCGTATACCAGATTAGATCTATACTTACTGTATCTTCAAAGATAATATGATCTTTATCATTGGTATCATATATACTAAAGCCAGGCTCTTCTGCATAGTACACGAACTTAATACTACTATTAGGAACTATAGCATCTATTAGCATATTGAATCCAGTAGTAATATAGGTCCACTTACAGCAATACTCAGTTTGTAAATACCATACAAGAGTGCCATCAGGTAAAGTAGTAGACCAGATTTCACCATCACCAGGTGGCCATGTCATTTCACCACGTAATGTAGTTCCATCTTCACATTTATCTGCTAGCTTAGCATATTCTTCTTCTGTTTCCCATAACCCTAAAGATTTAAGAGTATATGGCAGCCAATATTTCTTATCATTATAAAGAGATATCAAAGCATCTCTAAGTTTCTCTATCTCCTCTTTGACAGGAGAATAGAATGCTACGTTTTGGTAACAATCATTAGCCATAGTTAATCACCTCGATAAAAATAAAAGATTCCCCATAGGAGGTATACTCCTATGGGGTTTTTCTTTATTTATAAAATTAACCTAAGCTGATTGTATCAGTTGTAATAGTTTCCTTTTGAGGAGCTGCTACAGCTGGACCAGGAACAGTTGCACCTACAGGAGCATTAGCATTGAATGGGTTAGCATTCGCTACCATTGCTTGTTGGTTTTGCAATTGTTGTACTGGGGATACTTGAGCTTGTGGGTTGAAAGCTTGACCACCCATAACTTGTTGTTGTTGGTTAGGCATCATTTGACCTTGCATTGGTGGTTGAGCATTGTAACCGAATGGTGCTTGGTTTTGTTGTGGTACAACACCAAAGCCTTGTTGTGGCATTGTTTGTACTGGCATTTGACCATTCATAGTTTGTGCATTGTAGTAACCGCCATTTGCTGCCATGTTGTAGAAGTTAGGGTTAGCTTGTGCACCCCATGGGTTAGCATATGCAGGTTGTACATTACCATTCAAGATATTATCGAAGCTAGTGAATGCATCTGGACGTACAGCTTGTTGAGGTTGTACGTTTTGTGCACGGCTCATGCTTTGAGATACATCATTGAAGTTTTTGAATGCTAAATGATACAAGTCCAAAGATTTTTCTGCGATTGGCAAAGACATCATGAACTCAGTATTGATTTCAGCTGGTAATGTGATGCTGAATAATTTAATTTGTTGCCAGATATGACGCATAGTACGTACAGCATTTTGTACTTCTTCATCACTGTAAGGTGTTGTAGGAATACGTTCACCACATTGTGTGCATCGTACCCAACCTTGACCGTCGGCCACAGTCAAGAAACCAGTGTGGTCTTTATGTGGACATTTTGCCCATGCTTCTTTTTCCGGTGGAATTTCTAAAGAGAAAGAAGCTTTTTGTTGTGGCTTTAATAACTCACGATCAGCTGGTGTCATTGGATCTGTAGGAGTTACAGGTGCGTAATTACCTACAGGAGCTTGAGCAGTATTGAACGTTGGGTTGGCAAAGCCATAGTTAGGGTTTTGATTATACATATTAGTTTCCTCCTATAATCAAAATGGATAGAATAATAAAGTATGAGTACCATACCGTGTATAGGGAATTTCCCTATACACAGATATAGTATATAATTATAGATTTGTTTCATTGTTTTTAAAATTTACAAATCTAAATTATTTTACAATAGTGTATTTTATAATACCATCGCTTTAACTGTAGCGATCAAATTATCTACTACTGTAGATTCTACTGGGTTAGCATCTTCAGCTACTGTAATAGCTGGTGGTGTACCACCATGAATATTAGCAAGAGTTGTGCTCAAAGCTCCTAATGATGTATTGAAATCATGTTTAGAGATTTGATCACCTGCTGTTGTTGTATATTCAGGAGTGATATTATCAAAATCAGTAGCAGTTATATTATTACCTGCTAACTTATCACTGATAATTTTATTAAGCTTAGCGAATAAGTCAATAGCACCATTAGCACTTAAACCATTAACTGGTGTAGGAGTTGGAGCTACTGGAACGCTTGGTGCTGGAGTTATAGGTGTTGGGGTAGGAACTGCTGGAGTTGCACTACCGCCAGCGCCAGGAGTTGGCGCAGGTGTTACAGGAACTGTTGTACCAATAGCAGGAGCTACAGGCGTTGTACCATTACCACCTTGTCCTTGAGAAGGTGTAGGGGTAGTACTGCCTGTGGTAGGGGCAGTAGGTGTTACTGCTGGACCAGGTGTAGGACTAGGAGTTGTACCTGTGCTACCTGTACCAGAAGAACCACCAGGTGTTACTGGTGTAGTTGTAGAACCAGTACCACTACTTGGAGTAGGAGGTGCTACAGGTGTTGTACCACCGGTTCCATGACCAGGAGTTGGGCTCACAGGTGGAGTCACAGGACCAGGTGCAGGAGGTGGTGTTACTGGTAAGATTGTACCAGTGTTAGTTTCATCAGCATGAACGCCTAGATATGTCAAGTCAGGCACATTTGGTGTAGGATATGGATATGCATCTTCAATACTACGTGTTACACTGCGTACAGCTCTAGGGTCATATAAAGGATCATCCAATCTGTATTTAACTACAGGAACGTTGTCTGCTGTTGTATCTTCAACTGGAGCACTAGGTACTGTTTGAGGACCAGCCATAGGAACGTCTTTTGGATCATTTTCTTTATCATAAGTATGAACACCGATACCACGTGCACGTTGTTCTTCACGCATACGGTCAAGAGCAGCTTGTGCTTGTCGTTCTTGTTCATCTTTGATTTTGTAAATCTCTTCAAGCTCACCTTTACGCACTGCACCAAAGGAGTACATATCAGTTGTAGGACATTGTTCATTTAAGAAGATATCAATAATCTTATCTTCAAATCCAAATTCCTTCATTAAAGCTCGAGCATTTTGTAAGTCCATATTTACGTGCATATATTGAATCATCTCATACGGCATTACCGTAATTTGTAATGGTTCACGATATCCATCAGTATATGGGTCAGAGTTTTGATGTGCTACAATAAGCATCTCATTAGCATCATCCCAAATAGTTGGAACGAAGCCTAGGTTGTATTTGTGATTGTTATCACCGTAAACTAATAAACCACTCACAGGGGTTGCTTTATTAGCATTGACGGCTTTACGTTTATCACGTACTAGTTTAACTGCAGTTTTTTCCATAACTAGTATAATTCCTTTCTCTTAAGAGTCTTGATAAATTGATCGACCATGTCCTGAATCCAATCCGGCAGAATCAGGACAGTTACGCCCATATTGTCCTCAGTTGAGACAATTATATACCTGTTATAGATAGCACTTTTACAGCCTGGGTTATACCTAATAACCCGTTTTAAGTGGTGATATAATAGAGAATTTCCTTTCGTATCCTCCATTGTAACACCACGTTCAAATGCTCGTTTAAGAAACGCTAATTGTTTCTTTTTTGATTTGATATTCACTCTCTCTTTCATTCTCTTAGAGAAGTGATGTGAGAGAGTGTAATCATTATTAAACTCGCATCTTTTCGTAAGGATCTCTTGCATGTAGACCCAACCGCTCTTGATAGATTCGTTCTTGAACCTGATTCAAGATTTCTGGTTGGAATACTCCTTGCTTCAGATAGTTATTGAATGGTATTAATGCTTCATACACCAATTGGTTAATCCGTGCTAAAGCTTTATAGTAATTCAAGAAACCATCGTCATAGTAGTTGAACTCCTCACCCGTTTCCATACATTTATGCTTATAAGTCTCAGCATATTGTACAGTTCTCCCGTAGAAGTATGCTTGTAAATGAGCGGCTTGTTGTAATGAATCCATGAATCGTTCATTAGTAAATACTTCTACATACATACCACAATCGATATTAGCATGAGCAAAGTCATTAATGATTTGCTTAGCCAATCGTGTATATTCTTTAATGGCTTTATCACCATAGCATAGTAAGAAGTTTTTGTTTTGCTTATTATTATTGATCTCACGATCAATACAGTTCTTACGCTTCTTACCACCTTTTTTACCTTTAGCCATTCTAGCATCAAATGGTTTAGTACCAGTTAATGTTTGATTGGTTAAGCCAGTTTCTTCTTTAAACTTATCCTCATAGCCTCTGCGGAAATAGATTTCTGCTTCGCTAGTTGGTTCAGTAGTGAAACTAGGCACCATAATTGGTTGGTTATTTTGCCGGAACACAGCTAAGTGCTCTTCGGCTCTAGCTTGACCTGCTTTATATGCTTCACTATTAATAGTGATATTATAATTAGGGTCATTATTAATCGTAGGATTATACATTAGATTTCTTCCCCTTCATGTAAAGATGTAACTGCTTGAAGTAGTCTAGATCCTGGCTGAGAGAGATGAACTGCGTTCTCGTAATTTTTACGTTCAGTCTCGCTCATATTTTGAATCTCATGTAGACTATCCAAGTAATCACCCAATCTAAATCCATCATTGTAAATATAGTTTCCATCTTCGTCACCCAAGTCTTCTAGGTATAAGATGAAATCTTTTAACGATCTAAACCCATTAACTGGGTCTTCAGGTTTAATAGACCAGTTAGAGATAAGAGATTCTTCAAAGTCGATGATATCCACGTTTGCAATTATATACTCACGTACTACATCTTGACCTGTAATGAACTCGAATGTTTTCTCTTGGTCATAACCCTCAATAAAGTAAATAAATAGAGTATACTTCCTATCCTGAGGATCAATATACTCTTTCTCTTTTGGTTCGTCCTCAATCTTAACGAACATGGATCGGATCGGCTTATTGCTGACCCCTTTAATATTATTATTATATGGCATAGTATACGCCTCCTTTCATACTTATAATATATAATTCTAGTAGAACTTAGGTTTGCGTTTTACGTATATCATATAATCAGAGAATCTAGTTATACCAGTATATATCAAATTAGGCATAATATCCTTACGTAACCACTCTTCAATGAATATACCAGAATAATACTGGGATCCTTGAGAGAGATGGGTTGTAATAGCATATGCTAGTTCAATCTTATTCCCTGGAGAGTAAGGACTATTACGTAGTCTATTCTTATCATCATAGTCTGCATTGAAATAATCATAGTCACACTTGACATCTCTGAATAGTAGTCTACCCTGACGTAAGTCTATCTTAAAGATATTACGTTCACTACCACGAGATGATACATCTGGGAAGTTCTCTACTGTACCACGTAGACCATTAACTAAGTTAATACCATCACATTCAATACTCCAGTTATTCTTTCTACAGATAACTGGTTCACCATGTACAGGTAATTTAGAACGGATACCACGTAAATCACGTAAATAGCTATTGATGATTTCTCTTGTAGCGTTCTTACAAGTCAATATTATAGGGGACTGTACTAAGAAATCATCAGTAAGCATATCCTCATCAATAACTACAGCATTATTATAAGTCCCATAATGTATAGGGAGCCCTTTAATAGCTCTATCAGCTAGATAGATGATACCAGAGTTCTCGCCTTGACGCATAATATCTGTTAAAAAATGAACCTTGCCGTCTACTAGATAACCTGGGTCATCAGCTACAGGTGGTAACTGATTCAAATCACCACATGCTATAATCTTAATACCGAAAGATTCAATATCTTTAACCATAGACTTAGGTGTCATAGATGCTTCATCTATTAAGATAAGCTTAACACCCTCTAGGAATTCTCTTTTAACAAACTTAGTTGTAACTTTAGGCTTGTTAAAATATGGATCCATAATAGGTCTACCTAACCCATCATATTGGATTTGCTCTACAGGCTCATAGATAGAAGCATGTATAGTCTTAGCTGTGAATAATCCACGATTACGCATAACTATAGCAGCTGTACCAGTAAAGCTCATAGGCAATAGCTCATCTATAGATAAACCTAAACGGTTAATGATTTCAAATAATACTACAGTCTTACCAGTACCAGCAGCACCTGTATATTGGAATACCAATTCAGAGCTATTATTAAACCATTCGACAGCAGCGTCAACGACTGCCTGCTGTCCTGGGTTTAATTGGAATTTCATTATCTCACCCTCTTGAATACGACGAAGGTTTCATAATGACGATCATCAGTATATACTGTAAGTAATTGGTATCCACGAGCTGTCATATTATCAATACCATACGATGCATACTTAGTAGTATAGAGCATAGACTTAGTATCACCAACAGCTGGTGTATATTCTTTAAGAGATTGATTATTTTGCTCTAAAGCTACATTGAACTTTTGATCAGATGTCTCATGTTTAACAAAATCAGTATAGTAATATACATAGGATCCAATAGCTATCAGAACGATAGTTATTAGACACCCGATAAATGTCTTCTTACCCATATTATTAATCCTTTCTTGCTTAGTTTACTCTAGTGTAAACTACTACAGTTCTTCCATTAAAATCACCATGACGTACAGTAACACCTTTAGCTTTATAGCCACGCTCTTTCATATCAGCAATACCGTGGTTTACTTCTTCATCATATCTATAACTTACAATCACTGTATCATTAATTGCAGGGGTTAGACCCTCTAATGCTGTATTATTACGTTTAACTGCAGAGTTATGTGTAGAATCAAAAATACAACCAGTAGTTGAAACTAGTGAAATCATAATCAATATTAAAAGTGCGTATTTTCTCATTGTTTTATCTCACCCTTTTATAGATAACAAGAGCTTGGTCTTTAAGATTATCGTAAACTATAGACTCTACCACATACCCGTTAGCTATCATTTCATTAATAGCATCACCTGTTGGTGCATCATAAGTAACTGCAACTTGTCCACCAACAGCTGGCATATGCTCTTCCAAAATAGGACGTACTTGTGTAGGCTTATCACCTGGATGCACACGAAATATACCGAATACTGCACTAGCTATAGATAGTGCTGTCATAATTAATAGACCACCGACTACGACATACATAAGATATGTGTTTACTTTTTGCTGTTTTTCTAAAGTATCTTTCATTTGTTGCCTCTCTTAGCTCTACTTCTCTCTTTAATAGCTTCCATTTCAGCTTGAGTAAAGTCTATTTCTTTCAAATTAGAAGTATCATAGCCACATAAATAATTTATGCAGTCCATATACTTAAGACTATCATTATAATAGATTCCGGATGAATACGTTATACCATTATCCATTACAATTTGAACCTGTCCTTTGATATCACGTTTCTTAGGGTTAACTTTAGCATAAGTGACCACTGTTGGATATTCTTGGACTAAATCTAGATACATGTCAAACAATGTCTTCATAATAGCGACATTATTCAATGGATCATAGATAACTGGGTTTTGTAGAACTAATGCTTGAGCATCTTGCTCGAAACACAATGGTCTACCTTTAATAAATACAGGAATTAACTGTCCAACATCTGTTTCAAACATAATTTGAAGAGACTTTGCAGGGTTATATACTAAACCACAGGTATAAAATACATCCTTTTCAAACTCTTGCCTCGTATACGTTGGAAAAGATGGAACACTAACAAACATGCTTCCCATAAGAGTACCTTTCTACCTCTGAAACACTATTGTAATCAGGAGGATTTACGATATGAATGAATATAACACAAACACCGACTTCCAACACACCGAAATCGGCATCTTAACATCACCTTGTGATAAATATAAGCCAGGATTTCAAACCTTCTATTTACCTTCATTGAATCCTATGAATCTTAAGTCTAACACAAAGCAATCTATAAACGTACAACCAACAAATCTTATCAATAAAGAACCTATTAAGGGTGGTAAGATTCAGGTTGGGTCTAATATTTTAGTGGAAATGCCTAAAGAAGTTGCTAGACAATATCCATATAAGTTTATCCCCCCAGGGACTAGATTTATAATCGGTTTTCCTAGTGGTGATATCACCAAACCAATTGTTATAGGGAGGGATTACGATGCTTACAGAGATAAGTAGTATTCAAGAATTTATTACCATGAAGCCTGCAAATAATTCAGACTTTCATGCCTACTCATACTATATGAAGTCATCTTCTCAGGGATCATTAGAAATCCCTTTTAGAAATTTGATTACTACAGATTATCTTGATGATTTCAAGAAAGAAGCATACAAGATAACTTTAACTGCAGAAGAATTTCGTAAATACAAATATAAACCAAAGCTTTTAGCCCATGATATCTATGGTAATAGTGAATTCCATTATATCATCTTAGCTATCAATGGTTTATACAGTATTAAAGACTTTACTAAGAAGACTATATACTTAATTCCGAAGAAAGAGCTACTCAGATTGCTTGAATACGTCTATGCTTCTAATAAACAGTATATAGATTCTTACAATTATTCACATGGGATAGAATAAGATATTACCACGGAAGAGTACACTGTACTCTTCTGTGTTTTATTCTGTCACATAAACTGGTTCTTCTATAAACATAGGGATTGGTTCTGTGCTTCTAAACATCGGTTTGATTTTGTCTTTCATACCGTGTTGCTCAGCAAAGTACCCTACAGATAATAGACTTTGATTTGGTAACGCCACAAACATAGATGGTGCACTGTATACACCTTGACGTGGAGCCCATTTCTTAATAAGATTCAAATATTCTTTAGCTTGAGCCTTATCTAAAGCTTCATTAGCTCTACCCTTACGTACATATACCATCTCATCAAACTCTTCTGGTGGGATATATGGACAAAGCATAGTTTCTACAGCATTTACAGGAATCTCTAAGTTATACTCAATCATATCTAATGAACGATCAGTATACTCAGATTTCTTGAATCCATTAATCTTATCTTGATTGAACTTGTCAATTGTCATTTCTAGTTTAGCTATAGCAAATGGGTTAACCCCTCTAGATATAGCTTTAGTTCCACTAGGTAATGTACCAGAATACTCTGGTGTCATCTTTTTCTTTTGACGTTCTAATCTAGTTTGCTCCTTATCTAACTCTTTAGGTTCCTCGGTAGGTTCTTCTTTAACAGGAATCTTAGGGTCAGTAGAGCGTAATTCACTCTCTGTATTTTTAACCTCTTCAGGTTTAGTAGTTCTTACAGATTCAGCATTTTGTGCTGCTAGTGATAAATCAGTCATAGTTAATCTATGAACTGTATTAGTACACCCCTCATCACAAAGCAACTCAACTGGTTTCTCTGGATTAAATGGGTGATAGAATCTCTTAGGCGCATTAGTACCATAACGACTCTTAATAAGAGAGAAACCCATATATGGATTATCGGCAGCATCTCTCTCAGGGATAATGATAATACCACTATCGATATTCTCTAGAATTTTGATAGACTCACCGATATTATTACGGCCTACACATTCTACCAAGTTATTACGACTAATCTTACGGCCCTCGTCAATAGCTTTTGCAGCTTCACGGTTCAACTGAGATGCGGTAATTACTGGAATATCTTTGTCTATAGCAAACTGTTTAAATTCGTCTACTACAGAGCCTAGTGCCATGTATGGGTCTTTACCCAATACTTCGAAGTCACGACATTTGATACGTTTGATATAGTCTTGTACCATACAGATGACTTCTTTATTACTATCTGCCAGCTCATCATATAATGCATATACATAATCTGTATCTACAGTATTGGCTGGGATATATTTAATAACGATATCAATAGGGTCATCATCAGTTACAGAGAAACCATTTTGTTTAAATTGGTTAGTCAATTCTTCTAATGATAACTTTTTATCGAAGTCTCTAGCAACTAAGATACCATGAGCACGTTCAATGGTTTCTTCAAGAGAGTTTTCCATTGTAAGATAAACGATACATGGTCTTTTATTAGGATCTTTAGGTTTATATTCCCTATTGAATTTCTTCAATTGCAATGCTAGGTTGAGCATTGTCATTGATTTACCCTCACCTGGTAGACCGAATAATAGATAGATACGTCCATTCTCGAAACCACCAGAGATAATATTATTGAATGCTTGCATACCAGTCTTAAGCTTAGTAGATGGGTTATGCAAACGGTCATATACATTACTCATAGTTCTAATGAATACATCAGAGTCTGTCAATGAGAATGTCTCAGACCCAGTTGCTGTATTAGCAGTTTGACGTAAAGTTGTACCGATATCACGCAATCTAAAACGCATATCTTTTAATACGGCTTCACGTTCTAGTTGGCTACCAGCTGTAGTCAACTCAATGAATTTATCATGGGCTTGTGCCATGTATGTGATAACTGAATAGTTTTCATAGTCAGAATAGATACGTTGCTCTATAACTGCAAAGTCACTACTATTCAATGGGTTATCTATTTGATTCAATGGTAAGTGTTTCTTGATTAGCCCATCGGAGCATACTTCGATGAGAAGATCTTTATCTTTATTACCATTAATTCGTCTTTCTAATAATGCCTTGAGAAACTTAAATACGTGAATATGCTTTTCTTGAGTCTTGATATCATAAACCTTTTCAGGATCCATCTTATTCATAAGCTTTAACAACGTAGCTAAGATTTCTCGATTGTCTTGTCTGTATAGCGTTTGGAATACATACCTAACGTATATAACTAGATTAGGCCATTCAATCATGAATTTATTATTCAATTCATTACCTCTAGCCATTAATCCTACCTCACTTTACTCTTTTAACAAATCGATCAATTGGTCTGTAGTTATAAAAGTATAACCTTTATTATTATTGATATATCTAGTGAGTATCTCATACTCTGATAGATTCTTATCAGTAATATAGTCATACTCTTTAAATTTTTCTGAGACTTCGTTGGCTTGCTGTCTTATGATATCATTCTTGAAATCACATTTGAATTTTATTGAGCCGTCATTTCTAAACTTGTCTCTAAGTATATTAATATTTGGATGGTCTGCTGTAAGCTCTACACGTATATTATCTATACCCTGAGCTTTAAGGTCCATCAAATAGTTGTAAATGGTTACTGGGTCACTAGCTATCATATCATCAATATTGATGGTATCATATCTAAATGACTTAATGTGCATGTATTTCACATAATACTGTCTTGTATAAGTATTATGGACTAAAATTATGAAGCCCTTAGGCTGTTCTTCACCAAAATTCCATCGAATTGGTGAACCACAATAGTACCAGTCTCTTTCATAGCAACCTGGTACATGAACATGACCAGCAATTACTGGTCCATTAGATAAAATAAAGTTATTCATACTAAATACTGGGGATGGTGCATCTAAATCTTCTGCATTTCTCCCATAAATAGAACCTTTGATGGTTCCGTGTGCACATACAGAATCATATGTCTCAGTATATAATATATTTTCGTAATATTCTTTACCTAGTCCTGGTATCTCAGGAATACAGAGAATCTTCTTACCATTTACATATTCAAACCGTATAGTCTCTATGACTCTAACATCTACAGTTTCGTCGTTCATATATTGATAAAATAGCTTAGTTTGATTAGCATCATGGGATGGTGTACCATGTAAGATAAATAGTGTACATCCTTTATTACGACATACTGCTACTAGTTCATCTACAAATTTCAATGCATAAAAGATAGCATCAGAGTTACCCATAAATTTATGATGAAACAAATCACCATTTATGGATACTAAATCTAAATCGTCTATCATAGCTATAGTCTTAGTGAATTGCTCACTAAGAATCTTATAAGTTAGCTCTGGTTGAATTACTCCGAAATGTATATCGGATATATGTGCTTCTATAAATAAATTACTATCTTTCATCGGTTCACCACCTCGTACTAAGCTTAATTTTATCTTGTACTAGTACGTTGTGTATGTAATATTTTTCTACGTGAAAGACTCTTCATAAATGCCTATTTAGACAAAAAATAATAGGAATAGAGCCAGTGGCCCTATTCCGTTTTTGCGTTGTAATAGTACTCTAAGATAGTACAGAAACCATCCATTAGTGGGCGAATGATATTAATAAACATTTGCTCATCTTCCAAGCACTCTATACTAGCATTACCATCAGAGAATGATACATTAGTCTGCTCTTTCTCTTCATCATAGTTGTAGATTCTAATATTGATATCTTCAAGATATGATAGAGTGATAGTAATCTTAATATGATGCTTAGGGAAGTAAGAAATGATTACGTCATCATCTTTGAACTGTGCATCTAATCTATACTCAGATAAACCCATATCGGAACGATCTAGTTTATCACCTGGTGTATAGAAGAAGATTAGCTTAGCTACACGAATAAATGTAGCCATAGCTTTAAGTTCTTTATAAGATGGTGAATGCTTTCTTAGCTTACTTAAGTATCTTGTAAACTTAAGATATGGGATAATCCCATACTTCTTATGAAGTATGAGATTTCCATATTCATTATCACCAGATATGGCTTTTAAGTTTTCTGACACTTTTACATTAGAATATCTTTTCTTTGCCATGAGATATCCTTTCTTTTAAAAGCATACTACAATTCCACATTATGGATTTTCATGATATCTAAAAGATGAGCATTGTTACCATTCTCATCTTTCTCATCCATACCTGGAACTTTATGTGTATAATCAGAGACATAGTCAAACATGATCTCCAATACTTTGATACAAAGATCTTTACTATCGTTGGTCATATTTATTCATCTCCTTAACTATAGTTTCTATAATATACTGACCAGCTATACCTAGTTCAATAACCTCATCGAAAGCTTGTTTCATCTCAGTTGGATTATTGAATAAGAATCTCTCATGTAACGCTGAGTCAGATACTAAGATACCTAAAGCTGTATATAATGGTAATTGTTCCATATTAGTAGCTGGTTCAATACCCATTACATCTAACTTAACCCTAAAGAAGCCTCGAGCTATAATTAAGAACTTGATGAATCTTAGATACTCATCGAGTTCCATATTAATAGTCTCTAAATACCGTACAATGTAATCAATGATATCTTGATCATCTCTATATACATAAGGATTACGTAAGATATAATCAACTTCATATGCTACGATAGTTTTTACATCAATAGGTATATGAATTCCATTGATGGCAGATAAGACATCTTTATAGCATACAGAATTTCTGAATGCTTGATAGGTATCATTATTCTTAAAATTCAATCTATCAATATAAGCCATACAAATCTTTGGAGATTGAAATATGAGTTCTTCTGGTACATTCTCATTGATGAATCTTTCAAAAGAGTTTGCAATCTCATTAGCAGACTTATTAGTAACAGATGTAATTTGGTTTGCTGCCTTGATAAGCAGTTTATTGTAGTCCGTCATCGGTCACCTCGATATATTGATTAGCGTAATAGATTAATAATGCACAAGTAATAGCAGAATAGAATAGTTCCTTGAGTTGAGCTGTATACAATTCTACGACATACTTATTATTAAATGCCATAGTCTGCGTTTGCCCTAGACTATCAGTGATATTAATGGTTAATCTATCTAAGATAGTATCAGCATAGATACGTACTTTAAAATTACCATTCATATCAAAATCTAAGAAGCGATCAGACAAATGTGGGTTCGTAATCATATAGAAAACAAGGTCACTAGGCTCTACCTGTGTAGCTAAACCGTACATTTGAGCAAAGCCCTTAGTATTCCCACTGATACTATAGAAATATTCTGTATTATCGTCATATACAGGTTCTCCATTAACTATAGCCTTAGGTTCGCCTTTGGTTACTAAACCATCTAAATCAGTAGTGGTCTTATATAGACCTTTGATTATATTGGCAGAATCTTCTATAAAGGTTTGTATATCCATATTAGAACCCTTTCGCATAAATCTTACCCATAGCAATGAATAAGATCTCTAAGTCTTTTTGGGTATAACGTTCACGTTCAGCACTATACCAGGATACTACATAATCAATACGTTCATTTGAAGTGCGTACGTATAAGTACCCATCATCTTCTTGTGCTGTAGCATTAAATGTACCATAAGGCGTTTCAAATGAATACGCATTAGCTTCATATAACTGTGTGAACTTCATCTTGTTTAAGATGTCTAACGCCAACTGTTTAATATCCTCAGTTACAGGATATAATAGTTCTCGCTCTTCCATATATTAAACCTCCTTAATAAATATAAGATTACCAGTAAGTTAGTTTAGTTTATCCTTATCAACAGGATTAGGTATTTTACCACCCATAGATCTGCTTTGCATTCGAAGAACGTTTTGGATATATAGTGTTGCATTATCTTTATCTTGCATACAGGTTCCAATCAACTCACCAAACAAAGCTTTCACTTCAGGATTATTACATCCATCTACTAGCTTATCTGCACTTTCTAAAGTCGTCTCTTTATCAAGTGTATACTCTTTATCTTCAGATAGGAAGATATAGAAGTGAAGTAGTGTTGCAACTATTTGAGGTAAAGAACTAAGTACTTTCTCATTAGAAAGTTTAACTAGCTTTCTACGATTTTCTATATCTTCTCTTAATATTACAACGTTAGTAGTTACGTAATCATATAGTACACAAATTATCTTATTATCGAAATTGATACGTACAATCATTACGTTAGGACCAATGGCTTCATTGAACGTACAACCTAACGTATCAGCTTTGTCTGTATAGTAGTTTAGATCTTCTTCAAAGAGGAATTCACTAAATTCATATTCAGACAAGTCTACTACGTCTACACTAAATGATACTTCCTCACCAGTACGTCGATTAACTGCTTTAGCCATATCAAATCTATCAGATGGTGGTACTTTAGTCATTTGGATTCTATCATAAGAATCTTCTGTCATAGATTCTACATTCTTAAAGATCCAATCGACTGTTAAATGACCTCTAATACCACGTAAAATCATAGATATAATATGATATGTACCATATATATCGGTGCTCATATTATTAAATATACCATCCAATGGCATAACTTTATTTAATAAGTCATCAAGTATTTTTTCATTCAATTCGGATTTTGCTTCTTTCATTATAGTCACCTCGTAAGTTCTAAAATGTAACAGGTTCTCCTGTTAAACCTTTATCGATCATAATATCTACCGTATCTCTAAGTGCATGATTTACGGCACCAAGAATGAATTTCTCACGATCCCCTAATTTACGTTTGATCTTTAAAGTATCTTCAAAGTCTTTTAGGTCAGATGTGAAATATTCTATATCTCGGAAATGTATATCCGATAACGTACGTATTGTATAAGAGATATCACCAATAGTCATATTCTTAGAGAAGTACGTTAATGGTCCAAATGTGATACTTACATTTCTCTCTATATCTGGAGGAACGTAAGTTACAGCAGCTATCTCCATAGCTGAACCAGATCTGACTCTAGTTATGGTGCAGATCTCATATATTGTATCTCGCTTCTGTAGACGTCTAACAATACCAGAGTATTTTAGTGGCTTAATATATGTATATTCCAAATACAATATTAAAGCAGCAGATACAAATGGTTTATCATATAGAAAGTCTATACAGTTATAGATTTCTGCTATTAGACTATCTATAGTTTTAGCGGCCTTACGCTTAACAAAGATCTTTTTATACCATGGAGTGTTTATGAATTCGGTCTTTGTTAATTCTAATGACGTAAGAGCTACAAGGAGTTTGTTATAATGCTCGTAGTTATCTTCCATTTAAATCACCATACTTTATCTGGGTCTACCAATTTATTGCATAAATCCATAATGATGCTACGGATTCCATTATTAGTGAAATCATCATCATCGTCATGAGCATAGCTAATTTCTGTAGAACCTAGAGACTCATTTCTTATGGTCTCGATTGGTTCATGTTCTACGTCTGTATTAATAGGCATATCAATACCTTCACGTGAAATAATATATTTAATGCTGTCAGCGTTCTTAGTATTGTATTCGACTTTAGTTGTAGTAATGGAGCCAAATACCTTTCTACCCACATATCTTCTAGTAATGGATAGTTTAGTATCATTAAGCTTAATAGCTAAATTCATATTATTGTATAACTTAGTCACATTACCAGTTACCTTACACACTTCAGCAACGTTATCTAACACATCCATCATCAAAGCGTCTCTACAGAACCTCTTAATGAGTGTATCAGTACTACGTAGTCTCCACCAAATAAGTGGAGTTTTTAAGATATTATTATTCTCTTCGAACAAATCTTCCAAGTCTACACGCTTGATTAATAAGTCTAAGAGATATGTGTTATTGTTTGCCATTATCTGTATACTCCCTTCAATTCGTCTACATTAAAAGCAACCTGTGTTAGTTTAAAGAATGTATCTTGAAGAAGATTGTAAAGATATACATTATCACCATCAATAGAGTCTAACGTATAAGAACCGTACTTAGATGGGTCATCTCTATTTAACTGAATAATCATAAATCCGTATACTGGTTCACCACCAGCTTTAGACCATAGATATTCATAAGCAGCTAACTGCATAAAGTACTTATATCCTATATGACTAGATGTCTTAAAGTCTACTAAGTATAGCTTTCCATCTATTCTCATGATACAGTCAATAGTTCCTCTGAAGTATTTTCCTTCAAAGGATTCTTCTAACCCTATGATTTCAATATTTCTATCTAGCTTAGTTACTTGCTCATCATACCAAGATATGAATGCATAGAAACCTGCTTGTTTATAATCATTAGGGTTAATTGTGTTTAAGTCTCTATCTCCGGATAAAAATCGTTCTATTTCGGAGTGGACATTGGTGCCAATGGTGGCGTATCTTGATAACTCTTTCTTATAGCTTATGCCTTTAAAGCCTAAGCCATTAGCCCAGTACATCAGAGATTCTTCACCAATATAGCTAAGTATTTCTGTTACTCTTTTAGCCTCACTTTCTTTTGAATAATTAGATACACGGGATACGTGGTCTAAAGATAAATCTACTAGCATTATAAACACCTCCGCTTCTATAATATATAGTTGACAGTACAGTTAAATTAAACTTTTACAACTATAACTTATTAGTAAATGCTACGACTAATGTAACTGTTTAGTTCAATGCGTTTATTTCTCCTATAATAAATATATACTACCAATGCTTATATGCCTTTATGTCACACTGTGGCATAGGGGCATATAGACCCTGACTCGATATAAATAGCCTAGGGAAACATATTAGTAAAATCTCTTAATTTTTCAACGGAGGAGCTACTATTCATGGCACAAGAAATTAAAGCATTGAATGATACATCACTTTTCCATATGCATAAACAAGAATTCGAAAAAGAAATGATTGAATTTATTAATGCCGGTAAAGTGATTGATATATCTTCTAAAGAATTTGAAGATATTGCTTATGAAGTTCGTAAGCAACAAAAGTTATCTAGTAACTTAGTTGAGTTCTTAAACTTCAAAGGACTTAAATTGGTTATTGGTAAGAAACCTATGCCTAGAATGATGAAAGTATTCATGGCTAGAGATCTTAAAGGTGATCGCAATAAGTTTGCGATTTATATTGATGTGTATGGCCTTATTGAATTGGATGACAATGGTAAATATGTTTGCCATAATATCAGCGTATTGATTGCTAACCTCATCTATGCAGCTACTATTCATGCTTATCATCTAGATAAGATTAATAGTACTAGCACTATTGAAGATGCTGCACATGCATTCGCTAACTTATTCACTAATGTGGTAAACTACCTATTCAAGATCAATAACGTAAACGGTCTACGTAACCGTTGCTTATTCTTATCTTCTTTATACTTCCTTAATACAGTATACAAGAAAGGTAAGTTCAGCAATAATGTAAACATGGCTAAGAAGATTGCCAATATCACTGAGCGTGAGAAAGAACTTCTTGTAGCTTATCTTGACGTAGAGTCTTTAGCTAACATTGATTATTTCATGCATACATGTAATGATATTCTTAAGCTTAAAGAATTGGAATTACAACCATTCTTGGCTACATGGATCAAACTCTATACACCAGGAACTATGTTTGCATTAGAATACTTCCCAGCATTCAGTGCTATGCTTACTGATGCATACGTTGGTTGTTTCTTGAATAACCAATCTACTATTGAAAAAGTAGCTGGTAATGCAATGGTAGCATACTGTAATGACATTTTGAAAAAAGTAATCTAGTCGGAGGATAATACATGCGACATAATCACAATGAGATTAATATTGTAGAGCATGTAGATCTGCTCAGGAATTATACTGTAAAGAATATTGAATCTATTCAAGCAGGTATGATTCCTGAGCTATTAGGTATCTCTTGGTCTGTATCCCAATACTATTTAGAGAACGGTCAACGTAAGTATGTATTTGGTAAAGAGAAATACGTACTTAAAGTTAACGGTTTACGATTTACTATTGACAGTCCATCTAAAAAGAAACTAGTATACGCTAAGAACTTGAAAGACGCTATCGATGAAGGGTTAGTTAATCCTTCATTAGTTTTCGTCAACGGTTTATTCGTTAAGTGGTCTGACATCACACTAGTTAGAGATCAACGATATACATATCTCTATATTAATAATAAAGTGGGTATTGACCCTGTACATATTGACGATGTACAGATCATCAATATTCCATTCAACGTAAGCTACTCTGAGAAACGTAATATCCCTTATGGTAATACAGTTATTTTCAGATTCGGTGATAATGGTCTTACTCTAGACTATGGTGCTATTGTAGTATCCGTAAATACCGAACGTATCAATCTTATATCTAAGCAATGGTCTAACCTAGCTGGTGCATCTATTGATAACTTGGATATCTTGGTAGATAAACGTCATAAGTCTACTGAACGTAACTTCATCTGTTTTACTGATAATAAATTAGACACCAAGATTAAGCCTGAAGTTAAGAATCTTAACTTGGTATCTGTTAATAGTGGTGCTCCTATAGATAGAGACTTGGTTCTTAAATACTTCTATAGAGCAGTGGTAAATGATAACCAATCTAATATCGTTAGACCACCTAATGATGATATTATGAAATCCGCATTAGTGGATAATACTATCAAAGGATTAGACTTACATACAATGCAAAAAGATTTCGATTATGAATATCGTAATGATACTGAGTATAACGATAACTTCTTACATGGTATCAGATATATCTCTCGGTATAATGGAGCATTCTTTGATGAGTTATACGAAAAGCTCTCTAATATCTATAGTGATACTTATAACGGTGAGCAATTCAAATCCTATATCGGTAATGACTTAATCTTTAGAATGCCACGTGGTCTACATGATCGTACTGAAACATTCGTTATGATTCACCGTAATGGTGAGTTATGGGATTTATATAACCGAATTAAATATATCGGTAGCGAATTCCAATTACAATTAACTCAAGAAGAATACGATGATATTCAAGAGTATGATACTTTTGAGATTGTAAGATTCTCTAGAGTTAATAATAACTTCCTTAAAGTCCAAGTATATAATACTGATAATATTGAGAATACTACTATTCCTTATGAAGATCTACTTGTATTCTCTAACTATACGGACAACCATATTTACTACGACTGTCTTGAATTCACTAAAGACTCTATATATGATGCACCGTTTACTATAGATAAAGAAGCTAAGACTATTAGCTTTACTGATGCTAACTGGTATGGTAAAGATATCTATATGGCATCTAAACGTCAGTTTAGATATGCATACTATCCGCCAGTAAACTATAAACGTTGTACGTTCTATTTAACTAAAGACTTTGTTGCTTGTAATGATCCAGAAAGATACTTAGTATTCCATAATGGCCGTATGCTAACTAAAGACATGTATCGCTTCTTGTTCGAAGAACCAGATAACTCTGTAGTTAGACCAGTAATCCATACACGTATTATGGCAGAACCTGGTGACAGAGTAGAAATCTTCTATGTTCCAGATGCTTTGTCTTATGTGGATATTGGCACAAACAACACAGCACAAGTTACTCATGTTAAAGCAACTATTGATAACCAACCTATCTTTAGTATCCCATTCCCTACAAAGAGCTTCTTGAATGATAAGAATAGTTTCTTTGTAATGCGTGGTAGTGTAATCTTAGAGCAATCTAGATATGATGTAATTGGTGATAAGATTATTATGAAAGACCCTAAAGATTATTTACAATTGGGTCGTGAATTGACATTTGTATTCATCTTCAATAAATCATTAGATACAGATACATTTGGTGGTGTTAAAGAAGAAGATATCTTAACTGTAGATGCTAGATTCACTTATGCTGAATCTGTAGATGATATCTATTATGATATCCCTTATCCTTATGAGGGTTATAATGGTTTCTTCTTCGTATCCTATAGAGGTTTGTATGTAAACCCATCTCGATATACTATCGAAGATGGCGGACGTACTATTAGATTCCGTAATAATGACTTACATCTAGATCCTGATACTGCAATGGTATTCGTATTCGTATACCCTACAAATAAGTATACTCTGGATGCTAGTGCTGTACGTGTAACTGCTAATATTGATAATCAAACTAAGTTTACTGTACCAGTACCTTACGCTGATTACTTTAAAGATGGTAATGAATTCTTCGTTATCCGTAATGGTATCTTCTTAGATACTGATGACTATATCGTCGATACAGATAATAATACTATGACACTGACTTCACCATATGGCTTAGACATTGGTCAAGAATTAGTATTCAATTTCATGGTTGGTAATAAAGTCAGTGTAAAGAACCACACTATTACTATTAGAGCGACTAAAGAAGATCAACAAGTCTTCAAGTTACCTGAAGTATTCCATGACTATAATAAAAGAGATAATAAGTTCTTCTTAGTTATTGGTGATACTCTTGTAGATAAACGTCGTTATGTAATTGATGGTGATGATTTACGATTCTTAAGTGATGATGATAAGATTCCTTATGGTCGTGAGATTGACTTTATCTTTGTATACTGTCAGCCAATTGATGATGTAACTGGCACTATTGGTGATATGGTAGATACTTCCAAGTATGGTATCTTTACTAGTAAGTCTACTACCATTAATACTACAGGGCAAAGAGAAATCAAAATACCATTCGAAGAGACTTTGTTGTATGATCATAATTTCTTCGTTACTATTGGTAGTACATTTATCGATGCATCTAACTATGTAATCAATAATGCTACTGGTACTATTAAGATCATTAATGACAATATCAAAACTATTGCTGGTAGAGAAGTCTTATTTACATTGATAGATTCCAAGTACGCTGTAGTCGAAAAAGATATCAGCATTACTAAGTCTACAATGGAAAATCAAATGGACTTTGATATCGTATTACCATTTGATAACTATTTCGAGCAAGGAAACAGATGTCTTGTATTCATTGATAATGTATACCTAGATGAGTCTAGATATACTATTGATGAGAAGAAACGTAGATTGTCCTTAGTCAATTTTGATGATGCTCTAACTAAGGGTAAAAATGTAGTCTTCATGTACTTATTCGTAGCCAATAATGCTAATAAGTCTTATACATCTGAAGAAGTTCAGCATCCTAAACTTACTGAATATGGTTATATCTATTTAGATAAGAAGAATATTAGACATAATATGAATTCTAAACTATTCTTCTTATATGTAAATGGTAAGAAAGTATCGGCTGATACTATTGTAACCCCAGCTAATAATATTATCAGACTTACTGAAGACCCTCAAACAAGATTCAATGCAGTTATTATGGATTATACGCCAAGAATAGCTGACTTAGAACCTTATAAAAATATCAGATCTGATTATGATACTATCATTAACTCCGTAGACCTTGAAGATGTAGATAAGATGTGGGATATCTATACTAAAGTTTCTGATATCGAAGGGCATAAAGTTCCTAATATCAGTCAAGAAGCTATCGTTAACCATATCATCCGTGAACACTACATTGCTAGTGGTGTAAATAAAGGTTTACCATTCATTTATACTTACGATACAGCTACATTGAAGAATAAGCAAATCAATGAAGTTAAAGAAATTACTCATAGATTCGTATCTCCAGGTAGCTATAGCTTTACAGTACCTGATGGTATCACTAAGTTAAGCATTCAATCCATCTCTGGTTCTAGTAAGGTTAGCCCATTTAGCAATAGAACTACTAACCCATTATCCAATGCTAAAGTTGGTGAAGCATCTTACTTGATTCCTTTAAGTAAAGCTGATGAATTCAATAAGTTGATCAAATGTATCTTCTCTGTCAGTCAGCCTAGGTCTAATGGAGGGATTCCTCAGAAAGGATGGGCTGTTGGTCTTAATCCTGCAGAGGGTACTTATGGTTTATCACCAGATACTAGTATTCTAGGTGGTAACTTAGTGATTCAAACTATTAAGACTATGCCTAAGATTAGATATAAAGTTACAGCGCCTAAGGGTGGTTTTGTATGTATTGGTTTTAATAAGAATGACGGTAATAGACCTAAATATATTGTAGATTATAAATCATTTGCAAATGCTGGTTGGTTCCCTAAACGTCTTGATCCTAATACTAATACATATGAAGAAATTCCTGCTGGTGAAGATAAGACTATCTCCTTTGATAATGTATTCACATGGGATGAAGGTGAGTCTATCTTTGAAGTACCAGAAGGTGTAACTAATATGACCGTGGCTTTATGTAGTGGCTTTGAAGCTAGGGTTGCGCTAAACGATACAGTTACATACGTATCTAGAATGGCAGCTATTCAAATCGTTGGTTATGGTATTAATAAATTCAGTGTACCTGAATTACCTGATAGTGCAACTGTTGAACGTATTGATATTTACAGATACTATAACGCTTCCACTGGACGATATGGTACATCTGCTAAGAATACTACAAGTCCTGGGTTAGAATTAACTAATCAATCAGACTTTACTAGATTTGGTAGCAGTACTTATACTGAAGCACCATATAATACTTTTGACCAAGATACATTAGCTAACTACTCTCCAACACAAATGGATAATGATGAATACTCCAGAGCGTTTACTAGACTTGTAGATAATGGTGTAGTAATCTCCGTATCCCGTGGTGTTGATGGTGTGTCTGAATATACAGATATGCGTGTAGAACCTGGTGAAAAATATATGGTAGTTGTCGGTAAAGGTGCCACATCTAATGGTGCTTTAAGTATCACTTATGATAACTTAGTTCCAGCTAGAGAGTCTAATTTGTATATCATGGATACATTCAATGCTAGTCGTGAAGTTATGGTTCACCCAGATGTAGACTATGCTACTAATAATGAATTGGTATTAGATGATTTACGTAATAGACAACTCACTGTAGTATCTGAAGAGGATAAATTAAACTCCTTTAACCATCCTACATTTATTGGTAATAAACCTGAAGCATCTGCTGAAGAATATACTAATATTGAAGAAGTACAAACAGTGTTTACTCACGATAGTTCTGAAGCTAAAGTGTATAAAGAAAATACTTGGTGGGAACTTAAATACTAAAAATACCGAGGTAGGGGCCTTTAAGCTCCTACCTCAATTTTTGGTGTGCTTTAACATTTATATAATTTGACAACTTTTTAAAGGAGGTTACGATATGCCTAATACTACTAGATACAACAGTGGTAGAGCACCCGTTATAGCCTTAGATTATGAATCCAGGTTTATAGCTCATAAGAAAGAGCTTTTGGTTGACTATAAAAAAGGTAAGCTTTATGTAGTATCTGCAGAAGATAAATCAGTTATTATTGATATTACTGCTAATATTATCAATGAGTTTACTAACTCTGGTTCCATGGCTGACAACTTCATTGTTAATATTGAAGGTGTTGGTGAGATCAATCTAACTAAGGCAATCAATAGAATCTATAAGAATAATATTGAATTGAAAGAGAATGATACTGCACATTACTTATCTCCAACTCTAAGATTCGATAATGGTTCTATTGTTGTACAAGATACTGAAGTTGGTATTGCTAACTTTAAAGTTGCTGGTAATAATACATATCCAGTTAAGAATGGTAATGTAGTTAAATGGGTACCACGTATTGATGAAGATGTAGTTAAACGTGTTACTAAATTGGAAACTCTAGCTCCACCTGATGCGGAAGAGTTTAAACGACTTCGTAAACAGATTGCTGATATCCAACTTACAGCTGATTTGTATTCTACATTACCAGCTTTAAAAACTTTAGCAGATTCTAATAGTAATCGTTTGGATGTATTAGATACTAAAGTTCTTAAGACAGCAGAAATCGATCCTATGAAGACTGATATCTCTGGTCTTAAATCTGATACAGAAACTATGAATAATCGCCTAGCTGTACTTGAAGCTAAAGAAGATACTGAACCTAAGTTCACTGCTTTAGATCGTCGTGTAACCGCTATCGAAGGACAAGCTTCGGCTATTACCAAGATTACCGATCTTCAAGTTAAAGTACAAACTTTGTTGGGTAAACCAGACTTAGAACCTAAAGTTACTGAGATCAATACTAAAGTTAATACAGTAAGTGCTTCTTTTGATACATTGAAATCCACTACAGAGTCTAAACTTGCAGCTATCGAAGGTAATACTAACCGTACTACATCTGAAGTTGCGGCTATCTCTGGTCGTTTAAATACTCTAGAGGGTTTAAACATTGCTAAGTTTAAAGCCGACTACGATAATCGTATTTCTGTACTTGAAGCAGTACCTAACTTTACATCCAATATTACCAACTTGGAATCTCAAAACTCTGTATTGACTAATACAGTCAATACTCTTAAAACTCAAGTTAATGGTTTGATGTTGGCAGAGGATTTGGCTCCACGTGTTACTGCATTAGAACGTGCTAAAACTACAGCTAAGAATGTAGCTATGCCTGGTGAGAAAGTACATCTTCCATCTGGTGATCCTGAAGCTAATAAAATTTATCCTTACACTATCCATAGCTTTGATAGTCAAGACTCTAACGTAGAATTCAAGATTCAACGTAGTGGTACTCGTGATACTACATTATGGATTGATTTATTTATTGACTTTACAAACTCTAGTGCAACTACAAGAAAGATTCTTAAGTTCACTAAACCAGACAATAATAATCTATTCGTATACATCCCAGCAACTAATAAGAAGATTCATCTGAAGATGACGTCTTATGATTCTGGTATTAGCTGGTACTATAACTATGAATACGAAATGGGTATTGCTGATCAAGGCACTATTTAACTTCCAGGAGGTATATAAATGGGAGCTTTAAAATATACAGAAAGCCTACGGAATAACCTCCACGAGGTTACCCGTTCTGCTGGTACAACTATTTATTGTACCGATACTCGAGAAGTCTTCTATGATGCTTCTGATGATATGCGTCTAATGACAGACTTTATCGTTATGCTTAATAATGATAATGAACGTACTCAAATCGTAAACAACGGTACAGTTCTTGAGGCAAGAATTTACTGTGTACGTGATGCTCGTACGTTCTATGCTTATACTCAAAATGATGGATGGCAACAGCTCTTATCTGTAGAAGAGGCTAGTAAATATGTAGGTCCTATTACAGATATTACTAAAGCTACTATCATGAAAGATGGTAAACGTATTGCACCATTGACTACAGCTAATAATACTTACTTAGAATCTGGTGAGACTGTTGAAGCTAAGTTAAAACAAATGGGTGTAATCGCTACATCTTTCCGTACACACTTAGTTACTGAAACTAAGAAACGTTTCCCTATTCCAGTACCATTTGATAACTACTTTGATATGCCTAATGCATTCTTAGTTCATATTGGTACTAACTATATCTACCCTAATCGTTATAGTATTGATGGCAATGATATTGTGTTTAATGAACCAGTTGAAATGAATCGTTCTATCAACTATACGTTTATTTATAATACTAAAGCACCTACGGTTGCGGGTATGATTAATAATATTGACGGTTCTCTTATTAACCGTGGATCTATCCCTACTGATAGAATGGCTAATGTAAGTAATTCTCCATTCTTGAATAGCTCCAGCTCTGTTGCTACAAGTGCATCCGTTAAGACACTATTTGACTTATTGGTTGCATTATGTGATGAGAAGAATATTATCTCTCGTGCTATTGCTAAACCTATTGCTGATAGTACATCTGCATTAGCTCTTGAATTACCAGAAGGATATACTTTAGCTGATGGTAATATCATTGCTGTACGTTTCCGTGCTAATATGCCAGCTAATGGTGATATTGTAGTAAACGGTCGTTCTGTGCCTGTATATAAATCAGTAGCAAGTAAACTTGAAGCTGGTGATATTGCTCAGAATGATGAATTATTCTTACAATATGATGCAGTACATGGTCGCTTCTATATTACTAATGGTATGCCATATCGTATGGATACTTATAATAAAGTATATACAGCACCATCTGATAATGTAAGCGTAATCTCTTTTAGTGATGCTTCCTATCTACCTGGTGTAGACTATATGGAAATCTATCTAGAAGGTCTTAAGTTAGTTAAAGACGTTCATTATCGTATTGATGAAAATGCTAAGTCTATTCATCTTATTGACTTCGCTATGGAAGCTGGTCAAGTAATGGAATTCGTATCTAGACGTATTGTACGTACACGTGGTGTGAACTCCTATAACTTGAATGCCGATGATACTAAACCAGATGAGCCAACAGTAAATCCTGAGTTCTCTAGTAGAATCTTTAGTGCTGTACGTGATAGTGCTACAGATGCTAAGAAATTGCGTTTGATCCCACCAGGGGATATGGAATCTCTTAGTGATCTTAAACATGGTGAATCTTTGAATATTAGATTCATTGATGGTGCTATTGGCGACTCTTATACTGAATTCGGTCAAGCCATCTATAATATCTGTGATAAAAATGGTGAGCAAATTGTCGATGCTATTGCAGCTGGTGATATCATGCCATTCATTTTCGATAAGACTAATAAACAGTTTAAGTTACGGTTTACTATTAATAGTCACCCACGTATTCATGATGGTAATGCTACAGTTAAACCTGGTGATGAAACTGTCCATGATGGTAACTATGTCGATGTACCAGATTCCCCATTCATTGAATATTCTGGTTCTGATAATTTAACTTACGAAAATAGTTTATTCTGTAATACACGTGCAGTTACTGTAAATTATAATATTAATAATTTATCCGGAGCTGCTCTAGAACGGATTAAGAACGCACCACAAATGTTATCGTTTAGTATACTTTCTAGTAGAAATGGTATTTTTGTAAGAAACAAATTTACCGATGGTTCTAAATTTAAATTATATAATAGATCGGATAATAATTTTATATTTACTGATAATTTATATGCGAATAAAACAGCAAACCTGCTATATAATAACGCATGTGTTGTAGTGGATTATAGATTAGTAGTTGACAAGAACCTTACGAGAATAACCGCTAAACAGATGCTGCAATTATTTAATAATAAAGAATATATTGAATTGACGTATAAGTCGGTTAATGGATTACAATTCTTTATGTATAATGAAGCATTAAATAATACACAAGACGTTTATATTAATGGTGATGAAGTAGATATCCCTGCAGAGTATTCCGGGAATACTAAATACGTCATGGTACCATTTGTATTTAAGGCTAATAATAATGCCCCATATGTTACTATTAGTACACGAGGAAGTACTGGTCCATCTACTGTTGTATACTACGATAAACTACCTAATTCTATTTTAACAAAAGAAGATTTGATAGTACCGTTTATACCATATGCTAGTATACAGTTTAATAATAAGACCGTATATTTAAATTCAGCATATCCTTTAAGTTTACAACATTGTAAACCAATTACAGACGTACAATCAAAAGAATATATCAGTTTATTAGATCTATTTAATTCTGATAATGCTTTTGGTAAATTCTTAAGAAACGTTACAGGGTTCTTTGTTATTGACCAAAGAACTATTTTATTTGCTTACCCAGAAACGTATGGTCAGTTTGCTCGTTATCTGATCCAAGAAAAAATATTAAAATAAGGTGGACCAATATGGCAAGACATACAATAACTTTTAAAGAAGGGAATTGTAAGTTGCGTTTTGATGATTATATTAAAATTACTTTTAATAATGATAGCAGCGGTGGTGATACTGCTGCTATCAATAATCATGACTACCCAATATACGTCGCTTATAAGAATTCTATTTTAAGATTCTTAGACGTTGGTGAAATTACTGCAGGACAAACTGTGGTAGGTCAATTTAAAGGTAATAAAATCATCATCTATGCGACAGATTTCCCGTCTAGCTCTGATGGCCCAGTAGACCCATCAGTAAAACAAAGCATGTGGTTATATAGAAATACTTTGATGGACTATCCGTCTATCTATCAGTATATCTATCTTAAACCGTATATGAAACTTGATGCAAATATCGTTAATCCTAATAGTACTTACACTATTTCTTTTACTGCTGATTCATTGAATAATATTGATGACAGTGCTAAGAAGAAAATAGCGGCTATTGTATTTGATGATGTACGTAGCAATAATATTAGACGTGTAGTTCCTATAGTGGATGCTAACCGTAACTATTTAACTATCAGTGATATTATTGAAAGCATGACTTTCGCTAATGGCACTAATAATATCTCAGTCGAATATACTGAGTACGTTAAGTGTGATAATTTCACCGTAGCTGCATTTGTAGCAGCTAATGCTAGAGCTAAAGATCCAACTAATAGTACTAAGCTTACATTTAACTATGCTAAGAACTTAGCTGGGAAAGAAAGCTTGACTTATGGTACAGCTATTACTGCTGACGTTACTGAAACGATCACTCATGACTATATGGGACATGGTAGTCCAAACGCTACAGAGAATGATACAGTGTATACTTTATCTGGTTTCTGTAATCGTAAGATGCCAACAAGTATTCATATCTTGACTAATAGTTCAACTGATAAGAATAACGCATATAGTGATGTAGCTCATACTAATGGGTCTAAGATTGAAGTGCTTGGGTTATATAAATCTAAAAATGGTATTATCATTAACCCTAAAGATGATTCTGTTACTGATATTAATATTGCACGTGTAGCTAAGACATATAAAGTCGCTAAGTTTGATAATGTAAACTTAGTAAGTGATGAAGACTCTACTATCGGAGTACACGAAAACTACTGGTTATTACCAGATTTGAATTCTCTTATTAATATATATAACCACTTGGTCAATGAGACTGAACTCATTGAACCAACTGAGGATAGATTGCATGACACTTCTACTTATAAGTATATCTCTTCTAATAGATACGATATCAATTCTTTGGATGGCATCACTATCTATTGTAACGATACTCCAGATGAATCTGTAATCAATATCATTAGAGATATCTCTTCTACAACAACTTCACATCTAAAGATTAATCTTGTAGATGGTGGTCGTAGCAGAACTAATAGTGCATATGCAACCGAATTGTTTAAGAATATTAAAATTCTAAAATCTAATCCTGCTACAGACCATATCACTGTACTGCCTTATGATAGTACGTGGCCTGAGCATATGCAAGAAAAGAAATTACTCGTTAAGGGTAATACATTAGATATCCTTCGTACTAAGTTATCTGGTAATGTAAACTATGATAAAGTACTGAATGAATCTAATACTACACCTATCGAAGTTATTCTAATTGGTTTAGATGACTTTACTAACTTCGAAGCCAAATATAAAGAGCTTAAGAAAGTCTATACTGTAGATGCTAAGCATAAGATTGAATTCTTCGATAGTCGTTATAACTTCATTAATGATGATACTACCCCTAATACTAAGACTAGTGATGATGTAATTCCTACTGCAGATAAAACGTATAATGTAGTATTAAATCCTAATACTTATACTAAAGGGATTGGTTGTTTACCTAAGTTTAGTGGGTTAAAAGATGGCGATATTATCACTCTTACATTAAACGACCAATATAATTTTGCTACAAAAGATAGACGTACTATGGAACGCCCTGTTACAGTTGCAAATAATTCATTCAACCCTTCATCTGAAACATTCTCACAGTTCTTCTATCCTGTAGTCGACGTTAACTTTAATTATGTATCTTATGATACATTATTAGGTAAATCTGTAAAACTTAAGTTTAAACAAGTTATGAAGAGTGATACAGTAGATTTTGGTTATCTTATGGTATTAGGCGACTTAAGTAATGTATACTCTCACCGTAATGGATTCTATAGATATAATACATTGAACTGGGTTACGACAGATAATTATATTATGGCTAAGAGTAATAATACTATTATCCTATCTAGAGATGAGACTAGTTATTCTGATGCATGGCCTCATGTAAATATCAGATATACTGATTCTAACCTTAAAGCTTCACAGGATAATAACTTATATGGTCTTATCCCTAATAATGTATTTAGGGTTATAACTCCTGTAAATAGTCCATTAGTAAATGGTGGTAAGCTATCTGATACTTTATCGTTACCACAATTCCCATCAGGTAGTCCTTTATGTGTACTTAAACGTGATACAAAGATAACTACTAGTGGCAATATAAAATATTATATTGGTAATGTAGTAGACTATACTGATTTTGCTAAATATACAGTAGAACCATATGTAGTATTTGCACACTCAGGGGCTAGTGATACTTTTGAAGTATACCCTGCAGTAAGAAACCTAATAAATTATTACACTAGAAAGAAACAAGGGACTTCATATGATAGCGAAACACCAAGTATCGTTACGGTCTCTGTGCTTTAAGAAAGGATAAACTATGGGAAAATTTGTAATAGTATTTAAGAAAAAGTACCCTAAGTTTAAACTTGGCGACCATATCAACCTCATCTTTAAAGAAGGGGTTGATGGTGGTGACACTATTAAGATTAATGGTAAGACTGTACCATTATTGTCTAGATATAGAGATGGTTCTACTGTTCCTGTAGACTCTGGACAATTCACTATTGGTAATAAATACGTCGGCGAATGGACATCTAAGGGTTTAGAAATCTATGCTGGCGAATTTGTTAAGGAAGAAAAACCAGATCCTACAAAGAAGACTCTCTATATTAGTAAACGGGGTGCCAACAACTGGTACCCTTGTTTATTCACCCAGTTTAAAATAGAGAAACAAAAGGGTGGTGATGAAGTAAATAGTCTAGTTAGAAATACTTCATACACTATCCGTGTAGCTAAATCTGTTATTACTAGCAGAGAGTTCTCTGGTAATACATTTGCTATGCTTAATTATGGTGATAGAGTTATTCCGTTCTTAGACCAAAATAAGAACTATATCACTACTGAAACACTACTTAGTATTATGAATAAGAATACTAGTGGATATGATGTGAACTATGCTACTCTGCAAGCCACATATAAAGTTTACTTTAATCGTGCATCTAGAGTATTAGATGGTATTGAAATTAATGTACCATCATCTGCTGGTACACATACAAGATACCAAGATTATCCTGTATTTAATGCTACATTAAACGATCCATATAAATATTTCTTAACCAAATCTACATTTGTTAAGAACCGTCTATATGCTATCCCAGCTAACTATGCTGGTACTGCTGATATGCATGGTAATTTCAAATTATCTAATGATAAATTAAATTTCGTTGATAAGTTTGGTAAGAACTGGACAGAATTCAAAGATACTACTACAGCCAATATCAGTAAATTACTTATCTTTGGAGATAAGAATGATAAAGTTGAAGTGACTAAAGACTTTGAGTTATGTATCCCATCTAGACCTAATGACGGTCTATTTAAAAATGTATCAGGGGACTTAGCTTTATTCTGTCTTCCTGGACTTTATGATTTCACTACAAGTATCAATATTAAAACCAATGGTTCTATTATTGATCCTTTAAAATATATTAACGATACACCATATGGGTTATTGTATCGTATACATATGGATGAGTTAGATTCTGATTATGTACATAGTCTGAAAGCTAATAGTTCTAAAGTAGATAAATATGGTGAATGGTTATTGCCTCATTTTATGGCTATCTATAAAATGATGGATAATGTGGTTAACGAAGCCCCTTATAAGTTTAGAAGTGTTATGTTATACAATGGTAGAAATATATACCAAGCGGATAATAACTTCTCTGATTATAAGACTATTAATATCTTGGCTCGTAATAAAACAGCTACAGAATGTGCAACTATAGTTAATTCTCTAGCCGCTAATATTAAGAAATATAAATATAAATCTATTATTCGTCTTATTGCTGATAATAAAGTACCTTATGAAACATTAAGAGATGCTTTATTAGATGCAGATGAATATGCACTATATACTCGAGAGCGTATTACTAAAGAAGAAGCTATATTGATCAAATATTTACCAGCTTCTATTGCTGATGATAGAACTACTGTAATTGATCGTTTAAGAACCAATAATACTGACGTATTATTCCCTAATATTAAAAATCTTAATGATTTTAGTATGGTTCAAGATTGTCTAGATGCTAGACCTAATCATTATTTCTTATATGACTTAGACTCTTCTAGAATCTTAGATGAAAATTCACTATACACTATCTCATTTAATGGTCCGACATTAGATGGGGTTAAATATTATATAGCTAATGATATATCAGACCCTCAAAATACTTGGACTGAGATCAGTCGTTCTGATAGACTAACTGGATTACGTGGTAAATCTGTTATTATAGTATTTAAGAATGCAGACTTACGTTATAGAACGTATAATGCCACTGTATCTATCAAAGATGACGTGTATAATATCACTCGTAGTAGTACAGACCAAACTCCTGATGGTGTTATCACGTATAAAATTATACCTCAAAGTGGTATTGTGATTAATACAGAAGTGAATGCGGCTTCTGATAGTGGTGATAACAAATGGTCTCTATATATACCTGGATCTAAATTATTAGAATTTGGTACAGCTACGTTAATTGTAACTGAGGGCAATAATACTACACGTACACCTATCACTGGTGATGGTAATATCTTATTAGCACCGCATAGTAAATACAAATTAGAGTTAGCTATTGGTAATTATAAAGTCAATGGTACATTTACATTTGGTGTAGATGATCAAACCATTAATAGTACCACAGGTAATACTACATGGGTATCTGAGTTGTATACTATGAATAAGGCGTTCGATAAAGTCAAAATCAATTTAACTTACGAAGAGCTTCTTAAAGATGGTGAAATGATCATCACTAAGCATAGAGAATTTACAGATACAGACAACCTGTTCAACCTATTCTCTATTAGTAAGATGGGTGGTACTACTACATCATTAACTAATGAATCCCAATATAAGATGGTGGTAGCTAATAATACCATTCAATCTAAAAATAACGGACACGCTATCGTTGGTATCTACTTTAATGATAAAATTATCCCTATGGTTGATGGTTCTAGACAATATATCAGAACTAATGATTTACTAGCATACCAAACAAGTTTAGGTACTACAGCTAAAATACCTATGGTATATAAAGTCTTATATCAAGATGCTAATGTAACTATCGATGTCTTTGAAATTAACCATCAAAGTTCTTATAAACGTGATAGATTCACAGAAGACTCTGTATATTTGGTTGGTTGTAATAGAGGTGATTATGCACCTAAGTATAAATACTTCAAGGGTAATGTGTTATATGCACATAAGAAACTAACCCCATGTAATCCTACACCGAATAATAATCAGTTCTTCTATAAGAATGAACCAAACCCTCAATGTCAGATTGATATGGTTAATAAGATTGCCAATATCAGCGTTAGATACTACTCTGATTTCACTACACCATTACTAAATGCATCTCATGTAGTTGCAACTATCGGTAGAGGCACTACAGATATCAATCTTAATCTAGATTTGGGTTCTCCTATCATTAAATGTGCTATAGAAAGTACAAGTAATAACTGTAATGCTATTCCTTATGATTTATATGGTATTGGTACCATGAAAGGGTTCCAAGCACTATATTATACTAGTGGTAGAGTGTATATGTATCGCCGTAGTGTAATGAAAGATAATATGCTATGGGGTTATATTCTAAACGTAGATGATTATGTAAATGCTATGAATGGTGTAACCACAGTAGCTACTACAGATCGTGTATCTTTAAATGCTCCAGTATTTAAATACGTATTCCGTCGTCAAGATTTTAAAGATGGTACATATAAAGAATCTTTCACTAAGATCATGGGTAAGTTAGCTAATCTTAATATGGATAATAAGAATGTACAAGTATACATCTCTAATGTAGACTATATGCAAGATATTCTTAATATCACAGCTGATGAATTAATGGGACTTAGTAAACCAGCTTGGAATGGTAACGGTAATAAAGTAAATCTATTTATCACTTCATTTGAGGACTTAGATGATACTGCTATCAGTAGACCTGTTTCTAGTGCTGCTAGTGATATGGTCAACTTTACAGCTCAAGCCAATGAGATTAAGGATATAAGACAACGTTCTGCTACAGATACACGTATTCCAGATATAGCAGAAATTACTGGTGGTTCTGTATGGTTTGATAAGAAAGAACTTCTTACTGAACTATTTAAACCTAATGATACGATTACTATCATTTGTGCTAGAGAACTTAGAGATGCTGATATCCAAGGTGTATCTGATATTGATATTCTTAATATGACTATTAAGAAAGAGATTACCGCACCAGTAACTAGTTACCAATTATTTACTTTACAAGGAAACCCTGTTGGTTTCTATAAGATTGCTCGTAATAACGATAGCCATATTGGTACTGATAGAAACCGTATGTGTAATATCGGTCTTGATGGTAAATATATCATCCCTATTATTGATAAAAGTGGGCATAACTATATCTCAGTCGAACTGATGGAAAAACTATTACGCTCTACTGATGTATACTTAGAGATTCGTAGATTCGTACCAGAGCATCCTGCTATTAAGTACCCTATCTATGGCGCTATCTTATTGAATAATGTGACAGACACTCAAATGATTGAGTCTAACTCGCTATATTATTCTAAGGGTGATAATGCAATAGTAAAAAATCGTACTAATTCGTATACACCATCTAATTATCTTGTAGCAGTTAATACTATTCCTGGAACTAATAACGTTATTGGTAGCAATACTTTGATTACTGATTTGAATTACCATAAGACTGGTGGTTTAAATATACCAACTTCTGGCGATAATAAGCTTACATATCATACAGGCGATTATATCTTTAATGCTAACTTGACTAATGGTTTATTATCAGAAGACTCTGCATTCGAATCTAGTATAAACAGTGAAACGATGTCTCAATTTGCTCGTATTCGTTTAGCTAGAAACTATGGGGTAAATCAAATTAACACATTCGAGCTATTCTTAGATAACTTGCATATGCGTTATACTGATAGCAAGAACTATAAAGATACCTCAAATGTAGGTATTGGTACATTCTTTAGATTGGTTCCTAGTTTGACACAAGAACTAGCACCACAATCTAGTGTAAATAATAACACCAATGACCCTATTGCTGGTACTGGTAGAAATACCTATATTGCAGTTCCTGAAATGTTTGAGCCTAGCCTAGAGAATACTAGTGAGCCTGGTTCTGATGAATGGAAACGTGCATTCAGTACTAAGCTTTATAAGAATGGTATTGTATATGACTTCTTTACACATAGTTGTGATATTATGTATGCTGATACTAGACGTTACGCTAATATGAATCTTAAACATCGAATTCTTAATGGTGATAATAAAGCACGTGAAGGGATTAATGGTTACCCATTAATGTCTCAAGTTGTTTTGATTCCACACTTCGATGGTATAGTACACTTCTATAAACAATTCTTAGATGATACAGTAACTATTCCTACTAGTATCAGTATTGGTAAATCACCAGTTAATGTATTTGTAAATAGAAATAGCGATACTAATCATAAGAACTATGTAATCTATCTAGATGAGATTGATGATATGAATGCTAATGTGAACTATATCACTAGCTTCATTACTAAATACTATAGTCAGCTTAGAGATGATGAATCTGTAAGCATCATAGTAAATAACTATGCGTCTACATCTAGCACTTCTAATCTGACAAATGGAGACGTAACGGTTAAACGTGCTAGTCTAAATGAACTTAATACGTATATTAGTCGTATCAATAAAGTTCTTAAACAAGAGATTACTACTAACCCATCTAAGAATTTAAAGATCTCTGTACACTTTACTAATAGCCGTTACCAAGTAATGGGCCCATGGAGTAATGAATATATTACATCTACGGTTAATATAGTAACTGCTAATAATGCTACTGGCTTAGAGATAGATCGTATAGCTAATATAGTACAAGCATCCACTGGTAATACATCAGTACGTAATATCTTTGATGGGTTTAATCTTACATTGAACTTCTTACGTAAAGCAAATTTCATGCAAGCTAGAAACCCTAAAGCTTTTGTAGGTTTCAAAAACCCAGTAATCTTTGAAAGCTTGTAAAAAATAAAAGATATATAACAAAAAATTAATACGGGAAAGGAATACCCCTCCCGTATTAATTCATTTTACCTATAACTGATTTTCAGTTACAGGCAAATAGATCCCTTGTCTTTGAAGGAATCTGTAAGCAGCGATAGCTTCGCTGTGAGAGACATTATTGATTCTCTCACAGCGATCTAGCACTAAGCTTACTGCAGCACGGATCTGCCAATCTAAATTGGTAGATCTTTCTGCTAACGTATTATGATAATTCATAACACATCCTGCCATAGGAGTCACCTCCTTTCGGCCTGTAGACTACCGGTCTACAAGTGTATGGGTATATTTAGATACAGCTATTGTGACTAGCTGTATCTACCATACACGTTTATAGTATATAAGTATAAAAATTAACTTTTACAAAAAAAAAATAATACATGGGTAAAGAAGTGTATCTTTACCCATGTATACTCCTTATCTATACCCCATATTTACGGTATAGACGCATCCTCCATGGTGGAACCATGTGAACAATTGGAGTGTCTTTATCTGGTAATCTTTCACCAGACAAGGTTCCAACTGGAATGCTTTCAGAGGCTAGTCTTCTAGCTTCGAGCTCAGGAATCTGAGCACATGCAGCGAGAATCCATTCTCTTTCTGTCATGAGGATTCACCTCCTTATGACCTGTAGGATTAATATCCTACAAGTGTATGGTTATATTTAGATACAGCTATATCGGTAGCTGTATCTACCATACACAGTAATAGTATATAACTAAAATTAAGTTTACTATATAAAAAATAATATACCCATATAGGCAATGCCTATATGGGTATATTTTTTATTTCATATAGCCTTTATAATTTATATTAAAGAGTCTAGATATGATTGTATCTTTGGTTCTTATATAAAGAGCAATAATAGATACATGAATAGTTATTCTAGCATATAGATCTTTAATATTATAAATACCATAAGCAGTGAAGTTATACTTCTTATTCATCTTAGCAAAAGATTCACCATTATATAAATCCTCACTAATCTCTTTATATTTAAGATATAAAGAATAGTATTCTGCCATCGATTTATATAGCTTAACTATAGTACCTGTTTGGAATGATGGAACATATCCCATCTCCTTACATAAGTCACATATGATAGTTCTCATATCAACTGCACTTTCTACTTTACCTTCACGTACAGCCTCAGCCACTTTATATAGCACTTCTATAGATTTATCCACATCATAAGCCCTGCTAAATTTACTATAGTCTGGGTAGATATATAGTTTATATAAACCCTTACGTCTTCCACGAACAGGAATCTTTCTTATACTATTGGTTAGTTTGTACTCATTAAGTACACTATCAATCCATTCAGCATACTCTTTCTTGATATTTGGTCTAAGCATTAAGATAAATGGATTATGTAAAGATCTACGTAGAGAAATAGCCACTCTATTAAATAGTATATTATCCATCTCGCCAATATCCATAGTTTTAAATGCTTCCTCTTTGGCTAAGAAGTCAGTATTTTTAGATATAGCGTCTAATATAATAGAATATCTTGTCCAATGATGGTATATACGATTCTTTTGATTTGGTTTGAGCTTTAGATTGTTGATGGCATATGCTTGGGACGGAATTCTGCTATCTAAGAATTTTAGTTTCAATTCTCTATAATTCTTATAGTCCGAATCTTTAAATTTAATTAGTTCTTTCATTTTAAGTCTCCTATTCTGCTTTAATTCAATATAATTAAGAACCATGCAAATCCATGTAACGCATTTTAAGCGTTTCCCTATATGGATGCACTCATACTTATAATATACAACTAAAAAATACCCTGGATGAGCAAATAGCCCATCCAGGTACTCTTTATTTTCTATTATCATGTATAGGGAAGTTTTGTGAATCTGGGTCTTTATTATACACTACACGATAGGAGGAGTCTTGTTCCATACTTAAGAGCTGAGAATTCATATATGCTTTATCAGTATAAACGACTATCTCTGAATATTCAAAATCTGCTGGTTTAATAGTCCTGATAACCATATCTGTCCAGTTGACATCTATATCAACTACTCTATTATTATTGACGATCTTGAATTCAATAAAAGCGGACGGACTAATAAACTTAGATTTGCAATACTTTATTAATTTATTTATATATGGGTCACCATCAAAGATATCGTTGATATTGATTTCCAAGATCTTATCTTTTGCATCCTCATAATCTAAAGTAAAGAACTGTTCCCAACCACGTTCATTCAATGTTGGTACATTAGCAAAGTTAGCCACATAGGATTTAATATTACCAGCCTTATCAGTAAACTCAATAAGATTAGTATGCTTAGCTGTAAAGTAACAATAAATCTTAGGTGCTGGCATTCTTACTGTTGTAGTAAACTCTATAAAGTAGTTAGAACTTACTTGTCCTTGACGTTCACCATCATCTATATTAATATCTGGTGTAGCTATATGAGTATACATAGCTTTAGCTCTAATAAAGAACTCGTTTTTACCATTAATAGCTCTAAGCTTGTAGATGAATGGAACTTCAGACTTACTATTCAAATAGATGAGGAACTTAAATGGATCTTTGATTTCTTTCTTCTCTAGATCTACATCAAATCCTACATCTTGTGCTAATGCTAATAGCATCTCTTGTGGTACATGGATATCCATATCAAGATACTTACCAGATGTAGCACCGACTTTAAGAGCCATCTTAAGATATTTCATAATATCTATTTGCTTGGCTTTAGTGTTTACTTTGATACGGACTTGGAAGTTCATAAGCATTTGCTCAAATGCTATAGCAATATACTTATCACGTTCCCTATCTTTAAAGAATGTATCTCTATAGTTGAACGTTCTAGCATAATACGTCAAGTCATAGTTATTGGCATCAATACCATCACGGTTATAATCTGTATCTAACTGAGGAATGATAGCGATAGCTGGCTTGCCACGTTTAATCATATCATTAATATTAAGTCTAGCCCAATCATCAAAGAGATGTTTCCCTTCAATATAGACAGTCTTAAAGAAAGATGCACTAAACTGAGATAAGATATAATTCTTAAAGAACTCTACACATACAGAGTATGCATGTACGTGAGATGGTACACAAAGATTTCTATATATCTTCTTTTCCATTCGCTCTACAATATCTATAGGAACGAACTTATCAGGGTCTGCATATATCTTAGATAGTAAGTCTCTATTTACTACCTCGAAGTCTTTACCTGGAACTACTTTCACATCATCTGTAGTCATAGGTTTATCTTTATCCGATCTAGGTAAATGATCTCTATTTTGTTTATATTCAGATATTGTATGAATACCAGGATCATCATCACGTTTTATATCAAGCTCAACTAGAGGTATATTACCATCGTTATCTGGGCCTACTGGAGTGACTATACGGTACTCATAAAAAGGTTTCTTAGCCATAATACCTCCTTAATGACAAAAAATTATATAAATGTTTGGGGTAGCCCTAAGACCACCCCAATACATCTAATTATTTAGAAACCACCACAAGTTGTACCGCCCATAATGATAACCTCCTTATTTATCAATGATCACACAGTGGAAGTCTCCAATACGTGGATCGAATTTATCATTCAAATCAGAATAATCAGATACAAGATAATATGTATTATAACCTTGTATTGGATCATTCTGCTCAATTAAAGCTACACGGCATGGAATATCAATATCGTGTAGTTCAGATTTTACTACTACTGCTTCACCAATCTGTAATACATCAGAACGTGCAGCGAAGTAATTGTTTCCAGAATACATTATTTACCCTCCATAAGAGCTTTGATATCATCAATCTCATCTTTAGTATAAGTATCATAGCCTAGATTACAGAAGCTATTCAAATTTACAATTGTATCCTTGAAGTAGTTCATGAATGAGTTGAATCGTCCATTGTTCTTAGAAATCATCATTGTATTTCTAGGGTTCAAAGACTCTTCACATCTAGCTACAAATTCCTTATTGATGAGATAAGTGATATTCAAACAGTCACCATCAAAGTCTGCACCCATTCCTGGTAATACCTGTAATGGAACTCGCATAGTGAATGAATCTACCAATACATCAATACAATACATTTGTAACACAGAGCCATAGTTAATGGTTGGGTTACGATTGATGATGAATGGAATACCTCTAGGGTAGGATTTGATAATGCCTTTGATGATATCCAATATAACTGGGTCTACATAAGTTTGTGCTTTCCACCACTTCTTATGAGCATCACTATAAGTGATATTATAAGACCTAGCTAGGATATTGATGATAGTTTGTTCCAATAGAACTAGTAATGAGTTATATGGGAGCTTGATCTCATCAATACGTAATGTAGCATCTGGAATGATTACATTACGACCTGTAAAGTTATACCGTCCAGCTAGTGCTGATTGGATTGCACCTTTCTTATGAGCTAATTCTTCGATGACAGAATCATACAAAGAATCATTAGACCCAGCATATAGATACTGGATATTCAAGAGAGCTTCATCTTTAAATTGCTCTCTTGCTTGTATAAGAGTTCTATTACTATTTACCAATGCAGCATACTTAGCAATATTATTATAGATGGCATTAGCTCCTTTAAAGGAGAATTTATCTCCTTGGAGATTAACCATCCGTAAGAATAGAGAGTATACTGGAATAGAATGTGTAAGCAATCTATCTCTATACTTTAGTAGTAACTCATAGTTAGCTATTTTGTCTTTCTTAGATTTATGCTTACGAGCATAGTATTCCATAATCTCATCTATTCGTTTACAGAACTGTATCATACCAATACCATGATACTCACCAGATTCTTTTCTGACTTTCTCATTAGGCTTTGGTTGCACTTCAAAACCATTTTCATCCAACTCAATATCTAGAGTCAAGATGTCTTTAAGAACTGCTGGAGTAATCAATTTCTCTAGGTTCTTAAATAAGTTTGGATGGATAATTACATGCTCTTGTAATACAACCCACCCAGTAATATTAAGATCGTCATCTACATATTTAACCTTAGTATTACAGTAAGGGCAGATCTCGTTGTTATATAGTCTACCAGTATAGTGACCACATTCACAACGATATCTATCCTTATAAGCATCTTTATCATCAGATATAGATGCCCCATATTTACTAGAGAATATGGAAGAATCTGACTTTAAATCTTTCTTTACAGTTTGTGGTTCAGAAATGATAAAGTCCCTACCTTTAGATATACCCTCGATACGAAGTTTATCTAAATCTAGAATCTCCATAGTTGTCTTCCATGATTCATCTGGTGAATGATGGAGACGGATATTCATGTTTAATTTTCTTTCTTCCATACTTATCCTCCTTAATTGAAACGTGCAAGATAAACCTCTGCACAGATTCGTTTGATTGCTTCTTTGATGTCGTCCATAGGGATAACTCTATCAGATAATTCCTTATAGATTTCTTCAAGAACCACACCTATGTCACCTTCGGACATATTATATTTAGTACATACAAATTGTAGATCTTTACCGAATATAAGCATGTCCATAAAGATATCGTTTGGTGTTTGACTATACCCATAAACCAAAGATTCTTTACCATTAGACTCAGTGGTAATATCATCTTGTACTTCAGTGTTAGAAGCGTTATTATTTCCTACAGGAGGGATAGCACATTTCTCATCATGTGTACTATCATCGATAATCAAATCCACTAAATCACTAGCAGAGATATCGTACTTATTTGCTATATCTGCTAAAATCATACCATTAGCATGATCTTCTAATATTTTGCTTTTTAAATCTTCTTTCATTTCTATATCTCCTTTTTGATTAGAGCCTTAATTGGCACGACTTTGTTTAACCAATTTAAAAATTTCTGTCTGCTTTCCAAACCATATACGTCTAGTTCGTATTTATATAAGAAATTAGCCCAATTACAACCACCGTTAATATCTTCCACAATTTCATTGTAACGTGAGATTAGGCTTCTATATCTTTTATAATATTCAACTAGATCTTTGTATCTGCGTTCAGATAAGATCTCTTCGCTACTAATTCTATATAAGTCTAAGAAATCTTCATACGATGTTTCTTTCTTATCTATAACTAATAGCATTAGCTTCATGGTTAAGTCCATAGATTTATCGACATCTAAATCAAACTGAGCTATTTGATTTTTGATGTCTCTATATCTGGTGAACAGCATATACTTTGGAGAAGACTCTTTAAAGTCGTATATAGTATTATATTCTTCATTCGTAGGTAATGAAGATAGTCTCCCAAGTCCAGCAGCACGTTCTATAGCTTTGACTTGAGTTGCCTTATATCCAAAATAAACTCTAATACCAGGCTTACCTAGATTATTGACTTTGATAAGCTCATAAAACGCATATAAGTCTTCAGTTAACTTTGGATTATAGTATCTGAAGAATATATTCTTTAGATATGCGCTATGTCTCATAGCACCAGCATTACGTAAACTAAAATATCTTTTCAAGTCTAGATTTTTAAATTTATCTAAACTAATACCAAGATTATTTAAGTAAGTTCTAAAACTATTGTACTTGACCTGTAACTGAGTGCTATTATGGCATAGACTGTTTAGACTAGTTTTGGATTTAGATAGTCTAAACATGAAATCAAACCCACCCATAGATTCTTCAATATAAACAAAATCTGCAATCTGCTTATATGTGTAGCTATCTGGAATAATTATTGGTTTTTCCATATTCTTCCATCCCTTCTATGAACGTAAGTGCACCCATATCATAAAATGTAAAGAATACAAAACTGTGCTTCTTAACCATGTCTATGATATCATCTTTGGTGGTCTTATACTTTCTGGCTACGTGTTCGATTTCTCGCCCTTCAGCAATTTCCTTACCAATCTTTGGTATCACAAGAAACATTGCTTTATTGTCGATATAGTCACTGGCGAATCTAGTGAGAATATCGTTTTTATTATCTAAGGTATAACCGTCACGGTATTCTTTATTGACAATATCGATGATAGCCTTTTCTGGGTTAGGCTCATTACCGTCTATCAGCTCCATAAATCTATACGTAGCGGATATAGAGGCTTTTGCCGCTTTTAAATTACGTCTAGCCAATACCATAGTGCCTCCAACTACAATATTATGCCATCTTCTATCACCTCCTTTTTTATAATATGGAGTACTATCTTTGCGATTCTTCTTATTAGTATCACGGGTGATAATAGACCCTCTAATTGTTTTGCCACCAACTATGGATTTCTTAATATCACATACTTGTGGTTCAGTAGTAGTGGTATGACGTTGTACATAACTTGGAATATCTTTACGTACTTGGTCGTACCACAAACTGATAGATTCTGGGTTCAAACGATCATTAGCATATAATTTAGAAATAGTTTGAACTACAGTCTCTTTATTTAGTTTTGATTCGATTAGGAACCGTAAGTCCCTCTTGACATCGTCTATGATTTTCACGATTGCCTCCTAGATTAAATAAAAATTAGAATTCTAAAATACTATTTGGTTTTCTTTCATATATCACCTCCTAAACCTTACTCAGTATCATAGAAAACAGAAAGAAAAAATAGGCATTTAAGGACCCTCTAGAAATTAGAGATCAAGATACATATTGTATCTATCACTCTAACTCCTAGAGGGTCCTAAGGTAATACCTTATAACTACCATTATATTATACAACTATAATAGTCGAGTTTTACGATATCACAATACCCATTATATCATAGAAAAAAGAAAATAGTCTACAAGGGTCATTGACCCTTGTAGCTACTTCTCTTTTAGAATAGAATTATTTTACAATTGTGCCATAGTTGTCACGAGTATTGTCTTTATTAACACGTACACGTTCAACTTTATCAGTAGCACCATCTTTACCAGATACACGGTCTACACGGAAACGCATACCGTTTTGTACTTGATCTAATTCAACTTTGAATTCTTTAATAGCACGGCCTAATTCTGGGCTCATATAGCCAGCAGAAATAGCACGGTCTAAAGCCACTGCAAATTCATAGCGAGTTAAAGTACGGTTACCTTGGTAATTGCCATCTGGATAACCAACTACAATACCTTTGTAAGCAAGATCTTGTACCATCATATATGCCCAATGATTTTCTGGAACATCAGGGAATACTACATCAGTAATGGCTTCGTTTTTACCCATAGCATGATCAACTAATGCATCAATCTTAGCATTTTGAGCTGCAACGATTGCACGAAGTTCTTCGATTTCTTTAGCCATTGCTACTTGTTTATTAGTATTCATTTTGGAAGATTTACCAAATTTCATGGATACACCTGCACCATACATAGCATCTTTACCAATTGTAGTGGATGCGGTAATCATAGTATTTTCATTAGGTTGGTAAGCTACACCAATAGCACCAGCGTTTTGACCTTTGTAATGACCATAACCTGCAGCGAAGCTCCATTTATCATCAGCATTGAAGTCTTGATAATGTAAGTTAGCCATAGCTGCTGCACGAGCACCTACTTTACTGATTTCACGTTGGTTATTAGCAATAGCTGCATCATAACGGTTGCTAATACGTTGAGCTGCGTCATTTAATTGGCTACCGTTAATTGCATCAGTAGAACCCGCTTCTACACGACCAGGAGCTACATTAGTAATAGTTTTATTACCAGCATCAATACCATCTTTAGTTACAGATGGGCCATTGTTAATAGTTAAGCCATCATTGTTCACTGTAGTACCACCATCGAAGTTAACAGATTTCATACCATTCAAGTTATCATTCACAGAGTATTTAACTACACCATTAGCATCTGTAGTAGCTGTAGTGTTTTTACCATTAGTGAAATCTAAGCCATCAGCAAGCATAACTTGTTTAGCATCTTTACCATTAGCTTTGTAAGTCAATGGAGTTTTAGTAGCAGCCTTTTCACCGTTGTATTTGAATGTAGTAAGATCTGCTACATTAGCAGGAGCATCCCAACGAGTAACATTAATAACGTCGTCTCCTGCAAAACGGTTAGAAGCTTTAGCGATAGCATCTACTGTAGAACGAGATACATATACACCATATTGAGCATTAGCATCACCAGTGGATTTACCATTAGTTACACGTACTGCTGCAATATTATCAACTTGGTTGTCAGCAATTACAGATTCAACTGCTTTGTTCTTAGCTAACTCATCACGTAATTGGTTAACGTTTACACCATCATCACCATCAATACCTTTACCAACTTTAGTAATACGGTTACCACCGTTGTTTAGACCTTTGTCAGTCAAGGATACTTCGTTTACTGGGTTAGCATCACCATCGTTTGTAGTGATATGAACGCCATCATATTTGTAGCTTGTATGGTATTCATCGTCAGCACCACGGTAAGTCATATTAATGCCTTCTGTAGTGTAAGTGGATTCGTTATTACCGTCATTTAAACTTACGGAATTAAGATTAGTTAAATCTTTAGCTGTAGATACTGTATAAGTACCAGCATCTTCTTTAACTACGATATTGTCACCAGCTTCAACAACCGTACGATTATCTTTAATAGCTTTATTCAATTGATCAACATTAACCGCATCTGTACCAGCTGTACCAGCTTTAACGTTGTGAATTTGGTTATTGCCAGCATCAATATTAGTTGTAGTGAAGCTTACTGTACCATTAGCATCAGAAGCTGTCATACCATTAATATTATAGGATGCTGTATCCAAATTATTACGATCTTCGATAGTTAAACCATTAGCACCATATTTAGTGTCTTTATCACCATCAAATACAATAGTACCATCAGTATTGACTACTGTGTGTTTGTCATCTGTATTCTTACCAAATGCTGCAGAGTTCATATCTACCAAATCTTTATTAACGTTTACTTTGAATTCTTTTCTTCCGTAAGCGTTATCAGTAGCTACTACTGTAGTATTGGATCCATCAGCCATAGTATTGTACTTTTGTGCTTCAAGAGCAACATCGTACAATTGACTGCCGTTAATAGCATCTGTAGATGTGGAAGATACACGACCAGCTGCTACATTTTGTAACTGACGTGTGTAACTAGTTACACCGCCAGCACCAGCACGGCCATTAGTACCAAAGCTTACAACAGAATCTGGTGTGGAACCTGCATAAGTGGAATTACTGAAACGGATGTCTGTTGTATTATCCTTAATATTGGATGTACCAACAGCTGATTCTGTAACAGAATTTGTGCCGATTGCGACACCGTTTTGAACATCAGCAATAGTGTTATTGCCTAATGCCAAAGCATCAACAGCAGTAGCTTGAGCGTGAGAGCCTACAACTGTAGCGCCTTGCTCTTTAGTTGTAGAGTTGACGCCAAAGATTAATTGTTCTTTTTCAGTACCTTGAACTACGTTATTGTAGCCGAACACGTTAGATTGGTCAGCTGCAATAGTACCGTTGTTAGCACCAAAAGCTGTAGTATCAGCAGCAGTGATATTGTTATCACGACCGATAGCTACAGAAGATTCGCCAGATACTTTAGCACCATTACCGATAGCAATAGTATCATATTGGCTAGTTACTGCTTCTTTACCAATTGCGAATGTATTATCGAAATTAGTTTGAGCATTTTCACCGAAAGCAATAGAGTTCTTACCTCGAGTTTGGGAGTTTTCACCACCTACGAAAGAGTTCATAGCAGATGCAGTGTTTCCTTCACCCATAACTAATGTATTAGATGCATTAGTTTTATTACCATAACCGGATACTAATGTATTATTAGCACCATTGTTAACGATATTATTAGTACCAGTAACGACACCAAAGCTACCGTCATTAACAGAGTTCACACCGAAATCAGTGCCAGCTGCAAATGTAGTACCTGTAATAGAAGTCATAATTGCTGCTGTTAATAAAAGTTCCTTTTTCATTGTTAAATTCTCCTTAAATAAATTTACCATAAGAATACGTGAAACTTACTTACTATGGATACACCTCCACTGGCATACCCATGTCTTACAAATTGTAGATATTGCCCTATTCTATAATTCCTCCTTTGAGCTTGTATAGCTCTTAAATAATAAAAATGTGTATTTGCATAATAACTACATATCCAGCTGACATATACTGGATACATAGTTATTATATACAACCATTTTAATCTTTACCGTCTTCGGGTTCACTTATATCTTCTACAGATGGTTTGATAAACCAATGTACTACACGATTACTAGAATGAACGGCTTTACTATTAGCTTCGTTATTAAACTTATGCTCTAGCATAGTACCTAAGAACTGTTCATGCTCATCTGTAGTCTCAATACCTAATGTAACTAAACGTGCAGGTTTAGCATTAGCTTCAATATAGTCTATAGCTTCTTCCATAGTATCTACTGTAGCCACCACTGGGTTACTGCTAGATACAGGTTCAAACTGTTTAGCTTCTGGATTATATTCGTATACTTCTTTAAGTACTGCGTATTGTACTTCCATATTAGTATCCTCCTAAAAAATAAGACTGTAGTATGCTAGACTAAAATATCTAGCATACTACAATAACCTTTAATAATTATGTACTGCTTGTTGTAAGTTTCTATTCTTCGTCTTCTTCGAGTTCAAATAGACACCAGTGGTATATAGTATCTTTACCACGGAATACAAAGCTACCTGGAGAATCATCGTTACGTAAGATATCCTCTAATTCATCCATTTGCTCAATACGGATAGTATCTTCTTCTGTTTCAGCTACATCAGCTAATTCAGTCTTTTCATACATATCTTGATACTCTTTTCTAATAATGGCTTTACCATCATCAAAGTTAACTATCTTATTAGATATATCTGTTTCAGCATTATCAGTAGTGATTTCTTTTTCATCATAATCATACTCGAATGTATTTTTTACAACTAAATATTTTTCCGCCATAATGGTCCTCCTTACTGAACGTATTCCCTTTCTACGTCTTCGATAGTTTTATATATTCGTGCTTTTTTCATAAATTCATATATGATTACACATTTCCCTTCTATAACTTTCATTATTATTATCTGGGCATCGGGTTGCATTTCTTTTATACACCCTAATGCGTATTCTACTTTACTTTTTAGAGCATCGTCTTCTATGCCGCCGACAATAGCATTAATTGTTTTATCAGACAATGCTGATCTTTTAAACGCATGGTCTGCAACCTTTTTACCGGCATATATTCTACCAGAAATCTCTACCATGTCAGCACCAGTAGGCTTATCAGGTTCCACAAACCATACTGCTTGTTGTATAATATAGTAATTCATAATAGTCCTCCTAATTGATATCTGCAGAAGTCTTATTAGATTTAGAAATATACCAATGGTGTAGTCTATTACCTTGAATATAGAATTCATGGTGAGGTAATGTATCACAATCGTTGACATATTCTTTTTCTAGTTCTTCTTTACGTTCAGTTAAAACCTTAGTAACTTCAGGTTCTACGTCAATATAGTTAGCTGAATAGTTTTCAATAGATGCTCTAGATGCCGTACCTAATAGGTGTTCAGCTTCTTCTATAGATAAATGGAATCCAATGAACTCCATAGTCACATACCCATCAATACCTTGCGTAGATGGATCATAAGCAAATACTTCTTTTACTACGTTGTATAAATCAGCCATGATTTATTCCTCCTTGATTATTTAATAGTATCGATAACTGTTGCTTTATATAGGACATCGTATATGATAATACATGTACCATTATCATCACATCCTATCGCAGTTATAGCGTAGTTGCTCCAACGTGAACCAATATAATTCAATGCATCAGCTACGTTATGTCTTAAATCAGTATTCTCAATACTATTTAACACATTAGAAATTTTCTCTTTAGACATAGCTGGTATATTTAAGTAATACATCGCTACATCTTCACCAATAAATACTCGATCATATGCACCTACATATTTTGGATTTGTTTTCTTATCAGCTTTAACAACCCATGCAAGTTTGTCCATAATATAATACATAATCATCAACCTCCTAGAAAGACACAAATAAATGAACTACACGGTCTACGCCAACATAGGTTGTACTATGTGGTTTATCTAAAGACTCAATGCGTTCCAAAAGTTCATCAATCTCATCATTAAGATCAGAATCTGGATTAGGGTATTCTTCATCGCCGCAATATTCTATTAATTTATCTTTTTCTAACTGGATAGTATAATCGATGTCATCAAGATCATCGATATCGTGACCATCTCTATGCGGTTGCTGATCTAATAAACCATCTTCATGGTTAAATAAATAAGTGTCAGTTACGATTCTATAACGTTGCATGTTATAGCCTCCTTTTCTGGTATATAAAATTTATAGTGACACCATTATCACTATCACCATTATATTATATAACTGTAAAAGACCTTATCAAACAAAAAGAAAATCCAGTATAGCCATTGGCTATACTGGATTATTTCTTATTCTACAATAACAGATATGTTTTCTTTAGGAGTTAAGTAAGTTGTATTTAAAGCGGCCTTAATAGCTTCAATAGCTGTAGCATCTACATTAAACTTAGTTACATCTCTACGTAATTTAACTGTAATCTTGGTTGGTAATTTGATCTTATTAGTATTAGATGCAGACTTACCATTATTTACAAGATTAGATGAATAACCAGGTGCGGTTAATGCACTAGTTAATTGCTCTACTGTATTAATAGTAACTGATGATGGCTGGATGAATGTCAATTTATCAACCCCATTTATTCCGATAGTGTTTAATGTAAAATTACTATACAATTTAGATGAGCTGAGTAATATAGGTGCTTCAAATTCTTTAAATGTACAACCACTACACATATATCCAGATCCGAATGAATATCTGCTCTTTACAAATGTAGTATCTGTAACTGCAATATAAATATCATATAAGCTAAAGAACGGAATACCTCTAAGATAAGCCATAAAGTTACTCATATTAACAGTAGGGCGGGCTTTAATCTGCTCTAATAATCTAACTTTATCGATTAAGAACTTCCATACATCTAATATTGTATCTTTACCACTAAAATCTACAAACGTATTAGAAATTTCCATACTTTCATCTACTAACTTGGTTGCTCTAAATGTACCATCTTTAAATACATCAGCAGTTACCATACTAAAGTCGGCATTATAAAAAGCTCTTGTGAAGTTTAAACATTTGGAGATATCCATATTTCTAGGTAGTTTACCACGGAAGTCTCTAAATGCGTCTTCAAACGATACAGCATTTGAAGTATCTATATCTATATTAGATAGATCTACTGAGGACCCAATAGCGAACTGTTGCATTGTCTCTGGTTTAAATTTCAAAGACCCATATATATTTGATTTAGTATATGCAAATGCTCTTGAGAACTTACGTTCAGTTAAACCAGAATTGTCTATAATGGTTATAGTTGTATTTGTTCCATACGGTGTAGCCAATACTGGTGAGAAACCCATAGCCACATCACCAATATCAGTAATATCTATTATTACGTTTCTAATACCGACATCTAGAGTTGGTATAATACCAACTAGTGATTTAGTCGTAGCATTCTTAGGTACTTTATATTTAACTGTACCAGTAGATAGATCATAACTAACCCATGGTTTATATATTTTAATCTTAGTATTCCTAAGTTTATTACCATTAGGTTTATTAATATAACCAGACATATTTACTGCTATATTCTTAGCTGTAGCTGGATTTATATATAACCCTAAAGACACAAACCATCTATAATCTAGATCATTAGCTGTATCAAATGATAATAAACCATATACGTCAAGCTCTTTAGAATAATCCGCTTTAACCCTAGGTATATATTGACCACTAACTACGGCATGTCTAAATGCAAAATGTAATTTAGCTGCATTTTTAAACTTAAACACTCTCTCTTTAGTATAATATGACCTAAGTGGAACTATACCTTGGTATACCATATTTTCAGTATTTATAAAAGAGCTTAGATGTGCAATAAAGTCTTCAGCCATATTCATTTTTACTTTATTCTCATATGCACCTAGACCACTATGTAAGTTACTTTGATTCTCAGGGTTACTTATATCGTACCCTTGCATTCGAAGCTCGAAACTACCAGCAGCGTTAGACATATTGGTTAATTGTTCTTCATGAGATGACATATAAAGATCTATATGGTTTTCACCATCATCAGACTCTTCAATATACTCCTTAAATGCATTTGACATACCATTTTTATAAGTGAATACGTCTTGTGATGATAGATCATATTTACCATTTATGGATTTATATTGCAAATCGATACTCTTGGTATAAGCACTTCTAGTTAATGGGCACAGTTCCATTAGCTGGTTATATTTATAATTGGGTAAACTGTTACCAAAACGTAAAGCCTCAGTAATTCCAGCAACATCTTCAAAGTCACCCTCGAGCTCTAGGATACATATACCATCAGCTTCACGATCGTGGAAATACTTATTAAGCTTAAAGCCCATATCTTCAGTATATAGTAGACCATGCGTACCAACTTCAATACTTATTATTTCATTACCAGATACATTCCAGGTACCAGTTTTTTCTTGACCAGGGAATGGTGCCATAGTTAGATTACCACTTAATGGATTAAATATCTTAGTAAACTCATCTGCTTTATAGATATCAATATCTTCGATATCATAGCAATATGCATCATCAAAATACTTATCCCAGCCTAGTAAGAGAGAACCACCATACTTAATAGATAATTGTCTATTTTGATTATCTTGGCACATAATGTCAAAGACAACTTCTCTAGCACCTATTCTAGTTTCAGATAGCTTCTTAGATGTAGCCCTACCAGTAGCAAAGTTATATGCACCATCAACAAGATCCATATTAGACAGCATAGAAGAGTTTATCATACCATCTAAGTTACCTGCAGACTTAAGTTGCATCATGTAATCATAATCAAAGATAGTGCCGTCTAAGAACTGTTTACGCATATAATAAGTCACGTTATCATATCTATTTTTTAGCTCTTCAGGTTTAGCATTATATGATGATAATGCTGCATCATAAGTAGACTTTACTAATGCATCGTTCTTAGTTGGAGCGTTTACACTACTAGAGTGTACCGATACTCCAGAAGAGTACAATGTCTTGAATGGTTTGTATGTATTATAGATATATGCTTGATTGATAAATGTATTTACCATAAGTGAGTTATCTTCATCATGGTAGACATCTTTGTCTATAAGATTAACCTTATATTTAGCCATAGTATCGTTAATAAACTTGCTAATATTATCTATCTTAACCATAGCACTTGTAGGACATACGTTATATAATGCTTTAAAGCCCTTATTATACACAGTCCATTTTACTTTATCGGTACCATTGATAGTTTTATACTCTGCTTCAGGGTCCCAACCAGGTGGCCATGGAACGTTAGAATTTATACCATCAACTATGGTATCGTAATCATAACCACCAGTGATATCTGGGTTGATCATGGTCGGAGCAATAAAAACTCTCTTTCTTGTAACGGTATTATCAACCTTTGGAAAGGTAGTAAAGAATTGGTATGGGCTGTCATATGCTTGGTATACACCAATATTCTCACTATTCTTAACACCAATATCCGTAGTTTTTAACCAGTGATCATTTCTATTATAGTCTCTAAAACTTTCAGTGATATCACTTCTAGTATCATCCGTATTCCAACTAGAACCAAACTCATCTGTTGTTTCAGTTAATACACTAATAGACGTACCACTACCAGCAATATAATAGCCAGCATTTGGTATAGTCATACTAAAGTTTCTTTTATTTACAGGGAATACTATGTGAGATTTATCTTCAAATCCATCTTGATCTATTAAATCCAATATAGGAGCATTGGTAGAAATAATACCAGAACCAGCACTGCAGATTGTATAGTGTACTTTCTTAGCCCAGAATGGTACTTTAAATTTATGGCTACCAGCTTTAAAGATATAAGCTTTTCTAATCTTATCTTTCTTAGCTTCGGCTTCTCTTAAAGCAGCATATACTTTGCCTTGGATCTTGAAGCGTTTTTGTGTAGCTAGTTTAGATGTGGTCTCACCAATAGCCACATAAGCTCTGGTACCATCTGGTAACTTAAACCCTTTACACATATCTCCGGCTTCTTCTTTTGTAGTATATAGCGTAATTTCTTCTCTACCATTACGACCACGTATTACATATTTTATATCAGTTAATTTAGCCATAATAGTCTCCTATTATAAGTGATCCATATCGTTATCGGCTTCTGGTGATCTTTGATATTCAATCCATTCCTCGGTACCATCTGGATGAATTAAATGGTTATTATTATCATATACCGCAACTTTAGAGAAGTATCTATGTGCTAAATTATCAGTAGTGATAAACGAGTTAGGTGATAATCCACCAACAGTATCAGCATTACCACCATTGGCTCTGGCGGTAATGGTATTATTAGTACTACCGATAATGACAGGCTGATTATTAATATATGTCGCAGGATAAGTTTGTGTGCTATTTGTGTCTATATTATATTTAGTATCATAAACTGTACCATTAATAGTTACACTACGGTCTAGTAAATCTAAAACCTGGTTGAAACTTAAAGCTACTCTTTCATCAATACTTCCGCTCGTTGCTGGTAGTGTCTTTGGTGGAGCAAAGCTAGGAATGGTTGACGTACTATAATTAGCAATACAATCACCTAAAATAACAAAATCATTTGGTATAGTAGATAGATCGATATACGCATCTAATCCATGGATTGCAATGCTAGGATCCTGTTCAAGTGTTTCAGCATAATATAAAGTAATACCATTACCATTAAACCCTAAAACTAATTTATTTGTAGTACTTAGGCTATAAATATACACGGTAGAAGACGTAGAAGCTAGATGAATATCTAAACGTCTATCAGAAGCATTTGGTTTACTGAGTGTATATAAATAACCGAAATTAGGTGTAGCTATATACTTTTTAGCAAAGTGAGGAATAAGTTCTCTATTCGTTAGAGTGATCTTAGCACTTGCTGTATTTAGGTTATATGTATGGTCTCTAGCACTAATAGTAAAATCATTAGCGGTGATTGGTTCGTTACTTTGTAGAGTGATAGATGCTAATTCATTAGCTGTAGATGTACAAATGCCACCTATGATAAAAGTAGTATCAGAGACTCTATATATGGTAGGTCTAGTATCTGAATATCTATTGTATCGATCCATATCAATCTTATCTTTAATGATTATCTTATTATTATAGAAAGTCTGTTGAGTGAATGAGTTGATTACAAACTTAAAAGTATTATCCTCAATAATAAGTGTTTTATTTGTACTATTAGCCAACCTATCGCTTAATGTAATCTTAACGTAGTTATTATCATAGCTAAAAGATGTATAAGCAGGGCACTTAAATACTTTAGTTATAGAGTACTGAATTTGATTTAAGCGTTCACTTAAAGCAGTTAAATCTGTCTTTAAAGCATATTGATCTGCAGCTTTACCACCTAACTGTGTCGAGTTAGTAGATGTATTAACTGGTGAAGAGTTTACTATATTTTTTACGGATTGTTCGAGACCCGTTATAGCATTTACATTATGGGTATGCTCTAATGGGGCTACTGCCCTACCACCAGAGAATATTGTCCCAGAGGCATTAAGATTACCATTTACACTGGTATTATGTAATTTTGCCATTATATTACCTCCATGAAAAAATTGTTCAAATTATAAGAGTGTTAAAAATCCATGGGTTGGTCACCCATGGATTAAAAACTCTCTTATCAATTACAAAAATCTCTTTTGCACCCGTCTAAAGATAAAAGCGATTATCTTTGGTGCAACTTTCAACACTTTAGGATTCAATAAGATAGCCTTAAATATGCTAAAGAGTTTACCCTTGAAAATAGCACGTTTAAGTTGTCTATCTAAATTTGTCATACAAAGTCCCTCCGAAATAAATAAATTATTCTTTGAATGGAAGGGATTCACATAATCCACACTTGTGGTACTCAAGCTCAGTATATACATTAAAGTTTCTTTGTATACGAGACATATCAAATGTATAGTCTGAGAATAACTCTCTATATAGGTCTAATTCTAAATGCCTTATCTTACATTGTTGCCCTAGCTTATACTGCATATTATTGTAGTACAGGTGACTAATAGCTGGGCATTCAAAACAATGTAAACATTCACAACCATCCTGGATGCTACACATAGGAAGATTATTATACTCTCTACAAAAGTTCTCTAAGGCATTTTTATCTAAACCTGAGTAAATGTCCCCTATAGATAATGTTTGATCATCGTAATAGGAATCATCTGAAAAATAACCACAAGGATAGATATTGCCATGTATGTCTATATGTAAGAAATGTCCAAGATGTCTACAGCTAACACATCGCATCTTAGTAGCATCTGATAAATCAGTATGCACATAAGCCATAGCATCTAAGTTAGCCACAATAGAATTTGGAAATTCCTTACTATCATTGTATATATGATATAGTTGAGGTTTTAGTCTCTCTATAAACTTAGGGTCTTTGTATTCATCACAATCACTAAGTAAATAATATTCCCATTTAGTACAACCATTGTCTATTGTAAATCTATATGCTTGATATAGTTCATCTACAGTATCAGGTGTTAATGCTGTTCTAACTAAGATTTTATCTCTATAAGCAGACTTGCCTAGTTTACGGATGATATCTTTGAAATATTCATCATCATAAGAATTATTTTTTACTTTACGTGATTTAGATGCACTAAAGACCCCATCCCAGGATATCTTACAACCCCATGGATTTAATATACCATCATCCCAGAGACCTATCAACCCATCTATATTGGTTCCGTTAGAAATCGTGGTAAATTCTACATTTACGTTCTTATATCGTTCTAACTTTTTGAGTTTTCTATAAGCACTTTTAATCTTATCGCAATGAAGACTAGACTCTCCACCAGTAACCTTAAATTCTAATGTATCACCTAAAGGCATCTTTCTTAGAAATTGAACTAGTTGATCGAAATCAGTAAAACCATCATATCTGGTTTTGGTATCATATTTCTGGAAACAATACACACAATCAAGATTGCAGTATTCAGATATCTTGAAAGTGATAGCATCTATACGATCATACATTATTTATCTTCCGCATTAGGATCGACTTCTTCTGCTGGCTCATCATCTAAGAAAGAGCTTAAGAAATCATCTAATGGTTTAATTATCTTATCTTCAACAGGTAATGGTAATCCTGCTTGGTCATAGATGAAGTATTTATATGCTTTAAGTACAGGTGCTGAGTTATAGAACCATAGATTAGTTCTAATAGCATAGTTATAGAAAGTTTCAGATGTAAGTCTATCAGAAATCAATAAGTCACTAGCATCCCAATCATAGATAGAAATAAAGTTCTTATCTTCTTCAGATAGGTTCTGTAATGTCACTGTAGGATCATATGCTCCAACCATTCGACATATGAATCTTAATATCCCATAGAAGTATGGAATATTGTTTTGGTTATATACATATAACCCACGGAATAATAATTGTGGCTCTCTAAGATTACCATCAACTAAATTAACCATTTTATTGAATAGCTCTTTACATTTAACAAAGTCTCGTACTGAGAAGTTTACTTCAAAGAGCTTATACCATAGTGCTAATTTAGTAATACCATAGCTACCATATTGTACTTCAAAGAGTGATTCTGGTAATTGTACATCGTCTAGCATTTCTTTAACTAGTGTATCATTTTCCATCTCTTCTAATACAATACTGATACATTGCACGAATGTATTGATATAGATTACATTTAATGCATCAGCTGATAGATTACCATACCCAAAACGTAATGTGTCTAAGTATTTCTTAATCTTGAAAATACACTGTGCATCTTTAGGTAATGTCTTAGTATATACTAATGTAGCATATTGGATATACGTATAATGAATGATAGCAGAATAAGATTCTGTATCAGATTTAGCTATACTTTCGTATAGATTGCAATACATACCAAGATAGTTAAAGTAATCCTCTTTATACTTAGACATATCAGCTATTCTGGATAAAGTGAATAATTTAGTTTCTAAGTCAATCTTAGTATCATTGTAGTAGATGTTTAAGTAATCTGCTCTAGTCTTCTTAGGGGAGATTGCTACATCTAATTCAGTTAAGTATTCTGGGCAATACTTCTTAACTAGGTTCTGTAAAGTCCCAGTAAAGTATTCCCATTTAATTTTGTTTTTGATAAAGACGTTATCATATAGACAGAAGTCTTTGAATGTAATAAGCTTACGGAATTCGTTCTCTCTATACATCAAAATATTTTCATATTCTTGATCGTCTTTAATAGCGTTATATATACGCTCAGGTAAAAAGTCAATCATTCTTGAGTAACCTCCTGATGGTATCGTTCTAAATGATCTTTATAGCTTCTAACGTAAGCTAATAATTTATCGTAATCGTCATCATCTAAAGAGTCTATCCATTCTCTAATGGTAGTGTATATGATTTCAGACATTTGACATGTAGCATCTAAATGGTTTTCTCTCCACTTATCACCAAACTGAGAATAACGTTCGTATCTACAACCGCCATCACAAATACATTTGTATTTACATTCCTTACAGTCTGGAGATGTACATGGTGCTTGTAAGATATCCTTATCAAACTCAGTCTCTTCTTGAGATAATGCGGTACAGTAAGACTCTTCACCATATGGTGTAATAACCTTATACTTACCCACATCACATGAACCAAAATTATCATCATCTTGTAAGATAGCTATAATACGATTCATATGCTCCATATACATTCTCTCTAGAGTAAATGTCTTCTTATACTTCTCTTTAAATAGTTCTAGATACTCTGGTGCATAGTATGGTCTATGAGCTAATACAAACTCTCCATTGACATTATACTTCTTCTTCCATTCTACGAAAGTATCATGTATCTCATCAAAGATTTGTATATTTTCATTACCAATAACACACTTTACATCAAACTTAGTTCCTTGAGAGATAGCATATTGGATATTATCATATACGGTCTTAGATATAGAATTACCACAAGTATCAACACGGTTCTTATCAGAGAAACCATCCCATGATAACTGTATCTCACTAAATGGATACTTCTTATCTAATTCAATAAACTCTTTAAAATTAACTACAGTAGATGTGACTACTTGGAATTTAATCTTACCATAATACTTTTCTAATACTTGCTCTATTAGATCTATCTTGAGTAGTGGTTCACCACCAAAGAATATAATACGTGTAGGCTTTTCTACACGTATTATTTCTTCAATCTGTTCAAATGTCATACTCTTAGGGTCATCTCTACCCTTGATATAACAATACTCGCATCTATTAGGACAAGCCTCAGTAAGCATTAGGTATATTTCTTTATAATCACCATTCATTATTTATTCTCACAGCCACTACAATCAGACCAACCAATATGGTTAGAGTACTCACCATCGCTATTAAAGTTAGGGTCTAATGTATTGACTAAGTCAGTGTTACCAGTCTTTCTATTATACCTCATTTCCCAATGATATTTTTTAGGGTTATCATACGGTGCACCAGGATACCATTCTAAATTAGTATTATTATCAGCGTGGTGAGTTCTAGGAATAGAAGTTGTATCGTTTTGGTCTCGTAATAAATAATAACCGTCTTCATTACCACGGTATTTGTTTCTATACATCCAACGTCTACCCCAAGGATCATAGAAGAAAATATAAATATTATGGTCATGGTCCGAGTGTCGGTAAGTTTCCCATCCTAATTTAGTTACATATTCTCGGTGAGTATTATTTTGATCTGCTAAAAAAGTAAGCTTTAAGAAATCATCACCCAATTGTCTATGCTGACAAGTTAATTGACATGTGGCCTGACAGTTAACTTGACAACCAATAACACAGTAACCATTTACATCATAAAACTTACCATTATTCTTAATGAAGAAGTTAGACGTGTTAATCAAATTCTCTCTAAGTCTAGCAAACCACTCTAACTTTATAGGTTGATTATAACTTTGCCCATCAGTTCTTGCTGGGAACTTAGTATTACCATTAGCATCTCTAAATGCATCAACTGTTACCGCTGCAGGTGGATTAATAGCTTCTGCGTTTAAAGTTATACGTTCAGTGATAGATGTAGCATTATTACCAATACTCGGTGTATATTTATTATAGAAATCTAGAATATTTTCTAGTGTATCTCCATTTACATATTCGCTATTGAGTAAATTATTAAGATCAATAATACGAGTTTGAATACCGGTATTGGTTGATGGTTTAGGGTTAGTAAAGTTCATCTTATTAGCATGATCTTTATCAATATTATCTTCTTGGTTTTGGCGATACTTAGGCGTACCATTCTCCCAATAGTTTCTACCCTTAGAATCAGATGGTGGGTTATTTGATAATTGTTTCATTTCAGTATAAATAGCTACACAAGTTTGATATGATTCTACTAATCCACGTACAGTAGTATCTACGAAATGTCTATCAAATGCAATATCCACATTAGACGGAATATCGGTTGTTATTTTATTGTCTTTCTTAACTACATAAGGGACATCGGGGATAGTCCATCTGTAGCGATTATTCATATTAAATTCTATATTAGCCATAAACTATCACCTCCTAAATTGTATGTAAATAGTCTCTAATAATAGCACGGAAGTCTTCCATAGTGGAAGCATCATCTCTAAGCTCAAGAAGTTTCTTCTTATTACTGTTTAACCATACATCTACGTAGTTCTTAAATGCTATCATAGCATCTCTAGATGGTTTAGATGTAAGATTTACATTAGTAATGCCTTCACCTGATAAAAATAACTCATCAGTGAACTCTAAGTTGAATAGACGTAGTTGTACTAGATTGATAAATATCTCTTTGATGTTTAATAGACGTCTAACTATGATGGCAAATGCAATTACATTAACTTTATCATAGAATCTTAGTCCATCAAATAACGCTTCATGATCAGCTAAAGCACTGTCTATATAACGGAATAGTTTATAAGCCCATAAGATAAATCCATGATAATTACCACCATTAAAGCTTACTTCCATATACATTTCATACAACCACATTACACCTAGGGATGTATATTTGTATTTGGTATTTAAAGATTCATGATTTAACGCTATACGTTCTAGTATAAGATCTAAAGCTGTATTTGTCAAGTCATTATGTAAGAGTCTAATAAAGTAAGCTTGCACTTCAAGCCATATATTCTCTATATTATCAGTATCTGTATAATACGGTGCTACTTTAGTTCTGACGTTAGTGTAATGGTCTACTAGCTTATCATAAGCAGTTGTATCAAATGTCTCATGGTTATCTTGCATTACCTTGTATAGGAAATATCCATTTAGCTCAATATAGTTTACATGGATATAGTTAGGTAATGCAGCTAACTCTTCATCGGTTAACCCATTATACATATTTACGAAGTCTAATACGTATTCAAAATGAATACCATCAGCATAGCTATAGGTAAATAACCTTAATAAGGCATACATCTTATCTTTCTTAGATGTGGTAGAGTCACTAACTATAGCAGCTAATGTAGCACTAGATATATCAGATGTATAAGTGATATATTTATAGATATCTGGATGAGATTCTCTTATTTCAGTTTTAACTTTATTAAAATACTCTGCTAATGGCCCTGTAGTGATAAGATTATATTGGGCTTCTAGTTCTTCTTTAATAGTTTCACCACAAGTTATCTCTTTATATAGCTTATCAAACTCGGTATAATCAGATCTTGTTTTAAGATAGTCATATACTTCGTCAGTTATAAATAGTTTCATTACGACCATCCTCCACAGTTCTGATTATGACATGTATCATACTGACAGTTTTGACATGCAATTTGGCAAGATGCTTGACAGGATACTTGACAAGAAGTCTTACATAAGTCATTTTCCCAGTATGTATTCTCTAGGTCATTGAACGCTTTATTCAATACATGGAGATTACCAATCATCAAGTTTAATACAGCGCCAGAATATAAGTCACCAGGGGCCATAGCTCTAAATAACCCACTAGAAATCTGTCTATAATCACCATACATGATACCTACAGCACCATCATTAGCTTTAAATGCACCATTAGACACATATCTAGCACCAGAACCAACGTGTACATTAAACTTTTGTCCAGGATAAACGTCTAATACTACACGTTTATATTCACCTTGACCACCAACTGCTTGGTTAAGGCCATCTTTAAACATACCACGTCCAGTTGGACCACGTTGAGAATCAAAGTTAAGATTCCAACCAGAGTCATTGGCTAAAGAGATATTATCACGACTACCGCCATTTGCAGTAATATCACCAAATCTTGTAGTTTCACCATTAGCACCAGGTAAATGTGCTGGGACATAACCTACAACTTGATATGTATGTGGTGCACGATATCCTGTATCTGGCCAGCTACCTTGACGTGGGTTATCATAACGTACAAAGTCACCAGTGTATTTAAGACCATCAAGAACTCTATCTAAATGCTTATAGCGTTGTGCAGGGAAATTCTTGAAATCCCCCTGTTTGATATATCGACCCATGTACTCATAGATTTCTACTTTAGCTTCTATTGTGCCACTAATAGTAAATGCACCACCACCAATTAATACGGCAGAGATTTTATATACGCCAGATGGTACGGTAAACTCATAGTTTCCTGGTACCGTATACACTTTATCTAAACCATATGCAGTATCATCACCATCAGTCTTATATGCTACGTATACAAAACCTTGTGTTGGTTTCTTAGTAGGATCACCGTACCATTTAGGAGCACCAGGTGTACCTACGGTAATAGATTGTGCTGAACCACCTTTGACGTTTAAAGCTGTAGTAATAAAGTCTCCAGGTAATCCAGTGCTTTGTTGTCCATAGTGCATGCCTCTACGGTTACTATACCAATCAGTAGATGATTCTGGTCTACCATAATATCCGAATCTCGTCTCAAATAAAGCCATCTTATATCCAGTAACACCAGCTAATACATTATCAATGTAAATACCGTTACCACCTTTAACAATAACCTCATTAAAGTTAGTATCACCACCATTAGTACCCATAGAACCACCAGCACCACAAAGACCAAGCAATACTGTTTTAGTGCCCTTAGGCGGAATAAATGTGAATCTACCAGGCATGTCATATTTTTCAACAGTATAACCTTCCATTGATTTGCTAATACCTAAAGTACTACTCATCAATTCAGAAGCCATACCTAATAAAGTATTCATGCTAGATGCTTTGAGAGATTCACCAACTACAATACTGCTACTAAATCTCTCAACTATATCTCCGACACTAGCATCACGTCTAATACGATTTTCTGGGGAACCAAATCCAGCACGAATACGTTCTAGTGATTTTGCTTCTTTAAGATTAACAGCAATAGCACTAGCTATATCAACCAACGGAGCCTTGGCTACTATATTATCTTTGGTTCTGTCTATTTTATCAGGAATACTGTAACTAACAGTATTCCCTCTTTTTACTTGTGTTGGCATGTAAAATTAATCCTCCACAAACTCAACTCGTTTACCAACCATAGCTGCTACAATAGCGTTAATGGTCATTAATTCGTGTTTAAAATATGTATCAAAGCTAGGTAATATATTACCCTTATTATTTAGATTCTCATACTTCTCAACGAAATGATTTAATCTTACACCAAACTCTCTATCAAATAGATTGACTGTCTTAACTTTATCATCATAGTACTTCTTGACTTTAAGATTTTCAATTAAGACATTTAGTTGTCTAGAACGGATATTAGTTGCTTCAAGTAACTTATCTTGATAAGCTTTAATGATTTCTACAAAGGCTTTCTGTAAAGTACAGTAACCAATAGTCGGTTCATTAAACTTACCATTCTTAGTATAGTTCTCATAAGGACAACCAGACTTACAAATAGAGATGGCTTCACATCCCTTACAGCGTTCTAGTTCATATGTAGCAACCATAGGCTTAGGGTCAACCTTAGTTTCATCTACACCAGTATAGAAGTTGCCTATCTTGCCAGCAATCAAATCTACATTATCTGTAGTCGGATAATCTGGACAAGGCCAAATATCTCCTTTCCAGTCTACAATAACCCATCTAGGATTACCGATATTACACATAGAAGTGTCTTCTTTGATAGGTTCTAATGCTAAGTTTAATGCTTGGTCTACTTTATATAGAGATATATTACGTTTATTAGTTTCATCGTTCAAGATATCGATATACATATCAAGAATCTTCTCGTAATTATCTTTATAATCTTGAATAGATTGAGCATCCCAATCTAAGTCAGATGCTGGTACATTAGCAATATTATTAATACCTAAGTCAACTAGCATCTTAACCGATTCATACATATACTTAGCTGTATCTGGAGCAACTGTCATACGTGCTTCGATGAGGTATCCTAAGTCTCTATCAATAAGCTTTTTCATATTCTCAATAACTTTATCGAAACTATTACATCTATGCTTATCATGAACTTCTTTGATACCATCTACAGATACTAAGATTGGGATAGAAAGCTCATCAATGTAATCAATCATTTCATCAGTAAGTAAAGTCAGGTTAGTTGTTGCAGTAATACGAATCTTAAGATTATTCTCTAAGACATAATCACATACGGCTTTAAAAGTTTCCCAATTCATTAATGGTTCTCCACCAAACATGTTTAAAGTGAATATACCAGCCATTGGGTCAACTACGTTATATGTAGCCTTAAGAATATCTAATGCCATTTCTTTTGGCATATAATCTTTACCTTTATTAGATTCGAAACAATAACTACAAGCTAAGTTGCAGTCATTAGTTAACAACATTGTTACAGCTTGAGGCTTGCTGTATACGGTTGTAAAGTTTTCCATTGTTTCCTCCAAGGATCATTCTAAATCTTTCATATAGTTTCTTCAACTTCTCAGGAGGATCATTGCGTTCACAGATATAGTCTCTACCATAAGCTGTCATAAATGACTTGATGATTGGCCTAGTTTCATCATTAATAGTATAGGTTCTTTTTAGTTTAATGTATAGACTATTCATAATACTAGTAGACTCTACAATATTCTTTTTAATCTTCTTATTATAGATACCAGCTGTATTATACTTCCAGTCTTCCATAAACTCTTTTGCTACTTCAGCAATGGCTCTGTTCAGTTGACAGATATTTTGATGTGGATATTTAGAGTCAAACGTAGCTATATCGCTACAAGATTGACATACGTTCTTAGCCACACATCCACGACACTTAGGGTGACTGTGGACATCTATTGGCTCTGGAAATACTAATTGATTACTATACACATTCCCGATATGTCTAGTATTATTAACTAGAGCCAGTCTATTAGCATATATCTTACCATACGGGGATACATATAGTTGTCCTGAAGTAAAGAAGTTACTATCAGTTGAAGTATCTTTATAATCTGGAACTATATAGTCTAAATAAGACGTAAGATATAATGCGTCAAACTTGTTCTTAGTAAACTTGAAGTATTGCTCATAAGCATATTTAGTTGCGTTCTTTAGGTTAGTCTTAAACTTACCAGTGATATCAATAGATTCAGCTGGTTCAAATAAGATACTCTTTACTCCTAGTTTACTAATAAAATCAAAGTTATCTTCAAAATATTTGATGGTATCTTCCATTAAAGTCATATGGATAGTTGCATGAGTCTTAAGAATATTTAACTCACGTAAACAAGTTAATCCACGGATAGCATCTTTATAACCAGTACGGTGTTTATTATTATGCTCTTCCTCACCATCTAAATAGCATACTAGATCAATAGCATTTGCTTTAATAACTTTAGCTTTAGCTAATGTCATTAGCGTAAGATTAGTATGAATCTTATATCTACAAATGACATTATTCTTTTTAAGCTTATCTATAATATAAGTGATCTTATCCCAACACAACAAAGGCTCACCACCTTTGAAGGTTATAGTATATACACGACGATAATCTTTAAAGATCTTAGTAATCTTTTCTATCATAACATCTATCACCTTAAAGGACATATATTGTTTACCCTTAGATGGTAAGTAATCACATTCAATATTATTATCATTAGTGAGATAGAATACGATCTCTCTAACATCATTCCCTATTTCTTTAAACTCTAAAAACATGTCTTTCTACAAATTCCCCTTATATAATAACTTTACATTAGCAAGGATAAATCATACTTATCTTCCCCAAGACGATGATTCTCCTTTAGTCTACTCATTGTTGGGCTGCCAAACTTATTACGTAGTATCCAATCATGGATACGTAAAGCAACCCTATATTTGGCTCTAATTAGAGCACATTTATCTTCGGCCACTAAATGATAATCTCTGGTTGATGATAGCATATTTTCCATAGCACAAGGTGTACACATATTCCTAGCCTCACAGTTAATACAATCATTCTTAGCTGTATTTACAGTACAAGGATATTGATTACCGATATTACGATTATATGAGACCCCATATCTAATATCTCCAACCACACACTCATTATATACTTGAGATGCGTGATCTTCAAAATCAGTATTAGGTGCAATAGAGCATCCGAATAATACACCATCTGTATCTACAACAAACCCAGTATTTGTTTTAAAATGACATGGTCGTCTAGGTTTAAAATCAGAACTAAGGTGCTCCATAGATAATAGGTTTCTCATATATTTAGGAATGATTGCTAAACCATATTCTACATACTTAAGAATAAGTATAGACGTTCTATACATAGATTCTTCATATGTAGCCAGTTCTTCGTCAGTAATACCACCAGCTAATATAGCAGCAAATGTAACCTCAGGGATACCTAAGTTTAATACACTCTTTACATGCTCTTCTATATTCCCAAAATAATTATTTGGGAATGTAAGTCTAGCTGTAATATCTCTACAAAGACCATGATCGTATAGCTTACGTAAACCTTGAAGGGTTTTATCGTAAGAATTATTACGCTCATAGTTATGCTTTTCTGGTGTACCATCTACAGAGATATTGACATGGATATTATACTTGCTTAAAGTATATGCTATCTCATCAGTTATAAGTGTACCATTAGTGGATATCATAAAGTATAGTTTATGTAATAGATTTAGATCTTCCATTAGCTCAAGACCATACTTAATGATTTCCCAATTTACTAATGGCTCACCACCAAAGAAATCAATTAGTGTACTAGTCTCAGGATTTGTATCACATAAGAAGTCTATAAAAGATTCCATAACTTCTTTAGACATATTCTTATTTTTCTTATCATCCTGATAGCAGTACCTACAACTAAGATTACACCCTGTTGACATCATTAGTTGTACATTGCGAATATTATAGAAAGTCTCCTCTAAAGGACTTACGCTACGGAGCAACGTGTCATTCTCCATTGGTTGTTTACGTAGAAGTAAACTGTTAGGTTTGTGGTATTGAACCAAATCTCTTTATTGTTCTCAGGGCTAGTTGGAGCTGTACCACTAATAGTTACACGAATACCACCAACACGTTTGGAGTCTTCAGCCATATCTGCAATAGCTGCACGGTCAGCAGTAGTAGCACGATCAGCTAATTTAGCTTTATCAGCAGTTAACGCTTTATTGGCAGTATCAGAATAAGACATACCAGATGGTTTATCTGTTAAGTCGTTATAGGAACCAGTAAACGCAATTCTTGCTAATGTCTTTTTGAAGTTTTCAAATTCAGTCTTATCTAATTTAGATTTGACTACATCCATCAAAGTTACACCTTGACCACCGAAGTCACCTAAAAGACCATTAATATAGTTCTTGGCCCAATTATTAGCGTCTTGTAATGTAGCGTTCCATTTAGCACGTTCATCATTAGTAATATGACGAGCATTGTCATTTACATGGGCATTGATTACAGAAATATTGGCTTTACCATCAAGCATTGCCTGTAAACTAGGAGCCAGCTCATGATAAGAGACTTTATTTTCATTATTAAAATTAGAGTCCATTTATTTTTCCTCCATAAAAACCCCAAAACGGGGCAGAATAGTTTGAATTACATAGATGTTTTTGGTGCTGTAAAGTATTGACTTTACATACTAATAAACCGCAAGGAGGTAATAGATAATGAAACGTACATCTAATAGAATTACTAATACTAAAGATATAGAATATATCTTATCTATAGATGAGAAACTTGGTACTAAGACATCTACAGTGCTTGGTATGTTTGGTGAATTTGATGGTAAACGTCGATTCAATACTTATGATTTAATTACAATTCCAGCTGGATCATATGGTCCAGAAGGAAAAAAGAATAAGAATGCTTTTACTACAACTGTAGGTATATGGGTATTCAATAGAGTATTCATCGAAAAGGATATGTTTGATATGTTTGGGTATATCAATAAACCTATCACTAAGAAAGTGGTTGGTGATATCATGCAAGACTTATCTTACGCTATTCTTGAAGAAAGAAAAACTATTAAAGTTATGCAAGACTTTATCATGAAGGGTCAAAAGTTCATGCCATATGTAAATATCTTGTCTACAAGCTATACTATGAAACTATTGACTATCACTACTAAGATCGATAAAGCTAAAGCTGAACTGGTTAAGAAATATCGTAAAGAGTTAGATGCTAAAGACCCTAAGGTTGTATTAAAAATCCAAGAAGAGTTATTGGATTTAGCTCAAGAGATTCTTAAAGACGACCCATCTATGGATACTTATAATAGTGGCGCTAAATCTTCTATTGGTAATAACTTCAAAAACATGTTTGTTATTCGTGGTATCACTAAAAACCCTGATCCTACTAAGGGATATAATATTATCATGTCTAACTACATGACTGGTATTACTAAAGAAGAATATGCAGACTTTGCTAACTCCCTAGCTGAAGGTCCTTATGCACGTTCTAACCGTACAGAGACTGGTGGTTATTGGGAAAAACTATTATTACCAGCATGCCAGCATGTTACTGCTCTCGAAAAGGGTAGTGATTGTGGTACAAAACGAACTATAACTGTCACACTAAATAAAGACAATATCAAAGAGTATATATACTGCTATATGAAAGAAGGAAATAAGTTAGTAGAGTTGACTTCTGAGAATATGAAACAATATCTTGGTAAAACTGTACAGTTTAGATTCTCTTCTATGTGTGAGTCTAAAGATGGTATTTGCCATGCATGTGCTGGTAATATCTTCAGCCGTCTAGGTGTGACGAATATTGGTGCGGCTGCTCCACAAGTAGCATCTAAACTTAAAAACGTTGCCATGAAAGCGTTCCATGATAGTCAAGTAAAAATGGTTGAAATGGATCCTATGGAAGCGTTTGGTTTAAAATAATATACATATAACACAAAAAATAATACACGGGTAGGTGGGTCCACCCACCCATGTATTATTAATCGGTATTAGATCTTATCTAAATCAATAGTAAGACTAACACCATGTTGGAGCAGATAAGCCTCAGCTCTTTTAGCTTCGGCTAAACTTACTCCTTTATTGCCAGATACATAATCTATGATTATATCTTGGCAATAGCAGATCATCCAACCAACATTGGCTGAACGCTCCACTAATTGGTTAGCGTAGTTACCTACGCAACCTGGGTTCGCCATGGGAGTCACCTCCTTTCGGCAAGTAGACTAATGTCTACAAGTGTATGGGTAAATTTAGATACAGCTAATGGTGATAGCTGTATCTACCATACACGTTTATAGTATATAACTATAACCAAGTTTACTTATAAAAAATAATACATGGGTAAAGAAGAGTATCTTTACCCATGTATTATTTATAGTAACTACCTAATCGTATCTAGGTTAACAGTTACTATGACGCCGTGCTTATTTAAATAAGCCTCGGCTTGCTTAGCCTCAGCTAAGGTTACGTCGTTATTGCCATAGACATAATCATAGACTATATCTTGACAGTAACGAACCATCCAATCGTGATTGGACGCACGCTCAGCCAAGGTGTTATGATAATTCATAACACAACCTGCCATAGGGATTCACCTCCTTATGGCTTGTAGGATATCCTCCTACAAGTGTATGGTTATATTTAGATACAGCTACTAGAGATAGCTGTATCTACCATACACAATAATAGTATATAATCATAATTATCAACTTTAACGAAAAAAAAAATAATATATATACCCCATATAGGCATTGCCTATATGGGGATATTCTTTTGTTTACACATTACTACATAGAAGATCGTTATATACGTATTCTAATGCTTCAGATATACCAGAGTCTCTTACTCCAAGTAAATGAATAGTACTGAAACCTGGATCAGATAGATGGAACTTATATTTTATATTATAGAAGTCATCATGCTTCTTAGCTAAGTCGAATAAAGTTCTTACATAATCTGCAGCCTCATTATCTAATGCTTCAGACATACCAAATGTTATTGTATATATTAGTTTATCACCTTTATAGATATTGTACATCTGCCCTATAGATATAGTCTGCTCTTTTTCACTAAAGCTTAATAGAATACTTGGTATTAACTGCACATTGTCTAATTTATCTATGACGTTATCATAGAAGTGAGCAAATGCCATAGGTGTATCTAGTTTAGGCTTAAATAATTTTAAATCAGATGTACGAATTTCCATACTAGCTTCATAAATTTCATCTGGGTTTGTTTCATCTACAAGAATCAGTTTATCATAAGATACTTCTGGTGCTATGTCATCTTTTCTATCGATCATATAAAATTTTCTAGTATCGCTTGTAGTGTAGTCGTTAAACATTGAATCAGATCGTTCAATAAACTTTTCATAACCACAGCCATGTATTAGTGTTACTCTGTTTAGCATATATACCTCCAAAAAATTATCCAGGTATAGGAAATTCCTATACCTGGTCTAATTATTTCTTATACACAGATTCGTAAAAATCCTGTTTATATCGGCAGTCAAAGTGAATACTAGCATACGCCAGTAGGGATACTAAGGATGCTGCCGATAATCCTATTATAAAAATATCCATTGTCTTATTTACTCCTATTTGTATACGATTAAGATACAAATATGTTAGTAATAATTAATGGAACTCATATTCAAAACCTGTAAAGTAATCAATTATATCACTTTTGATTTTTAGGATATCTTCAGGGGCTACGAAACCGGATAAGTCGATACTATAGATTTTTTCATCATCATATAGTAGATGCGCTGTTGGTGCATAATGGTTACCAGTATTATAGATCTCATCAAACTCAATAGTATCTGGTAATGCACATAATACATTAGTTTTAATTTCTACATCAGCATATCGTTCATACGCATCAGAGTGTAAAATAAGAAGCATATCTTTTAAAGACTCTACAGTTTCTTTATTCATATCTAGATCAAATACATTGACTTCGATATTAGAACCTATGCGATATTCTTCATCAGTAATATGCATAGCTCCTGTAGAATATGTAATGCCTATATGGCCATCACCATCTAAATGTATTGATGTAGATTGGGTTCTAGCCAATCCTTTCTCAAATATAATATCGGCTACGGTCTTATATATACCGTCATATATTTCTCTGTCACTCATATCATTTCACCTCGTAAGAAATGGAAATTATCTACAGTCATATTGGACTCTATGAGAGTGTCCATTATATCTGCTAATTGGAATTCGTCATAATAATTATCAAACGTAATAGTACTATCTTTAACACAAACCTCTACATTAATAAGCTTATCATCATATAGAGTAGTTAGTTTCACTACGTCACTATTATATCCTTTAACTACAGTATCGAATATCTCAGTTATACAACAAATCAATTCTTCTTCCATACAAATGTCAGGATACATCGCTTCTCTTGTTCCTATAACATTCCCAAAGTTATCATATCGAGTGAGGGTGATATACTCACCCTCTAACTCAAATCGCAACATTGATTTCATTTTATTATACCCGATACATATCATCCAATGTATGAATCACTTCATTGATACCGATATATTTATCACGAATAGATGCTACACCTAGATCTTTAGTATATTCAACGGATACGACATCTTTATTCAAACTACGTTGAGATAGTTCACGGCATAATGCTTTAAACATATCCACTACATCACGTTCTGCTTCAATAACGTATTGGGATACGATGGAAGCCTGTTTATTATCTTTGTCTACAAGATTAATTGTACGAGAGATAGTTAATACAGGTTTCAAAGACTCATCTTCATAATAACGATAACTCAAATCTGTATCTACAGCAATAGCTAATACTTGTTCACTATGACCAACTTTAGCTAAATTATCTAAGATAAGATTACGTACTTCTTTTAAAGTCGTTACATTAGCACCTTTAGAATAGAAATATACTCGAGAGTTATCTTTAGTGATGTAGTAACGATATGGTTCATTACTATCATCGATTAAGAAACTAACTTCATTAGTTACATCTAATAAGTCAAGCATCTTATCACGAAGAGCTTTATCATTATAGCTTTCTAAGTTATCAAAAGAAAGAACTTCACGTGGTTCTTCTTCACCAATTAGTTCCTTTAAAGGAACTTCTTGTTTAACTTCCTCTACAGGCTCTTGTTCTTCTACTGTAGTCTCTTCAACTACAACCTCTTCTTCCTGAGGTGTTTCAATATCAGCTACTTCTTCAATAGATTTCATATTGATATTCTTGCTTTTTCTAGCCATAGTCTTCTCCTATATTAAATCAAATAATCGTTTACAATATCGTTGATAGTGTTAAAAGCATCAGCATCATATAGGGAGAACTTGTAAACAATCTTACCACTTTCAGACATAGGCATTACAGTGAATGCAGACTCTTCTCCTTGATTCTTTAGTAGTAAATCAAAGATAGCTGTTTCTGATAACTCTTTGAAAGATTGTAGAGTATATTCGATCTCTGTATTGGTTTGCAAACCAACTTCATTGTCAGTAGCAAATGCAGACCAATGGTTAATATGGAAAGTGATAACGTCATCAAATGGATTATAAACGATATCTAAGCTACCATTACGAGCTTTATCAAATACAGCTTCTAACGTAATTGGTCCTTCACTGTCATGAGCAGTTGCTAATTGTTCATGGATATCAACTAAGTCCATTACATTAACACCTACACCTTTAGTGTATTCTTCTTCAGGAATATCTTCCTTATTATATTCATTCTCTTCATTTAGAGAATAGAACTCAAAGTTTAAGTCTTTACATACTTCTCTTGTATTGACTTTAACTTTAAGATTATCTTTATTGATGTATAGATAGTTTACTTCTTTAGTAGAATCTTCAAGATCTACTGTTACACCAGTAACTGTCATTAAACGGAATTCTTGTAATTTAGCTCTGAAATCAAACATAGTAGATCCTCCTGTTAAATAAGATACCTAGCAATATTCCTAGTTTTATTATATACATCTAGGATAATTTTGTTGGCTTCATTTTCAGATATAATATTTCCTACAATAAAGTGTCCAGACTTTATAGTATAGTCTCTAGCATTGTAGTTTATAGTTGTACCGTGAAACTTATAAGGTATAGCTAGTAACTCATCTATAATATCCTTAGCAGATGTATGTGTATATGCATGAGTGGCATCTTCTAATTGCATATAGTAAGTTTCTACACTATAATCACTTTTACAAGTTGCCTTAGCTTTTATTGTTGAAGTGTATAGCTTACTAGATACCTCATAGTCTATAGACCAATCTAGCTTACGTCTACACACTTTATCTATAACACCATTGATACGCTTATTTCTATGCTTAACCATACCAATTAGTTTGCTATATTCTTTACTAAATATAAACCCTTCTTCTTGAATATCACTGATTACAGATGTTTTAATACTATCCACACTTACAGCTCTCTTATCATTAGCTAGACTCAATGTAGATTCTACTCTATCATCTATAACAATACCATCAATATCTAATACGACACATGGTACTTTTATTTCAGTTACTAGTCTGATTTTTGGACCCATAGAAGTGCATGTGGTATTCTCTAGCATATAATTCCTGAATTCTAATATAGATCTTATTATCAATGCATCTTGATCATAATCTACATATACAGATTCTTTTCTAATGACATTATTATCTAGAATGGATGCCATTATGCGTTTAAAAGATGCTTTGTTGTCTTTTATACTATATCGCATATTACCATTGCTCCTCGCTGAGAATAGCATTAATAGCCGTATTGATAAAATTGAACCCAATATTACCAATAACTAGCTTATCTTTAAAATCATCATGTGTCCATGTAAAGTATGCCGGGCTTTCAGATTCAATTTTACGAATAATAGTCATAGGGTCAAAGTATTTAGGTACGTCAACATAGATATCTGCAGTAGCAGTATATCTGAATGTCGGTTTACCTTTCTCATCAGTATCTAATACTTTTGCAGTATCACGACAAGCAATTTTCAATAGATTTGGGTGATTTCTATCTTGAGAGATAGCAAACTCACCACCGTTTAAACTAGCAAGCATATCCTCTAGTGTATTACCCTTATAGATGTCTTGATCCATAGATACATTTACAGATTCTTCTTTCTTAAGCATTGGAGTCTCAAAGTCTCCATCTTTTTTGTACTCATTTGTCCATACGGTAACGAGTACTTTTTTGTTTCTGGCCGCATAGCAAGCCGTTCTCTTAGTATCACTATTTAAGCCATACGTACCAATAATGTCCGCTTTCTTAAAATCAAAGATGATACTTCTGATGTCAAATTGTTTCTTTTCCATAGTAATTGTTCCTCCTTAACTATAAAACAAAAATTACTAATTACTACACAGTTATAATATATATCCAAAATTATATTTTCATTCATGAGACAAGACAGTAGATAACCCATATAGGCATTGCCTATATGGGTATCCAAAAAAGTTTTAGTAATATTGTAGTAAAAGAGATATTCTCAAGATCGTGTCCATCTTGAGTCTATATTATTTTGTTGATTAGTTATAATAAATCAGCATGTAATCGAATGGGATCTTAGCATCACCTGCACCAGAACAGTATACGATACATGCGGTATTGGTTTTCTTAACCCATACTTCACCAATCAAACCATTAGGGTTTGCTGTTGGGGTAATAGCTACAGAGAATGATGTATTCTCAAAGCTATGTGGGATAATAGTACCAGTTCTACCATTGAACTCTGCAGTACCTAATAGAATTGCTTTAGAGTCTTTCTTATCAGCAAGAGATTGTCTTTCTTGATCAGTAAAGAATCTATTATTAGGATCTTGAGCAATGATAGTTGGTGGTAATTGTGCTGGGAGCTTATATTTATTAGCACCCTCTTCGATGGAATCTAATTTAGCTTTATCTTCTTTAGACATACCACCATTAGACTCAGCTGTTGCTAAAGATCCATCGAGTTTACTATTCCAAGCTAAGATTTGATCATCTGTTACAAATCTATGATTAGAGTCTTCCATAATAATGGAAGGGTCATGTGTTTGTGGATGGACATAGTAGTTAGCATTCATGTCTACAGAGTTTAATTTGACTTTATCACCTTTAGACATAAGACCATTAATATTCTCTGTAGCTAAATGACTACCTGCTTTATTAGACCAGTTAGTTTTCTCTTCTAATGTAACGAATAAGTGTTCGTTATCAGTTTCAATAATAGCTGGATCTAAACTATTAGGCATAGTAAAGTTAGTTGCACCAGTCTCAATATTGTCTAATTTGTATTTATCTTCCTTAGACATAAGACCAGCATATTGATAAGTAGCATTACGGTCTTCTGCTTTAGCAGACCAAAATGCTTTTTCTTTATCAGTTACGTGTCTAGTAGCTGGGTTATTAGGATGAACGTAGTTATTAGCTCCCATCTCAACTGTATCAATTTTGGCTTTGTCTTCTTTAGACATCATGCCATCTACAGCGGCAGTAGCCATAGGTACAGCATTACTAGAGATAGGGATCCAGTTTTCACCATCGTAACGGAATGTGATATTAGTATCATTTACAGATACAGTCCAACCACGCTGAGGAGATGGATACATCATATTGATTTCATCAAAAGTTTCTACAGCTTCTTTCCAAGTATTATTGGATTCTAACTGCACAAACTTATTATCAATCTCAGCTTTAGTGTACTTATCATCCCAAGATAATCTGTCACTACTAGAAACGTGAATTGATTTAGTAGCCGTATGGCGGTTAAAAGATGCAGCTGCTAAATTGACTTTAGCCTGTGCACCCTCAGGGGTCTCCTTAGCATCCCAATTAGCCCTATCAGTCGGGCTAATGTGTGAGGATGCGTCTACTAAATGGTTATTAAGATCGGTATGATCTTGTGTAATAAACTTCTTTTCTTCTTTAGTTACATGGATGCTATTGTTAGCTAAGTGACTAACGATATTGGCATTATTTAGCGTTGCAGCTTTAATCTGCTGAGCATTAAGACCGGTATCTTCTACAAGTCTACCAGACGCATCAGCATACTGGAGTATATTACCAGATGTAACTAAGTCAGTTCTGTTTTTCAGTCTATTAAGCAGTTGAGGTTTAGACATGAAAGACCGTCCTCCTTAAATCTTTGTCGTTTGTTGATAATAAAGATAACTAATTAGCACAGATACAGAAAGATATTCAGATAACTCTTCCAATCCATTAAAGTATTTTTCTAATTCTTCATTGGTTGGTCGTTTATCAAACTCAAAGTCTGCACTTAAGAAACCAATTGGTCTTTCATCCAATTGGTTAGATGAGTCATAAATAGTAACTACTATTGTAGTCCTATTATCATTCTCCTTACAGAAGAAATTTGCCATTACTCTATCAATGATATTTGTATCATCTGGGTATAGTACGGTAAACTGACGGCTATTAATTTGTCTAAACAAGTCACTAGCCATATTGATAGGTACTCCTTTATGAGTCATAAGAAGACTAGTAGCACCTCTATGCCTATCAATATACTCACAGATACAAGTCGTCTTTAGGAATGGTATACCATTAAGAGAATGCTCACCATTATGAAACATGTATACACATATACGTTCAGCTGATAGTTCATCAGAAGTCTCTTTAAGTTTATGCTTAATGAGTGTATTTGTTTTAGTATAAGTTTCAGTGAGCTTATTCAAGGTATATGGTTGCTGATTCATATCATCAATCATATGGGCAATGGTTTTAGACTCTTCAGAGTGTCTTGTTTCTGTATTGGCTTTATCTTCACGCTGTCTAGATAATTGTAAAATAGCTTGGGTATTATTATGGTTAGAGTAGATTAGGTACGCTACTATTAGGATAACTATAAATTCTATAGCACCGATATCTTTAACCATAGAAAGCACACCAGCAGCACCTTCAAAGTCCACTACATCACCACCTTTAATAAAAATAAAGACTTATTTTTATGTTTAGACACATACCCTATTTGGCTCATTTGCTTGCCTTATGGATAAGGTATCCAACACCAGCAGTGCCAACTACTACACCAGCTATCTTAAGGTTTTTATTTTCATGCTTAAGTTTCTTAACGTCGTTACGTAATTCTTCTTCGATTTTATCACGCATTAAATCATGAGCCGCTATTTGACGATTAGCGATATCAGTTACATCAATAACAACTTCATCTCTTTGTTTGATTTCAACTGTACCATCGTCCTTGGCTACATTAGTAGCCTTGGACGTACGTAAGGGAGTATTGAACGTTTCACCATTATACTTGATATTTACGGATTTCTCCCTATCCACTACAATATCAGGATCAGATGGTGATTCTTTTTCAATATATCTAATAGTATCAGTATGGTTATCAGTAATAATTTCTTTGACTGGCTTATTATTACGTAAGTCTTCAATAGAAGATAGTACTAATTGGTTTTGTTTAGCTAGCTCTTTATTATAAGCCTCAGTTTTAGTTAAACTATCAAGAAGATCTTTATAGCGATTAGCTTCAAGATTTGCTTGATGTTTAAAATATAATACAAAACCTAATGCAATAAGTAGGATAACAAGAACCGGTATGATAAACTTTAAGTTCTTCTTAATCCCTGCTAATAAATTGGTCATTTACTAACCTCCCGGTTTAATTATACTCGTTCTAGAGTTACCCCATAACCAGCAAGTCTAGTTTTTAAACTGTCAAACTTCTCCATCTTATCAAATGGATCAGCTTTAGAAACTTGGATAGTAAAGCTACTACCAGGAACCTTGTTTTGTGCCATAGTAATTAGGTTATTCTCGTTTAAGTCCACACTGTAAGGATAATATATAGATTTCCCCAAATTCCGTATAATAAGCTGACGGTATGGATTTAGACGTTCATAACGTAATTTATTATAAATGCCACCAATCTCTGCAGATGTGCTAAATGCAATACTTTGATTGCTTAAAGTCACATCTACTAGAGTTCTATGGTTATTGCATTTAATGTGGTCTAAAACATCACTAAATCTTACTTGGTTGCCATTATCGATATTATAATAGTCCCAGTTAAGTTGTTTAGCCGTTGCGATCTTTAGACCAGATGTGGATGCTTTAATGATATAGTTTACTGTGATCATATTAGGCGCCATATCATCGCCAGTGGCAACTACTGCACCACTATCATACATAGTAAGATAAGTATCTTCCCCTATTGTATAATTACCTATAGCAGTTACGAATCTATAACTATCTGAATCTTTAGCTTGAATTTCATTAGTATCTTGCTTAACGTTAAACTGATTAAGCGTTGTCCTATCCCGGCCACCGCTACCAGCTTGAATTACACCAAATACTGGTTTAGTTATCCATTCTGATACATTACCGCTATTAGCCGGTGCATTATTCGAAGACACCGCAATAGCACGATTAAATGTTGGCATGATAAGATTATCATCTTTAAGCACAAATTTGGAATTATAGATTTTTCCTTCCATCATATTATTCCAAACTTCGAGAAGACCATTATTAGTAGCATATCTAATCAATTCTGGTACAGATGATTTAGGGACATACATACCATTCATAGGGAGATATCCTTCAGGAATATTGGATCCTAACCAATAAAACATCGTCCCTATAGGCACTCCATCGTCAGTGATATATCTCTTAGGGATCTTCTTAGTTCGACTATCTAGACGGACTACATTCTCAGCATTAACTAGTTGATACATGTATAGTGTCGATACATTAAGTCTATATAAATAAGCATTTTTTGTAGATGGATCTACATAAATTGACTTAGCAGAACCGTCAGCTGCAAACTTAGTATCATCATCAGATGAGATACTGTTTCCTTTAATTACAGCTTTAGGTGTTTTATAATTATTAAAGTTCTTAAACGTTACAGGGGTAGCGTCATAAGTATCCATATTCGGGTTAATAGTAATATTATCACCAAATGACTGATCTACTTTTCTAACAAATTCGCCATAGACGGTATCTTTAAGTTTAATAGCATTGTCTACAGTACAGTCTAAGAATTTAGGATTATCACCATAAATCACATGACCAGTATTATCAGTAGATACAGATAGATATGTACCAGATGTGACTTGAGCATATCTAGGATGAATATATTTATTAGCCTCAGATTCAATAGAATCTAGTTTGCGTTTATCTTCTTTAGACATAAGCCCATTTTCTAATCTTGTAGCTTTACCTATTACCATATTAGATGCTTTGTTCCAAGACTCACGTTCTTCTTGAGATACATGAATATCCTGATTAGACATATGGACATACCCATTATCTATTAATTTAACTAATCCGTCAGATAGTTCAGTCTTATTAATTTTATCTATTTCGTTATCAAAAGCCATAAAACTATCCTCCTTACTTAGCTTTAATACAATACAAAACAGTTACAGACCTAGAGGAGAACCCATCACTTGTTTCATTAACTATAGGTTTATAATAGAAATTCAAAGACTCTCTATTATTATTGGTATATGTATAACCTATAGGTCCAGTCTCAGCACGTTGATTATAATAAGGATAAGAATAATCAGGTACGTTTTTATAAGTATACTTAATTAATGGGTATTTATTATATAAACCCCTATTAAAATCTGCTTCATAAGTACTGAACGTTGTGATTGGGAGTGTACCAAAGATATTAGCTCTACGGGCTTTAGATATATTACCGTGTCTAGATAGATCACTAGTTGGTCTAAGATGTAAATTGTAGAAGTTTGGTAATCTAATTAGGTTGTCATCACTACTAACGTAAGAGAAATACATAGTCTTATTATTAGCATTAAACTCAGACTCTTGTATTATTTTACAATATCTAGATACTCTATCCCAGAGGGCTGGATAGTCATTCTTATTAATCGTAGAGCCGTCTAATAATAAGAAGTTTTTAGGTACTACATTACCATATATAGTAGCAATGTACCCAATAGGAAATCCTGTGGCTGGTATATATCTATTATCAATCTTACCAGTATCTGTATTATAGGTAACAGGGTTATCTGGTGAAGTTAGTTGTTTCCAAGTACCATTATTAAAATAATAAGATGCTCCAGTCTTAGTATTATACCAAAGCTTTTTAGTATTTAGATTGGTATTAGATTCACTAAATTGGATTACAGAGTCTAAAGCATAGTTTTTCATAGTAGTATAGTTTACCGCTGCATTATCCTTAGCTTTAGATACATCAATATCAGGAACTGTAATATTATTAAATACCTGATTATTATTCTTAGCAAACCACTCTAGAGGTTTACCGTTTAATGTATCTACAGAGTCTACAGTTACAGGTAAGATTTCTGGATCAGAATATCCATAGATATGACCATACTCATCAACTTTTTTATACTTATAAGTATTTACTGGTGTATATTTAGGGTGAGTATAGTTATTAGCACCTTCTTGGATATTGTCTAATTTGATTTTATCTTCTTTAGACATAATACCATCAGCTTCCCTAGTAGCTACCTTGGTTAAGGCTTCATATGTTACTTTATTCCAAGTTTCACGTTCGGCTTTAGTTACATGCATATACCCATCTGTAGTATGGAAATTAATATCACTTAAAGTACCAGCTAAGACTGTATTGAATTCTTTATCAGTAAGCTTATCTACTACTATATTAGACTTGCGAGATTTATTATGCTCACCAAGCCATTCTTCCTTACGACGTTTAGCTTCATCTTCAGAATAAGATTCCCACCATTTGATTATATCTTGCTCTTTAGACATAGGTTACCTCCTTTCTTAGTATTTTGCTTTAATCATATAAATTGTATTAAAGTGCCAAGGCTCATTTACAGTGGATTCGTTATCAATACCTTCGTTTGTATTGAATGAACCAATGACAATAGTACTGGTTCTGCCTGTGGAGAGACGTTCATTTTGAAGGAGACCGGTAGCTGCCCCAGTTCTATCCAATAATCTAAATGCTCCACTATAATAACCTAAACGTTCATTTACCATAGTTCTATTATTTATATCTAGAGTTCTATATAGGTCAGTTTGAGTGCATGTATTAAATGTACTAGTCTGTCTAGGTGTACAAGATGGAGTAAATCTACCAGTATCTCGTACATCAGATGTAGACCCTAAGAAGTCATTTAGTTTAGGTAATATAAACGTACCATCACCTTTATCGAAGAAATGACCGATAGATGGCAGATTGCTGAACTTACCATAGTTAGAATAAGGAACTAATAGATTAGAATCCTTAGCGAAGTTATATAAATCTAAGTAATCATTCTTGTTAACTGTATCACCTTTAAGTGGTAAGAACCCATCAGCTCTCATCATATCTACATTTGCAGTTATAGATGGGAGAATAGCACCAATAGGTATATTAGCAGATGGAAGTAGGGATACTGGGACTTTATTATTACTATCGAGTTTTGCTATACTATCTTCTAATGTAATATTAACCCATGTATTTAAGTCTCCATCATAATATGATGCTACCCCTGTAGTTGGGGAGATTCTAATCATATTAAGATTAGGTGTAAGATCATCACTGATATAATATGCATGCGTAATAGACTCTTGGACCAAATTCTTTCTAGTTATAGGATAATTGGCTCTAGAACTATCATTATTATAGTACTTGAACGTTACATTACCTTTTAGGAATGCATTATCGGCAGAAATAAAATCATCTGGGTTAATACCACCCAATTTATTAGCATTTCTGGCTCTTACATTAAGTCTTGTAGGGTTATTACCAAATATTACATGCCCTTGGATATCAGTGGATACCTCAAGATAGCTACCAGGTGCTACATTAGAGAATGGATGTACATATTTATTAGCATTAGCCTCTATTCCGTCTAATTTAGCCTTATCAGTTTTAGTCATAAGACCTTCATTATGAGAAGTAGCTGGTTTTATAACACGTTTAGCTGATTGGTTCCATCTATAACGCTCTTCTTCAGTAACGTGGATAGTATGATTGTATATATGATCATATTCATCCTGAATGCGATTACGTAATGTCGGTGATAACTCTTGTTTGGATATGTGTCTAGGAATAGTTTGATTTAGACTTTGTCTATCATTATATGACATAGTAAACCTCCTATACCTCAGTTAGGGTGACTTTATATTTCTTACCACCACTATTAACCACCAAGTTACCATTATCGATATCAAATTCCATAGCTTTCTTAGTCTTAGCTACAGTTTCATCATTACTATCGAAGATTTTAACTAAGTTATCCCATTCGTCAGCACCACTACGGATGAATAAGTCATTACCAATAAAGATAAACTCATGAGAAATATCTTGATCGACAGCTCTCATACCCATTACCGTAGCAAACTCTTCAGTTCTAGTACCTGTAACCGCAGTATCTAGGTTTAAAGCAGTTAATTTCTTTTGACCATAGAACTTTAAGTATGCAGCATAATCAGATGGTTGTGTATTTACATCAATCTTCTCATTTAGAGATAGCAAATACTTACTAGCTTCTGTATATACAGAGTGCCATTTCTTTTCTTTACTAAAAGAACTTAGGATATTTGTAGAATCAATCCAGAATAGATTTTCGCCATTACCAGTTGGCTCTACACGAGATCTGATATATGGGAATGTATTAGCTTCTAGATAGTTTACGTTAACGATCTCCATCTTAGTGCTATTCTTATCAATCACAGGTGTCGGTGCTTGTGGTTTACCTAAGAATATTGGACTAACGATAGGTGCAAAGTCATCAGGGACCATACCACCCAACCTATCAGCATTATCCACACTGATTGGCAGTTTGGTTGGATTATAACCTCTAGTCACATGACCCTCATCATCAATATCCACAGTAATATAGTTACCAGGTATTGCATTAGGTTTCTTAGGGTGAATATAATGGTTGGCTGATTCTTCAATACCGTCTAATTTAACTTTATCAGCAATAGACATAAAGCCATTATTATTACCACTAGCATTAGGAATAGTTGCTACAGTATTCCATAATGCACGTTCTTCTGCCGTAATATGGATTGTTTCATCTTTGGTATGGTTATATGCTTTGGTAACCATATCTCTTAGTTTAAGACTAAGCTCATTTAAGCCAAGCTTATCTCTATCTAAATCATAATTGATTTGTTCTGGCATAGTTTTTAACCTCCTATTTTAGAATTACTGGGATGTTCAAGTAGGCCAAAAGATGGCCCTAATGGTGTATTAACCATTAGGGCGTCTTTCTTACTTATCATTCTTTTGATAATTGTTTGTAGTAGATCCAGAACTACCACGGCTTAAATAAGTTAATAAACCACCAGCAAGTGTGGCAGCAACTGTTTCTGATTGGATAAATAGAGAGTACATTAGTGCTATACCACAGAATATTACAGTTACGATCTTAATAATATTTAAAGGGTAAAAGAATAATCTGGAATGATATGCACTATTACTGCTTGCTTCTTCAGGTTCCATATCTTCTATCTCAGTTTCTGTTAATTTAGGACCAGACTCTAATGGTTGTTTACCAAGCTTAGTCCATTTACCATCGATGAAAATATAATACTCTCCCTCAAAAGAAACTATATTACCATTATACTTAATCTCTTCTAAGTCTAATGATGGTACAGAGTCTATTTGAAGGACTTTTTCAATACACCCAGTAGTACTCCCCTTGCCATAGTCAGCCATTAGTTTCTACACTTGTGCTGCTGTATCAGAGATACCACGAGCAATGGCTCTAGCAAACTCATCTACCCGATTAATGAGCTTATCTTCTTCTACTGGATTATTAATGAATGCTGTTTCAACTAATACTGCTGGCATATCAGTTTTACGCAACACCCAGAAGTTAGCAGATTTAATACCACGGTCATATAAGTCTAAAGACTCAACTAATTGATCGTTAATATTATTAGCTAACTTAGTAGATACAGATGCAGGGCCTGCACTTGTATGTGTGAAAGTTTCAGTACCCTGAGCTGCTGGATTTTCTGCACTATTACAGTGAATAGATACAAAGATATCAGCATCCCATTGGTTAGCTGTTTCGCAAACTGCTTCTAAGTCATCATCTTGCATAATGTAAGTTTCATACCCTACAGCTTGAAGATATTGACTTACTAATGCACCAATTTTTTTACATACTTCGGCTTCTGTAGTACGAGAGCCTACAGCGCCTGGGTCGATAGCATAGCCACGACCATTAGATTTAGGGTCATGCCCTGGATTTAAAAATACTTTTTTAATTGCCATAGTTTATATTAACCTCCTATAGTCAACGTTTATAGTACTGTTGAAACATAGTAGTAATTTGGTGAAAGGAGGCTATATAATGCCAGATTTCAATGAAAAATACGATCTGATAACCTATAATGATTTGTCCCCTTCGTTAAGGGAACTCATTAATAGTTCCGATAAAAATCTCCAAAAGAGTTTGAATCGACATATGAATGACAATGAGGTTCATGTAACTGGTATCGAAAAAATGTTTTGGAATTCCAAAGCACCTATTAATGATCCAGCATTTACTGGTAGACCAACAGCACCGACTCCTGAGTTGAATACTCGGAACGATACTATTGCGACTACACGATTTGTACACAACGCTCTTTATGGTCTTACTCCTGAACGTGCTAAGACTGCTGACAGACTTAAAGGAACAGTAACCTTTGCACTTACAGGTGGGGTAACGGCTCCATCTGTTTTATTTGACGGTTCTAATAATGTAACGTTAAATATTACGTCTATTGATGCTAGTGCAATCAACGGTAAATTAGACTCTTCTAATATTACAGCTGGTACATATGATATCAATATTAGCGGTGTAGCTGCTAGAGCTAAATCTGCTGACACTATTGCTGGTCTTAATGCTGGCGATATTGCCTTAAAAGATTCTCCTAACTTTATTGGTACACCTACAGTACCGACAGCAGCTGCTGGAGATATCTCTTCTAAAATCGCTAATACTTCATTCGTTAATATCGAAGTAGAGCGTATTAAAGACTGGGTAACTAAAAACGTTAGAGCTTCTGAGGGTATTAAATCTATCAGTGCTTCTGGTAAGATTACAGCTGCTATTGCTAGACCAGACTCTAATGGTCATATCGATCTTAACGTAACAGGTATTCAGTTTAACTCTTCGGACTTAGGTAATATTGATGCTAAGACTGTAAATGGTTTTACAGTTGGCGCTAGTGTACCATCTGATGCTAAATTCACAGATACCGTATATACACATCCTAAGACATCTACAGACTTAACTACAGGTAGTTTCAGCCAAGTATTAGTAGACCGTGAAGGACACGTTGTTGCTGGTGCTAACCCTAGCAGTATGGATATTAATATCACTGGTACGGCAGCTAAAGCAGCAGCATTGGTTACACCATATAAAATGAAATTCAACGGTATTACCGCTTCTGAATCTATCATTGACGGTAAAACTGAAACTGTAGTTAATGTAACAGCAATTCCATCTGCTATTGTCACTGAAGATACTAACCGTAAATTTATGACACCAGATGAAAAAGCTAAGCTTAGTGCTTTACCATCTGTAGCAGAATTGAATACTAAGATTGATTCTGTAGCTTCTTCTATGGATTGGAAACCAGGTGTAGCATCTTATGCTGATATTGCTACTACATACCCTAACCCTAAGAAAGGTATGGTAGTCCCAGTAGCAGGCACTGGTAATATCTATCGTTATAATGGTACGGCTTGGGATACTATCTCTAGCGTAAATATTCCTAATGCTACTGGTACTTTAGATGGTAAGATGTCTAAAGAAGATAAGCTTAAGTTAGATGGTATCGAAGAAGGTGCTACTAACTATGAGCACCCACCAACTCATCCAGCAACTATGATCGCTGAAGATGCAACTCATAAGTTTGTAACTACAGATGAAAAGACTCGTTGGAATGATACTTACACTAAAGCTGAAGCTGATCTTAAATTCTTGGCTAAGCTTGATGCTGTAACTAATAAAGCAACTATCGGTGAAAACTGGGAAATTAAACCTGGTAATGGTGGAGCATTAGACTTCGTATTTAATAATGTAATCAAAGCCACATTAGGTACTGATGGTTTATTCGTTGCTAATGAATTATCCGAATCTGGTTCTGCTGGTGCTAGTGTAACTACAGTTAGCACATGGAAAGCTCCAGTGGTAAATGTAGCCGACCTAGATGATACTGCAACTAACGGGTCTGTATGTTTAGTTACATCTACAAATACAATCTATACTAAAACTGCATCCGGTTGGGTTCCTGTTAGTGGTGGTTCTAATACACCTGCTTCTACTGGCGACTACATTACTAGAGATGAATTGAATTCTTCTCTATCTAAACTAGAGAAGATGGTTAGAGATCTTCGTGGAGGAGAATAATGGCAGAAAAAACTTTAACTGGTAAAATACTTGATAATATTGCTGCTGGTTTTGCTGATGTCCAAAAAGACATCACTGATGCTAAGAACGCAATTGAAGCCGCTGGTGTCCCATCCAGCGGTGCTACAAAAAACTTATCTGAAGAGATCACTAAAATCCAAACTAAAGTCACTGAGAATATTAAAGAATCTGGTAATATTGAGGGTTTTGGTGGTGGTACTATGGATATTAAAGACGGATTTATTATTCGTAAAATCCATAATAATAGTATGAATGAGAATACTACAGAGCCGTTGACTAATAATATAGATTATAAAGTTCCTGGTGATATGTCTTATGAATTAACTTGGCCTACAAATGAGGCTATGAAAAAAGACATTAATGATTTTTATAACTTACGTTATAGCGAAGACGAAAAAGTACGAGAAAAATATAGCAATTATAGTAACCCTTTAGTTCGTTTGCATTTCCAAAAAAATAATACTGGGAGATTAGCAAATACTGCACAATATATCAATCTTGAACCATATAATCCATCTAGTGGTGGTGGATACCCTGATAGACCAAATTATGGCTTAGAGATTTATTTGACGGATGATACAATATCTACAACCGATACTGTATCACAATCACTTATTGATGACTATAAATTGAACAAGTCTGAAGTATCTACTACCGATACAGTTATTAAGTATACCGGTGAAAGTGCTATGTCTTTACCGTTATATGACAGTAAATTTACCATTAATGGTAATGATGTACAGGATTCTATTATAGTTACGGATAATTTTGTGGCAGGTATTTATCCTAAAATAAAAGCAACCATCTGTAAAAAGATTATTTTACATAATGACAATGTAATCATTGGTCGTCTACGAGGTTGGCGTGATTATAGAAATATGTCTACTAAGGGTATAGATATCTATATCGATAAAGATACTGAAACTTTAGAAGTCGAAACCGACAGTTTAAGTCAGTATATTACAAAGTCACATACAATGAAATATGCGTTAATTGGGCCTACTAGTATGCATACAATGATTAATATTTTAGTCAATAAATCAGATAAAATGACTGCTAGTATTAGAGCCGTGGCTCTTAAATTGGCCCCTATGTGTATAAGAGTATATACTTATGATAGATCCGAATATTATGATTTCAATAAAATGAAATGGGAATCTACAGAAGAATACTTTAATAATAGACGGGACTTTATTTCTTGGCCACGCTATTTATCTGATAAAAATGTGGATACTAAATCTATCTTTTACTATAACGGTTGGGAGACTGATCGATACACAATGGTAAATAGATTTAATTTGGATGATGGTGGGAGCAATGGTCTATTTTTAGATATGAGATATATTCGTGAAATCAGCCAGCTACAAGATATCATAAATAAAGCAAAGAGAGGGTATATATACCAAGTTGGTCGTGGTGAATATTTAACTAAAAACAACACTATTACTCTTAATAGCCCAGACTTTACATGGAAAACAAATACACGTTTAGGAATGACATCTTCAAGCTTCCCTGCAATGGTCTATAATTACTTTAATATACCAGAAATCGATGGTGTTAAAACTGTTACATTAGATTTATCCGGAATGCCTGGTGCAATATATGGTTCTCAAGAATTCCCTCTAATTGGATTAGAGCCAGAAGGTGGCCAAGTTAGATGTCAAGTAGTATTATCAGGAGAAGACGGCTCTAATTTAGCTAATACCGATTTTGAACTATTAGCTGCACCTGGTAATATTAAGTTCCTAGATCGCAATAAAACACCTATAACGACAGTAACTGTAGATAGAAGTTCTGTTAGTGAAGATAAATATATTATCCCTATTTTCTATAATAAATTTATCACAGAAGTAAATCTTACTGGTTGTACTATCGGTAAAGTTACAGGCTCAAATAACGGAGTATTTGTAGTAGGACAATATAATAATACAACACCATCTACTCCTATGATATTTAAATTGCATGGCTGTAAATATGGTGATGTATATAGTGGGTCTGCTAAAGATAGAGACCCAGAAATTGTACCATTATATCCACAACAAGCAGAGAAAAATGCTAAATATGTAAGATTCTTAATTGATGAATCTGACCCTATTTTACAGAATGATGATGTTCTTAGATTGCGTCTATCTTTCTATAATATGGATCAAACTAAAAAATATAACTGGTCTAAACAGGCGTGGGAATCTTTAGATAGTTTGACACCAGATGAAAAAGAATATAGATATATTGCCAACCCTCACTTAGAAGCAGAGGAAGAGGCCGCTAGACTTGCTGAGGAAGAAGAAGCTGCTAGACTCGCTGAAGAAAGCACAGAGAACTCTGATTCCGAAGAAGAAAATACTGACACAGGAGAGCATAATTCTGAAGATACTACAGAAGAAACCCATTCTGAAGAAAACTAATTGGAGGGAATAATGGCGGAAGATAATAAATTATTAACCGACCAGCTTCTCGATAATATATCCACTCAGTTTAGTACAGTTATTACTGACTTAAATGAGACCAAAAAAGCTATTGAGCTTACAGGTGTAATCTCTTCGGGTAAAACTAACACTTTACCTGAAGAGATCACCAAAATTCAAAATAAAACTATCGAGAAACTGAAGAAAGAAAAAACAGTTGATGGTTTAGTTGATGGTGAATTTGATTTAGGGGTTGGGATGTTATTTAATAATTTTATAAATCCCGAAACCTGTACTAATTATAATACATCGCTAATACCAATGTCAGATACATTTGTATTTACTAAACCATTAGGTTTTATTTGGCCAACTATTGAGAAGATGACTAGAATCGATGCGGCTATTAATATAGCCAAACGTTCTGACAATCCTAAAATTGCAGCCAAATATAAGGATAGAGATGGTAATAAACCTATCATTAAAGCTATCTTTAAAGATAATAAATACAATATTAGTAGTCTATATTTGACGGCTTTTCGTTCACCTGTAGGTAAGATGCCTACAACTTATGATAGTATAAATTATAGACTATCAGTAGAGTTAATTGATGATGCATTAGCCATTAGTAAAGTACCTCAGGACTTGATTGATAAATATCATTTAGAAAACTCTGGTATAACTACTGATACTAGATTCATTAATATGATAAAAAATAGAGATGCTGCTGCATCTTTACCTTACTATCATAGCGATTTTAGTATTAATAATGAATCTATTAATAGTCAATCATTATTACGCTGCGATAAATTCCGTATTTGTATGCATAAGCATATTAAGACAGTTATATGTAAAAGTTTATCACTAAATAGAAATCTTGTCTTAGCTAGTTTAATTTGTGATAAAGATGGAACCAATCGCACAACCATTAATCCTAATAAACTAGATATTTACCTAGATGGTGATATTCAAGTAAATGAGGATTTTACATTAGATCCGTTATTAGCTGGTGATTTCAAAGCAACTACTATGGTTAGTAATAATGATGCTACATTTAGAATTCTTGTAGATAAGTCTAAAGTATCTATGAAATCTCTTCGTAATAGTAGTAGTGTGCTTCCATTATTACAAGCTATCGTATTAACTTATGATAGAAGTGAATACTTTGACTATAATACCATGACATGGAAACCATATACACCAAATATGAGTATTCAACATTGGTTCGAATATTGCTTTAGAGATATATTCAAAGAGCAATATAAAATTGGTGTAACCCCTAGTAATACATTATTCGGTTGGGGTAATAATGCTAATGAGTCATCGATATACGCACGTAGTTATCTTGAAGAAAAAGAATTCTCTATATTCGGTAGTAGTATGGAGCTTAAATTACAAAGCGCTAATCGTACAGGTATATTCTATGGGGACTATTCTATATCTAATAGATATATTGCTGCAACTTTCAATGAAGCTTTAGTAAAATATGTGTATATTGCATATAAAGATAAACCATATACTATAGATAAACCTATTAGTTACATGACAGATAGAAGCCTTCTCAATATGTCAACCTATACGGATGATGCTACATCTAAAGAAATCTATAAGATTAATTTAGACAAGAAGGCTATTACTGGTAGAAGTTTGGATTTATTTTATCCAAAATATCAAAACAGTTTTAGAGATAAAGTGATCGAGATCACTCTACCTATCGATAACAATGCTAAACTTAACCGTTGGCATCTTCAAACTATGGCGTCATTTGGTGAAATTAAATGGTTAAACACCAAAGGTGAATTGATTGACCGTATCAATATAAATGAATCTACATATAATGAGATTAGTCCATGTGTTACACCATTCTATAATAGACATATCCAAGAGGTTAGCCTTACTAATGTAAAACTAGGATTTGACTATGTCTTAGCAGAAGAGGTGTTTGGTAAATTCTATATAGATGAAACTCAAACAGATTCAGAAATTGAAGAACCAACAACACCAATGATTTGGAAACTTGATGGGTGCAAGATGGGTGAAGAAACATTCGGCCCATATAAATACCGTGGTTCTAAAGTTTCTCGTATGTATCTTCGTTTATTTAAGAATGCTAAATACGTTATCTTCTTAGTTAACGAAAACGATCCTATCGTAAGAGATATTCGTGCTTGTTTAATAGGCATGATGTTCTATAATATGGATCAATCAAAATATTGGAACTATAATACTATGAGTTGGGAAAATGCTTCAGATATTGAGCCATATGAGATCCAACCAGAAAACCACCCAGATTATGAAACGTTCTCTAAAGAATATGATATCGAGGGTGGGGATAATTTTGACTATTTTTAATTGGAGGGGTCTAGATGTCTGAACCGAAGGCTACTACAACTGAACAGATACTCGATAATATAACAAGCGAGTTCAAACAAATTAAAACAGATCTTGAAAATATTAAAACTGCTATTTCTGATACAGGTGTAACAGTAGCTAATACAACTAGAGGATTAGCTAATGATGTAAAGAAAATATCCAATAAAGTTGAAGAGAATATTAAAGCTGCTGATGTTGTTGCTGGTTTAGCTGGTGGCTCTGTAAATATCAGTAATGGTTTTATGTATTCTGCTTCTTCTGAAGTAATTGACCATAATAGTATTGGTGCTATTCCAGGATTGTCTACATATACTGTACCAGACGATAAGAACTATCTTATCCAATGGCCAACAAAATCCTTTATGGAACAAACACCTTCGGATAAACGTAATATTACTATTAATTTTGGTAAACGTCATTTTGGTCAATTATGCAATACTTGTTATCGTATGCCTAAGTATACTGATTTGTATAATAATGATACTACATACAGTCTTAGAGTAAATCTTAATGATGATAGTATCGTATTGAAAAAGAAAGCAGATCTTACTGAAGATGAATTAACTATGCTAGACGTTGTTGGTCTAGAAGATGGTAGTGATATTTTCGAATGTAAAGGTACTGCATCTTTACCTGAATATACATCCGATTTCTATATTAATGGTAAGTCTCCGTATGCTGCAGTAATCAAATGCGACCAATTTGTTGTAACTGGTAACCCTAATGTAAAAGCAGTTATTACTGATACTATTATCATGGATGAAGAACTTATTCTACGTAACCGTGCCGGTATGGGTGAATATGGTAGAGGAAACACTATGGGTATGATTGGTATCCATGGTGGTAATACAACTACTGCGTTTAAAATCTTCGTACCTAAAGGGAAATCTAAATTCAATCTTATCAATTCTACTTTGAATCCTGATAATGAATACGTTAAAAACAATATTAGCAAAATTTCTAAATATGCTACTATTGCAGATGTAACTTATCAATATTATACTCTTATCGCTGTAGATCCTACAGAAGAAATGACAGCGTTCTTAATTAAAGAAGCTGAAAAGCTAGCTAAATTAAGCGTATCTATAATTTCACATGATTATACTAAATACTTCGACTACTGTGAATTAGCTTGGCTTCAAAATAAAGATAAAACGTTCCATTATATGTATCAACAATGGTTCGATTATCTTAAACCTACAGAAGAAGATTATAAGTATTATAGATTTAACGATGATATATCACAAAACACATTTAGAAACTATAGTCCAACAACTACGGAATATATTATTACACTTAGTGATGCTTACACATTGAAATATGCTAATACTGAGTCTGGTGAATCTGTATACGCTTTAGGTGATACTAACGGTTTATATCATAATAAAACCAATACTATAGTTATCCCTAATAAGAAATATACTTGGAATTTTAATAAAGCAGTATATTGTGATACAGATTTCCCATTCGATGGTGCTGAGTCTGGTGAAGACTGTGAGCATACTACGGATGATGGTAGAAATATTTACAGCATAAGCGTCTATACTGATCTTATCAATTCACCATCCATATACCCTATTATCGATTTCTATAAGAATAATATTACTGAAATACAAAATGCCGATGTCCATTTTATAATTGAACCAGAACGTGGATATGATGCTGATACTAAAACATTTACAACTTATGAAAATCTATTAGTTCAATTTTACTTAGAATCAGACTATCGTGCTCAGCTTAAATCAAAAGCATCTGATGGTTCCTTAAGTGATATTGAAAACTTAGTTATTATTGGTGAAACAAGGTATGGTAGACCAAGTAAATATACTAAATACTTACCATACTTCTATAATCGTAGCATCAAAACAATCAAAGGCACAGATATTACATTAGTACCTTTCCGTTTAGAAGCTAAAGAAGGTAAAGTTACTGGTGTAACTAATGATGACGTTGCTGTACCAGATGCTCCTATGGAAATTATCTTAGATGGTGACTGTGCTATATCTGCATGGCGAGGTGGTTTGTATTATGACCGTACTGGTAAACATCATATCATCACTCCAGAAAAGGGTGAATATAATGCTAAGTACGTTCATATCTTAGTAGATGAGACTAATCCTATCGTGACTAGTGCTAATGCTTGTCGTTATCGTTTAGCTTTATTTACTAAAGACAAAACAAAACGTTACAATTATACAACTAAGACTTGGGAAGAAGTTGCATCCTATACTGGAGATACTGCTACATTTGCAGAACTATTCCCAGAAGAGTTTGCTAAATTGACTGACGTTACAGAAGTATAATATGTACATTAAGGGGAGAATCAAATGGAATATTCGGCTAAATTAAAGAATCTTTCAGTGGCAGAAAGAATTTTATACATTCATGATTTGACTAGTGATGGGGTCTCTTTAGACCTCATCCTAGAATCTATTATTGCAGATGATGATGTGACTATGTATAAGTTCTTCGCTAAACAATATTTAGATATGCTAGATGGTAATGTATTAAACATGTGTGTTAAACATAGATCCTCTAATATACTAATATATCTAGAGTCTTGTAATCAGGCTTGGTTTAATATTAAGAATGATTACCGTATTGCTAGTGTAGTTTTGAATGCTATTGATGAATTCGACTTCTCTGATACTCTTGCTTTTTCTAGTTTAACTGGTATCTTATTTAGATTATTTAAGCATACTGGTACCACGAATGCTATCTTGGATTTATATAAAGCATTTATGATTAGATGTATGAAAAAGAAGAAATACTTCTTCCTAAATACATTCTGTATTCATACTCGTGGTTTATTTGAAGATAAAGTTGGTGAACTTGCTTTAGATAAACTATTAAATCGTTACCTAACCAAAGAAGAACTTGAAGATTACAATGAAAATTATAGATTAGATATTTAAATCTATATAACACTATAATATCATTGCATCTGCGGTGACAGTTCAATGGTAAACCTCGATAAAGCAATTAGCAGAATGAATCCCCATATAGACAATGTCTATATGGGGGTTTTTCTGCATTATTTAGCGTTGTTTCTAGCTACATATAAGGTTACACCAATGATGATCTTATTGGCCACTATACTAGTAAATGATTCTTTTCTATATACATAGTGAGCTTTCTCTAAGAATACTGGAGTAGTTCTAGCTACTACATAGTCAGATACGTATTTACGCATTTCTTTCTCTACATCTTCTCTTATATAGTTTTCATTATCAAATGCTAAGTTATTAATAACGATGAACTCATTGATACCTTCTTGAATCATATTATCAATCATATTATCAACTTCACGTACATCGATCTTAATTCTAGAGCGTCTGAATGACATCTTTTGTTCATGGAAGTATGTAACTCGGTTAATGATTACACTAACCGTAAAGAAGAAAGCTATTATACTAAATACCAGAATTACTATAAGACTGATTTCCAAGGTTGTACTCATTATATCGACTCCAATTCACTAAATGATCACGAACTTCCATCAATCCATTATCTTGTGTAGAGCCTACTTGGATAGCTTCGTCTAAGTAGCGTATAACTTTATTGGCTATCTCAATAGTGATGCCATATTTATACTCTTCTAGGAAAGCTCCCCAATTACCAAAACACATATCAGGATGAATGAAGAAATTATTTGTATTATGATATAGTTGGTGAGCTGTTAAATTTAACATTACAAGCATTACTTTATGCTCATGGTGCACTTTACGTAAATGCTCAACTAAGTCAAATGAAGTAATATACCCTGTAGTATTAATGATATGCTCTGTAATGATAAAAGCGATATCAAAGATAGTTAGCATATTATGATGCATTTCAATAGTTGCCATATCCATAGTGATATTATTATTGATTTGGCATCTGTCCATGCCTAGATTCATTAAGAAGAACTTATAATTCTTATAAGATCTAGATGCTCTAAATCTAGATACAGCATTCTTTACAAAACTTGTATATCTATCAATATCCATTAACGAATATTTAGTTTGATAGAACTCCAATTGATATGGTACAAAAGGAGATTTTATTACTGGATTATTTGGACTAGTAATAATACTTAAATCCGGAAACGGTTGACTCATATTCTAAACACTCCTGTTGTTATTTAAATAGGTATGATTAACTTGATGTTGGGCTAAATAGGCTATTATGGTCAGTACATAGTAGTAATCGAATAATTCCATTCCGAAGGGAGGAACTACAAAGAATGAGACTTTCTCATATTACTAAAGCAATCTCACCTGAACCGTTTGTAGATAATACTGTCTATTACAGTAAGATTCTAGCATTAGGTGCAGTTGTAAAAGATAAAGATCTAGCAGATTCTATGGAGTCTGAAGCATCTATGTATTATGCTGACCTATATATACAATCTATCGAAGGTAAAGCTCCTTATGATGCATATGAATATAACGACATTATCCTATCTCGATGTGAAATTGGTCGTGAATACTGGATGAGAATTAAGAAAGATCCACGTCTTATTCCATTAAATAAACGAGAAACCTGTCGTAAGATTGCAGCTGAATACTTTGTAAATCATTATGTCGAGTATAATGAATATTATCGAATGATTATGGGTAAACCACCATTAGGTTTACCGTTCTTATATGTAGATGAAGATTTACGTAAAGACAATATTGGTGTAGACTTTACTAAGCCTATGCACGATATGTCTGAATTTGAATTGAATATACTTGAAGAAGAGGGTATCATGGATGATATCCGTTCAAGATATAATGGGCCTAGATATGCTTACTTGAATTATATTGCATCTGGTATTACTGCATATGCTGCACGTAAAGCTGATAATTTTGAGCTACTATATTTACCACGTATAGACCAACAGGCTCTATCTGATAAATTTAAGAATCGTTATATAGTAAACCGTGGATACACTATGGCTACAGTATATTCTGAAGCATATAGATTTGATAGCGATTACTATACCAACTTTATTACCATCTTCATTCTATTACAAACTATGATTGATCTTATCTCTGAAACTGGTGAGCATATTATCAAGCTAGATGTATTAGACGAGAGATGTATACGTTATATCTTTGAGTGGCATGATGTACCATATTATGATGAGATTCCACTTAAATATCAAATAGCTATGGTTAAGAATCTTAATAAGCTATTGAAATTCAAATCTACACCAACCTGTATGGTTGATATATGCTCATTGTTTGGATTTGATGATATCAGAATCTTTAAATACTATCTTCTTAAAGATAGAAAGTCTGATCCTGATACTGGAGACTATGTATTTAACTATAAATACAAAACGTATCTAGATACCGAAGAAGTTATGGATACAGCTACAACTACTATGCCTATAACGGATAAGAATAATATCCCTATCCCATACCCAAATAATGATACTGAGTTCTTAGATAAGGGCAACTATATTCATCTATATGCTGATGATTATCTGGTACCACCATCTGAATATAATGTAATTGACCATAAGATAGTATTTGAGAATGAGCATTATCTTGATGGTAAAACTACACTTAAGTTTGACTTCCTGAGTAATAAGACTCCAGATATTCCAGCTAATATTAATGATTATACTATTAAGACTGAATCTAAATTCATTACTATTGTAGATAAGAATACAAAAGAAGTACCTATTGAGTTCCCTGTAGATAAGGATACTTATTTCAAGAAGGGATTTGGATTAAGATTGTCTGTAGGTTCTACATTTATAGATCCTACAAGATATAAGTTTAATAGTGATTTCACTAAGATCATCTTTACTGATGATATCAATTGGAATATAGATGATACTAAGACTAGTAGAGAGCTTATAGCTTTATTTATCTATTCTGATAAATATAAATTTAAGTTTGAAACTATTCAGACTAAAGCAGAGTCTACGTCTAATACTATTATAACTAAAGTACCAGAAGATATTGACTTTGTAGACCATGGTGTATACTTTGCAGATACAGCTTCTGTATATCTTCAAAAAGATAGATACTTCTCTACTACAACAGAAGATGGTAAGCTTAATATAACTAATATCAATAGTGATGATAGATTTATAGCTGACCGTATAGTAAATACAAACTTTGTATATTCTAATACTAAACCTATATCATTACAGTCTACGACTCAATCTATTACTGTAACGACACCAGGTGAAACTAAATATGAACTAGAATTCCCATTCCTTAAGTATATGGATAGTAATAACGTTATTGAGGTATATGTAAACGGTGACCCATTAGCATTCACTGAGTATACTATACTTAAGAATACTCTCCATATCAATAAACAAAATTTATTGATGCGTAAAGGGATTACAATCGAAGTTATCTACACTTATCCAGAAGACCAATCTATAACTAATAAGAAAGTTAAGGTCTTAGCTGTTGATAATAATAAGCAAAGTGTATTAAATCTTAGTTATCCTTACGATGGTTATATTGCTAAGAAGAATAAAGTCATTCTATTAGTTAATGGTAGACGTTTAGAAGAGTCTAGATACAAGTATACTAGTACCGGTATCGAGATTACTGATACTAAGTTCTTGCTTAATATTGCTGATAATATAGTATGCTACTACTATGACTACCCTGAAAATGAATTCGCTATCAATATAGAAGATCAATTCATTGATACCCCTATCGAGGGAACTAATAAGTTCCAAATCATATTCCCATTCTTTAACTATATCAAATCACATAATGGGTTATTTGTTACTATTGGTAGTACACTAGTATCCCCTGAGCGGTACAAAATCCGTGGAGATATTATAGAGTTTACAGATGGTACAGTTATTGATAGAAATCGTGGATTCAATATCACTTTCATCTATAATACTATCTTCAGAAAATACAATAAGTATATTAAGTCTGAGATGGTTGTATCTGATATAGCAGATGATGCTACAGGTATTACTATACCATTCCCATTTGATGGATATTTGGAATCTTCAAATAATAATAGAATGATGATGGTTATGGATGATGGTTATGTCTTAGTTAAGAATGACTATGAGATTATTAATGGTAAATTATTCTTAACCGATAAAGCCAAGATGGAAAGGCATGGTTCTAAAATTAAGTTTATCTTCAACTATATTAATGCTAAGATTAATAAGAAACTAGTCGAAGATAATGAAAAGAACTATGATTTGAAATTCGTTAAGATTCCTTTGACTGAGTCTGGTGATAAGTATATCAAAGACAGAAATAAACATATCCCTTACGATAAAATGACTGAGGGTGATGGTTTATGGACTGGTGAGATGGATAAAAATGAAGTATATAGAGAGATTCTTGACAAAGAGTTTAACTATGTACGTACAAAATACATCACTATTGATTCGGTAATGTCTATGACTAAGATTGCTTTTGATATGCCTTACTTCTTTAACTTATTATTTGATAAAGTCAAACTAGAAGATAGACTTATGCTACAAGTACCATCTATACGTGAGTTTAAGATGTTTAGACTTAGTGATATCATGTGTACACTATTCTCTCTAATGTATGAATACTATAATCTCGAAGACGATATTATGCAAGACCCTGAAAAGATTATGTATATCATGGGCTTTAACTTTGAGGCAGACTTAGGTGTACTTCAAAAGATGCTTAAGGGTCCTAGATATTATAAAGACTTGGATTATACTGGTGCTGATAAATTTGAAACTTATAAGACATCATTGTCTTCACCTAAACAGCTATTCAAAATCTTCAATAATAATATAGCATTACGTGATGATCTTCTTAAACATATGAGAGAAGCAAATAACTATCGTGAGTATAATGCATATAAGAAGACATATGAAGCATTGATGCAAATCAAATACAATAATGACTTCTTTAAGATGCCATTTACTACAGATAAAGGTAAAGAACCTAATAAGTCTTACTATAACTTCCTGACTTATAGAGATAGAGATTTGTCTGGTCTTATTGATAGTATCCGTAATATTGGTGATCTTACTGAAAAAAGAAAACGTATCATCAATACATGTATCGATATAACCAAGTATGTAGAAAGATACTTTAATAGTAATGAATACCAATACTTATTCAACTCATTCCCAGGGGTTGGGTTAGACTTTATCAAACAATACGTTGCTAAAGTTATTAACTTCTTTAAATCCTATAAGATTGAGGTTATGGGTATTAATACCATCTATAAATTCGATAGTAAGTTATTCGAAACTATTAGAGCTATTGATGATATTTGGTATATCTGTAAAATCAGAGATGAGGATACTATTGATATTGTAGATGGTATTGTCGATGTACATATTAGATCTATGATTAAAGACGAAGCACACTTCTGTGACAAAATCTACTTACGTAACTGGTGGTACAAAACTCTTATTCTTGCAGATATGTATGATATTCTTCCTAAAGATGTCATTAAATATATCGTACTCAAACCATTAATAGATAAGATTAATGGATTAGATGGTATTCATGATAAGATTAACTTAGACGTTAGACTCATATTAGATGATCATCTTAACTCCTTATCTATTTTAGATGGTATGAAGACTAAGACTAAGTTCAAGGTTACTGATAGTGCTAGGGTTCATGACCATATGTGGCTCAACCCGTTCTATAAAGCCTAGTTTAACATAGTTATAAAGTTTAAGCTTAAATAACGATAAATATATTTATGGAGGTCGACATGTCCAATACTAAAGAACTCATTTTTAACGAGTTTAATGGTACTGATGAGAAAGCGTCTATTACTTCTCATGCATACCGTGATACTGATATTGTAATTAAAGCCTTGGGTACTGATAAAGTATTATTCCGTGGCAAAAATAAAATTGTTTTACCTGGTGCTGAATTCACAGCTCGAGCACATTTCGGATTTGCACCAACTACTGAAATCACACCTTCCTATAATACTGAACTAGGATTAGAAAACAGTGTATTTGAAGTTCCAGCAGAAGCAGAAAAAGTTATGCTATTCTGTGTTGGTACTGATGGTTGTGGTCGTGAAAACTCTCAAGTACGTGAAGTTAACTATGCTAAATGGATTACTCCTGAAGCATTAGTTCCTTTCCGTTATCCATTAGTAACTGAAGATATCAGTGATGCTAAGAAAATGACTTACCATGGTCGTAAAGTAATTGGTAACCGTGTTGCTTACTACTTTAAAACATTCGAAACTGAACCTGTATTGATTCGTCGTTTCGAAGACGGTACCCCTATCGATGCTAAGATCTACAATACTAATAAAAACTTAGATGTAGAAACCATCGTAGAAATCCATCTTAAAATCACTGAAGATGAATGTCGTGAATTCTTCGTTAATACTGTAGGTCTTAATGAAGCACGTATCAATACTATCTCCTTATGCTATGCTTGGCGTAAAGAAATCGATGGTGTGATGCATTATCAAGATATCCGTCCTTTGACTAAATTGAACTTCCCTAATGAACAATTAATCGAACTCAACAAAGGTATCGATATCACTTATCAAATTTATTATTAATAACTAATATAACAGTGAAAGTAATAGGAGATGGGAACCCATCCACAATCTTCTATTCTACTCTCACTCATAGGAATGATCATCCTATAACTCTTTCAAGATTAGTTTACCTCATTTCAATAACTAATCGCCCTATTATTCCTGGATGTGGTCTTCTCTCTACATCCAGGAATAAATCCTAAAAAAAAATAAAACATGGGTAGGTAAGTAAATGCCTACCCATGTAATATCATAATTCATTCAAAATCTAAGGTTCTAGATTTTGAATAAATTTTAAACAGGCATCGTATTCACTACGAGAATAGTTTTCAGATTTACCATTCTCGTAGTTGCGTACGATATCCAAAGCCAATCTTATTTTTAAATAATGATCGACTTTATACCCTGCTGTGAGATTATAATATCTCATCTGTGCGCCAGTCATAGGAGTCACCTCCTTTCGGCAAGTAGACTTATGTCTACAAGTGTATGGATAAATTTAGATACAGCTACTCGCAACTAGCTGTATCTACCATACACGTTTATAATATATAACCATAAAAATCAACTTTTACTATAAAAAATAATATACCCCATATAGGCAATGCCTATATGGGGATATCTTTTGTATTATAATGTATCTTGAAGAAGTAATGAGTGAAACTCTCTTAAGATTCTTTCATTGAATGAGATATCAATTGCATTCTTATATTGATCTGATACATAGTCTAGATTGTATTGGCTACAATTAGTTCTAAACTCATACTGAGAGAATATATTGAATGGTCTATAATATCCAATATCTAACTTACGTTCAATATAATCATTGTATAACCCATGGAGCTGTTTAATAGCATTACGCTTATCTCTCTTATAGATATTGATTATATTGTCTAATGATTTTAATAGATACGGTATGTGTAAATCTACTACTCTATTAGACATACCCTTAACTTCGAAATATGTCATAAGCATATCTCTAGTAAAGAAGATACTCATATTATTTAACTCTAAGTAATCATAGTATGTAGACTTTGCCTTGAAAGTTATACCATCAAGTTCTGGGTACATTATACTAGGATTTATGATAAATAACGCATCATTACGTATCTCCAGTAGGGATACTAAGGGAACTTCATTTTTCTCGAGAAAGGCTAACTTGGCCTTCTTAATCCCCTCAGCTAAGATAGAACTGAGACGGTTATCTCTAATGAAATTCCCCATAAAGTGTTGTCTATTATACCTATCCATATGTAAAACCATATCATAAGTTTGAGTATCAATCTTTCCATATTTATATAGAATATTAAGATTGGCTTTCTCAATATCGTACTCCACGATATTACTATCGATTACCATTCTTATATCTGATACATAGTCTCGTCTGGCTAATACACTATTATATAAGCTCATTAGTAAACATACTCCTTGCTTGTACACCATACGTAGATGGCATACCTCTCAGAGGTTTGTGTTCGGCTATTTGCTGTAATATTTGAGCATATAGACCAGACGATTGATTGATACTTGGGAAGTTTAGATTCTCACCAGAGTTGAAGTAATCGTAATCCAATAACAGTTTTTGGTCTGTTACATCTCTGATATATATTGGCTCGATACCCCATTCAACTTTAAAGAAGTCACCCATAACTTCTGCGATATTATATAACCAATCGTTATACATATCTACGACTATGATAGCTGTATTATTATTGATGACACTTGTAGCAATCTCAAATAGCTCTTTAAAAGCTTTCTGTGATTGATTCATTACACTGTCACCAAATAACCCATCATACTCTTTAGTAGCTGGATCATAGTTACGTAAAGCGTATATAATCTCAGCCACACCTTCAAGAGACTCTAGTCTATATATCTTAATATCTTCTTTTAACTTAAAGAGATCTTCATATAGTCTAGACGTAATAACGTCTGTAAAGATAAGTTTCATAGTTAACTCCTTACAAACATAGATGGTCTTGCTCCACGTAATGAAGCCTCATATGTAGCTTTAGCTATACGGTTAGCGTCGTCAAATGCTAAGCTATTACCATATCGGGCCATAAGCATAGGCTGTTGTGTATACAAGACATTTTGAATGAATGCTTGAGATGCTTGAGCACGATTAAACAACGCAATGAAATTATCATAAGAGATATTATTGCTTTGCTGTAACCAAATCAATGCATCAAAACCAGCACCCATATCTGGGTAAATAGCATAAGCATCATCAGAATACCCCAAGTTCATATTCTCAATTGGAACTTTACTTTGGAGCTTCTCATGGAAGAATGCCATTAATACTTCAGGGATTAGATTGAAACTATCCCATTCATCTTTAGGGAAGTATAATAATACTTGTTTCCCTGTAAGAAGACCTGTAGCTACAAGCAATGCACTGTTCAAAACGACAGTGTTATTGGATTGTAAATATGCCATATATTGGTCTCTAAATACTTGGTCTGCCACATTACCATTATAACGTTCTTGTGCATCTAAGTATTCTGCCACTAATTCAAATGGCGGAAGATATGCCGGGATTGTAATAATCCCGCCACCATCCATAGGTTCATCTGTAATTGCAACAACTCTTGAAGGTCTTCCACTAGCCAATAAGTTATCTACCATAATAGTAGAGTTAGTTATAATAAATGGGCTTGGAGCCTGTGGTGCATAATTCATTGAAACCTCCTAACTAGAAGTTTGCATCAAACTTCTTATTACCATATTTTACTTTCTTATGCTTCGTATTAACTTTAGCACTTACACGAGATTCTTGAACTTCTGCTTCACGTTCAATACGTACAGCATCAATGTCTTTGATAAGACGTTCGATGTCTTCACCAACTACACTGTATAGTTTAGAAGAGTTTACACGTACAGTATACATTACTGGACCGTCTAATTCTTTAAAACCATCTTGCTCAAGATCAATACATAAGAAATCAGGTAAGATCTCAGTAAGTAACATTGGTTTGTTTTCTTCACTCTTACCTTTGATTAGGGATAGTGTTTTAACAATGTCTTTCAACTCACTGTCTTCATAAGTTTCGATTTCACTCATAAAGTCATTGATTCGATCTTGTAATACCTGTTTGAAATAACGGATATCTGTCATATTCATAAGCATTTTATCATTCATTGTCTCTTCATTCTCCTTGTTTTCAACCTCTTTGGGCTGTTCTACATGATTGTTTTCTTCCTGTTTAGTTTCTACAACTTCAGGTTTAGATTCAGATTCTACTGGTTCAGTGAAGTCATAGATCTTGCCGTTTGTAGTATCAACTACATTTACTGGTTTACCATCATGAGTAATCAATTTGATTGGTTTCTCAATAACTGGTTCTTCTTTCTTAGCTTCTGGTTGAATTACTTTCACACCATTGGCTGTAACGATAATACGCATTTTAGCGTTATCTTTCTTAGCTTCTTCTTCGGCTTTACGAGCTTCACGCTCTTCTTTATCTTGAAGAAGCTTCTTCAAATATTCATCATTATGCTGACGAACTTTATCAGTTTCAGTTTTCATATCATCGATAGCTTGACGATAGTCATTAAGAACTACCTCATGTGGTGCTACGAATTCTTCTTTACTTTCGTTGATTTGATTAGCAAAACCTTCTTCTGTACTGAATACAGTTTTACCGCCAACTTTAATGACACATTTGATACCCATGTCGATCCCCCTTGATGGAACATAAACGGATAGTTTATCCTTACCTTTATATTGTTTAGCTTTACCTATACCGCCACACTTCTTACACATAATCTTATTATACCCAGGAGTGTAACCTAGCTCACCACCACATACAGCAGTGCTATGCCAATCTATAGGTTTACGGCAATATGCCGTATCTTTATCTAGAATATACATGTCAGCATAGTCTAGTAATACAGGGCCGAAGCCTTTGCGAACTCCCCAGTTCTTAAAAGCCTCAGTCCCAAAATCATCTATTACGAAACGTTTTGTGATAGCACGCATAATATCAAAGATATCTTCACGTACAGACCAGAGCTGTGTTAGATTCTCAATCGGAATAACACGCTCAAATGTACTTAAAACACCATCATCTGTGGTATCAAAGCACTTACTTACGAATGGTTTAAGATACTTTTGGTTAACAATCTCATTTGGACCATTAGTTCTACCAGCTCTATCTAAACCAATCTTTACGATAAACGTATCATCAAAATCTGGTTGGGCTACTACACGGTTAGTACCAGCATGTGCTAGTTTATATCCGAGAGGGTTTAGTATCCCTGCTAAGATTTTGAATTTGTCTTTGAAGAATTTAATCTTTGGGTTAGTCACTGCTAACTTAATCGATTTAATTGTTTCAGCATCAAATAAGTCCTCAACCATAGGGCCTTGTAGATTATCGAAAGCTTGCTCTAATGGTACAGTATAAGCTAACGACTTATACATAGCATCTAGATGGATCTTTCTTATATCTACACCACTATTTGTTAGATTGAGTCTTACATCATCAGCTAATGTGCTTGCTACGATCATAATTGCCCCCTAGTTCTGGAGATAAATATGCTTTGATTGCATCGTTAGCTTGCATATTTAGTTCAACCTGTCTTTTAGCAATGGAATCAATAGATTTACCATTATAAGTGTCGAACTCTGGATCTTTTAAACAAGACCCTTCAGGTAAGTTCTTTCCTACAGCTTGGAATTGTTCTAGAATAGAATTCTCAAAGTTGATTCTATCTTTATTATAATCATAACCAGCTAACTTACCAGTTTCTTCTAAGTAGACATAATTGTCCATCATGTCTTTAAATTGCTCATCATTCTCATACTCTTCAAGCAAATCAGATACTTGACCGATACGAGTCTTATGCTTATAGCTACTTAGTGCTTCTTGGAATGGAGCACGTTTATAGTAACCAGCATTTTCAGATAAGTCTTTAGGTCTACGGTGAGCTTGCTCTAACATTTCTGCTCTAGCAATACATGCTGCGAAGTTTTTGTTATCGATCTCTTTATCACCTGTAGCTTTGTAATTACTGAATGCTGTAGCCCATGGATAGAAGTTTGTAGGAACCATAATAGGCTGGCCATTTCTCATTTGGAATGCTGACCATTCAGGTGCTGGACGTGCTGGAACAACTGCTTCACGGAAGCGTTGGTTTTTCATACGCCAGTTATAAAGTCTTAACTCTTTTTCATCGAAATCAATACGACGTTTTTGAGTTAACATATCCCAATCTGGGTATTCCCAGTCTTCCATCTTACGAAGTTTTCTGGAAGATTCTGTTTGTAATCTTGGATCATAGATGTATTGATGAATCAAACCATATGGGTCTTGTTCATCATAAACTTTAGATGCAGTTTCTTCATCAACTTGGTTCATTACCATATAAGAAGATACCCACATACCTTTCCACCAAGCCATCTTATCTTCGTGGAATTTACGTGCATTCTCATGCTTTGCTTCATACTCTTCTTTAGCGAATCGTGCAGATTCTTTGTTGAAGAGATGTGCTTCTGCCGGAGTTAATACTCTTGTATTAGGAATGAAATGTCTAAGCATATCATTTTGCTGTACTTGAGTCTTAATCTCATCCATTGGGAATGTCCATCCTAATCTATTACCTCGAGCTTGCCAAGATCTTCTAAGAGATCTACGTTCATACTCTTCTCTACGTTGATTGTATTGATCGATCAAATAGTTTGCGTATAACAAGTTCTGTTCGTCACACCATGCTGGATCTTCAGGTCTTGGTGTTGGCAATTCTGCTTGCATCTTAGCAATGCCACGATCACAAGAATTGATGCTTTCCATTAATAGATTATAAGTATCTTGGTCATATCTTGCACTGTTTACTTGCTTAACGTAGATGCCACGTTTATCTACTAATAACTGTAGCTTGTCGAATAAAGCTTGTTTATTTTGCTCCCAGTTATAACGTTTAACCCATTCATTGTATCTTGCTTTATAATCATTGATTTCTTTAACTTTAGAGTCACGTTGCTCTGGAGTTAGACCAGGATTATTTAGCATCTCAGCTATAGCTTTATCGCTAGGTGGAGCTTCCATATATCCTACATCATATATAGGAACATAGAATTTGTCCACTAAGATATTAAGACAACTGGAGTCTTTAGGTGTTACCATGACTTGCCAGTTAGGGTTTACAGGATATCCTGCTAAAGGGTGACCACCAACAGTAGTTGCTAGTTCCCAATTACGGCGTTGATCTTCATACGCCATCATTCTTGCATCTACCATTTGATTTTGGTATTGCATAGCCATCTGTTGTTGAGATACAGATGTGGTATTAGATGTGATATTAGGTAGACCAGCACCATGGAAATATGTACGGTGTGGGCTACTAAGAATACGTTGACCTTTAGGTAATTGTGGGAATACACCCTCTGTAGGGTCTTGACCACGAGACAATAATAAGTCTTCGTATAATTCTAATACGAACTCTTGTTCCAAATCAGCACGATCCGGATAAGCATTTAGAAATGATAGTACGTCTTCATATGTATTCTCAGGTTTCCAAGGTACATTATGAGACACACCACAAATCATATCATTAAGACGATTGATGTATGCGTTTCTGATATGGATGTCATTTTCAATCTCTTCTGGACGATTAGCAAATCCTAACCATTTCTTTGCATCATATACATCACTCATTTTATCAACCAGAGAATCAGTCTTAGGGATTGGATTCTCTTTGATATCTTTATACACGATATCAGTCATCTCTTGAGCTACTTGCTCAAGCATAGCATCAAAATCAACTTCACCAGAATTAATTAGAGTTTGGATATCATTGTATCCTTTCTCATGAGCTAATCGTTGAAGTCTATTGATGAGTACTGGTGTAGAAGCTATAGCTTCAGCTCGAGCCGCTTCTTGCCAAGTCATTTCAGTTGGTTCCATTAAAGACTCAACTGTTACACCACGGCGTTTAGCAACTTCTTCTATTTTGCTACGCCAGTTATTTGGTTTATGCCAGCCATTATGATCTGGTTGATACATAGCTGCTGTTGGTGGGATAAAAGAAGCCATACCATTCATCGATGGTTGACCATTAAACCCATAATCCAAAGGCACTGCTGTTTCGAAATCAAATCTTGGAGCATTACCCATAGCCATATTTTGAGATACAGCTGGTTGTGGTTGAGGCTGTTGATATTGCAACTGTTGCATCATCATTGCTTGTTGTTGAGCTTGAGCCTCGTAGATTTTGTATAGTGGTACAGCATCTTGGAAATCGAAATGTACATTTGGGTTGATACCACGTTCTTGCATTTCTTTATAAGCTATACCTTCATTAACCATTTGTGCCATATCAGCCCAAGACATTCGTCCTTGTTGCTGTGGCATTGGTTGTTGTACAGGTTGCATTTGTTGCACTGGCTGTTGTACTTGTTGTTGCATACCATACCATGCGCCTGCTGGAACTGTTTGAACTTGTTGCATTACAGGCTGTGGTTGTTGCCATTGTTGCTGTACAGGTTGTTGATATTGCATTTGTTTATCTGCTATATCTTGGTTTACCATTTGTGCCATATCAGCCCAAGACATTCTTCCTTGAGGTTGAGGTGCTTGTTGTGGCATTGGTTGTTGTACAGGATGTGGTTGTTGCTGATGTACGTGTTGGTGGTGATCATGTCCACACCCGCAATCATGATGATGGTGGTGTTGTGGTTGACCCATCATCTCTCCTAGAGATGGAACATGTTGACCTTGTGCTTGCATTTGAAGCATTTGATTAGTCAACTGATTGAAAGCTTCTGCATTTTGATTGATAAATGCTAGCTCTTCCGGTGTAAAGTTTTGTGGATTAGCTACATTAGCTTGCACCGGCTGTTGCTGTACTTGTTGTACAGGTTGTGGTTTCTCTTCTACCACTTCTTCTTTAGCCTCACCTGTCAATGAGATGAACATTGACTGGGATTTGTATACTTCACCCTTAAGTGCAGCAAGTTCCTTCTTAAGCTCTTCAATCTTGTCCGCATTATCAAAAGCATCTTGAATATACTTTTCCCCGTGTTTTAATAGCTCTCTATTAGTTGCCTTAAGAGATTCTATTTGATTAGTAATTACTTCACATTGGAAGTTTGTAGTATCTACCACTGGTGTAGGTACTTGTACAGGTGTAGTTTGAACCTGTTGTTGTCTGTTGCGGGCTCGTAAGCCATCGAAATACATTTTTGTTTCTCCTTCTTGTCTATCTTGAAACACATGAGGATTACCCTCGAAATTAGAAATGGATATGAACTGTTCACCCATACTAGGCGAGGCTTCATACTCTTCTCTTGTGATAGTTTGTACTCCCATCTGTCCATGGGGTATATAATTACTATCAATACTGAACTTATCCATAGACTTTCTCCTTTCTTGATGGAAAATATAAACATCAGCCAAAAGAATAGCTGTTCAATATCACAGCTATAATATACATCTATAAATTAAGTTCATCTGTCATTTTTGAGGGGGTATTTAAGCACACTGAGCTATAAGTGCCCAGTGTGCTATAAATGTATTAGTCTTCAGGGTTTCCTTCTAAATAAGTTGCTTTAGGTCTATCATTCTTTGTTTCCTCAATAACAGCGTTTTCTGGTTCTTCTAGTTTTGGTTCATGATTTTCTTCAACCGGTTCTTCTTCTGATGGATTAACTATATCCATTAATGCTTTCTTTATAATATCTACTAATTCTTTACTAGCTAGATCATAACGGTTATTGAAGAACATGTCACCAAATAGTACAATATCTTTATAACCATATTGAACTCGATTGATTACCAACTGTACAGCTTCTTCATATGTCTTAGCGTCAACTGTAGCTGCGAATACTTCAGATATACCCTTCTTAACAAAGTTAGGGTTAGTTAACTCCATTGGGTTTGCTTGGTTTGCTTTAGCCCATGGTTTCATTGTAATATTAGTTACCTCAGCAGCATTCATAATCAAGATTCTAAATCTACCACTAACGTACACGTACACAATAAGCTTATCATTAACCACTTCAAAGTATGGAGAAGTAACTTCTACAACTTCATCGAATACTGTATTGATGGATAACTCTAATAGAGTGGAAAATTGTTTATTCAAATCATCAATAGTGAGATCTGTTATAGATAAATATTGTAATTGGTCTGAAATAACTAGATTTGTTTCACCATTATTATCATGATATGCAAAAAACTCACTCTTACCTTTTTTGAAATCTTCAATAGCTTCTTCAGTAGTTGTACCTGTGCTATTATAATCATTCTTTAGGATAAATTCTACGTTTAACTCTTTCATTTGATTTACCTCCTATAATCAAAGATTGTTTCATATATGTGATATAGAAAGTAAAAAGTTACCCATATAGGTCAATGACCTATATGGGTTTTTGTGTTATTATAGACGATATAGAACGAATAAGTTTACAATAATCATGATCACCAATAATACGTATACTGGAGTTAAGTTAACCGTTTTGAATTCTTTAGGATCAATAGCTTCAGCAGAATTGAATAGATTTTTAAGCTGCTCTGCTTTGTCTTCAAGATCGGCTTTAACGTTAGCATCGTATTTATTAATGTGGTCTACTAAAGTAACAGATAACGCATCAACTTTATTAGCAACTTCATCTTCAGCTTCTACAAAAGAATCAATTCTTGCTGATTGTTTATCAGTCAAAGCTTTATTAGCAGCCTGGTTCTCTTCTAGAATTGCCATTTTAGTTTTAATGTCATTAAGCTCTTCTAATAGTTGCTCAGAATTGGCTACACACTGAATGATGTCTTGATTATTCTTAATCATTGTAGCTAATAATTGCTCACGCACTTCAGCAACCGTAAAACGATCACCTATTGGTTTCTTTTTAGTATCTTCTTTTGGTTTAGCCATATATGTCTCTCCTTGCATAATTTCTAAATTATCTATAAAACGGGCTAAATATTACTTATAATATTTATGATAGTGTTTCTCATAGATTCTTATACTTAAAACTAAATATCTTAGATATACGTTTAAAGTCAGGGTGAGGGTATCTTTCAGTTATAATAGGAACGTTAGGTTCTATACGTCTTCCATATATACCAGTACTATTACTATCATAAAGCAAATGTCTTGTATAGTTGTCTATATAATTATTTGCTTGATGTAAATCATCAGCTAAAGCAAAGTAATCTTTAAACGATACAAATTCCTGATTATATCTATTAGAGTTTAGGAAGTTATTGTATGCTTTCTTAATATGCATTAGTTTTCTAGTATCGATATGTCCATTGATATGGAATATTCTAATATTTACCCAATCAGGTATATTGGATATTACCGCTAAAATATGGTGGTATAAGTGCTGATTAGCTACAGGTGCACCAGATGAATTATACATAATACCATTCTCATCCATATGTCTTAGCCATCCAGGTAACCAATCACGAAGAGCACATACACTAATCTTACTATCACTAAAAATATTAAACGTTGTAAATGGACACAGTTGTCTCCCGGTAGTCAACTGCTCTATATACATAAACGCTAAAAGAAGACCATACAGTTCCCCGTAGTTATTCGTAGTCTTACGTATATACTGATAAGTTGGTTCTAGCATCCAGAATTTACCACATCTATCCAAATATTGCATTTCGTCAGAGTAAAATAATGGTAGACATCCTGCTACGACATCATCAAACTGCCTAGTATGACTTTTCTTATTAACCGAAGCATCAGTAAATAAGTTCAATGTAGTTGAGTTATAAATATCAAACACTTTCCTTACACCCCCTTGAGTGTGATATATAAAAATCCAGTAAGACCGAATATGGCCTTACTGGATAGTTATTATAAGAATTGAATATTATTTAGATTTAGTGACAATCTTAATACCGTTGCTTTGTAAGTTTTCCAATAAACCCACCAAGGCAGCTGCTTCTTCAGAGAATGTATTTTGTTTTGCTGCTTCTTTGATGAATTTAACTTTTGATTCGTCTACTAGAATAGCTTTAGTGAACGTTGCGTCATCAGGCACTAAATTTTTATCGCAGACAGTTTTAATAGCTGCTAATGTATCTGCACATTCAGCATTTTCCATGAAACGAACCAAATCACGGGCTTCAATTACAACTAACTTTTCGCCATTGTCTTGAGTATACTCAACGACAGGAATCATAGTAGCATCAAATTTCAATGCAGAGTCTAAAGATTCCACGGCTTCAGTTACTGTAATCGCTTTTGCTTTAATTTCGTCTTCTTGCAAGGTATTAAAATGACCTAAATCATATTGCATAGATAATTCTTGTAATACGTCAAAGTCTTTCATGTTTAATCCTTTCTCTGGATATAAATTCTATATCCAATTAATAACGTGTTCTAGGATTTAAAGTATTAAATATCTCTTGCTTACGTTTCTTCAATAATTCAAGTATGAATTCTTTTCTAGGTAAGTCATAAGCACCACTATCGTCGATATACATATACTTAGTTTTCAATAACTCTTGACTCTTAGCATGATCATATGAAGCTGTAGCTTTCTCAATCTCATGTAAGTTTTCTAATTGGTCAATCGTAAAGTATGGTTCATACATCTCTACAAATTTTTTATAGTCCCCGTAAACATGAGTTGTCGGGATAAATAAGTAGTTATTATGAACTAGTTCGTGTACTGTTTCAGATAGTGGGATTAAACCAACCATTCCATTGTAATGAATCCACATAACTTCTTTAGCAATAGTTTCTTCATCAAACTCTTGTCCAGAAGCTTGCTGTTTACGATATACCACCATACAGATGTCATATAACGTAATAGGATCGTGATGTATATGAATCTTAATACTTGTATTATCTCTATTTGATACGTTCTTATAAAAAGAGCAAGTATCCATATTGAAAGAAAGACGTAAGTATTGAATAAGTTCTCTATATTCAATACTATTACGTACATTCTTCTCAATTTGCTTAATAAATTTATCAAATTCTTTAGGATCATTAAGCTCCCAGTCTTGTAAATCATACTGAGGAACGTAGTCCATTTTTAAAATAGATTTATCTACATTGGAAACCTGATTAAGCATATTTGGGTTTCTCACTATAAACCACCTCCTTTGGTGTGAGCTTACAGTGATGTTCCAGGGTTATAAATGATCTTTAGGGTGTACTGATTTTCTACCATCTGGGTGATATACAGTGTAATATTCATCATCTTCGACAACGATTTCACCAGTTCGTTCATCAACTACTGCATTCTCAGGAAGAGGAGATCCATCAGGTAACGTTGTAGGAACTTTAGGATTAGGTGTTTCTGGTACTGGTGGTAATTCACCATCACCTGTAGGTGGTAATTCAGGGATACCTGTATCATTTTCATCCGCAGGTCTTACTACAGTATTATTCTCTCTAGGTAATTCTGGTAATTCCAACTCATTAGCACCAGGTAATGCAGGAATATCACCATCATTATCCTCATGCACATCAGATGGTACTGGTGGTAATTCAGGAATATCATTACTAGTATTAGAATTACCGTGGTCAGACGGTACAGGAGGAAGTTCTGGGATATCACCATTATTATCTTCATTTGTAGGAAACTCTGGCATAGCATTAGTACCAGGTTCATCAGATGGTACTGGTGGTAATTCAGGAATATCATCACCTAAATGATCTGTAGGAGATACAGTATCGTGATTGAAATTAGGTGGATCTGCTGGGGATGGTGTACCAGGTACAGGATCAGGATAATGAGTATTTTCAACTTTAGCTGGCTTAGCATCTTCTAGAATCTTATCAATATCGGTTAAACGGAAGAATTGATAGTCGCCTTTATAATATTGGTAATGCTCCGTTGCAAAGTAATTACGTACTAAAGCACGTTGATGGTAATACTTTTCACCTAAGCTACTAGCTACAGACATATCCTCTTCGAGTGCCTCATTGGTGATAGTTGCCAATAAAGCATCATCAATGGATACGAAACCATTATCCATAGCTAGTTTATTGTATTTGGATTTAAGATTGGTCATAAGAATGAGCATAATTTTAGCTCTACGTTCTTTCTCACTAAGACCAACCATATCATCCACTGTAGGTGGGATTAATTTAAAACGACCTTCAGCATCTAATCCTTGGATATATCCAATTCCTACATCTGCACATTCAGTGACATCTAACCAAATAGCATCATCACCAAAGTTTTTTCTTACCTCATCTAGGGTAAGAGTTGTTTCTGTTAAGAATACGACTTTTTGTTTATAAATCTGAGCGTATTTTCTCATCAGTCTAAGTCCTCCAATACTTCTTCTACTTCACTACCACTAGCTAGTTTTGCATTATAAATCTCTGTACGTATCTTACTATCTAAATACTTCTCAAAATAGTCTATATTTTCAATATTTTTGTATATATTTTTTAATACAGTCTTCCCAATTGTATCTTTATGGGTAAGAATAGAACGGTAGGATATTGCTAATTCGCAAATATACGATGTCCCCTGTGTATCCCCACTGGAAGATGTTGATATTTGCTTGTAGATGCAATTCTTGGCTAATGTAGCTAGTGTTAATAAATCATTTAATCTAATGTCCATTAGTCTGACTTGCAGATAGATCATTGAAGGGTCTAATATCCAATCTACATCATCTCTACCAACCATATAGTTTTTGGATATGTCTTCGATATCTGGTATATTAAAATATAAGATATCATCTTCTTCTACCATATCTAAAGTATTCACATAACCACGTAAACGGATATACTCATAAATACCCTCGATTGTATCCTCTTCTATTATACCAAAGTATGTGGCTAGTCTATACAAGATGGAGTCTTCATTCTGTATACGTATATCTGTAATGATATCTATATACTCTTTAAGATTTAAAGAGATAAGATTATCAGATACTTGATACAATTGTAAATACATCTTTTGCTCTTTGTTTATGATGTCTCCATCTACTGCGAATAAGAAGTGATAGTTCTCTGCTGATGCTATTGGATATTTCTCTGGTAAGTCTGGAAAGAATAATAATGATACTGTCTGACTTGTAGTCTCAATATCTTCTGTGATTAATCTATTCTTCTCCTTGGTGGACATCAAGTTCTGTATCTTCTTTAGTATCTTCATCTTGTCCAATTCTTTCTAAGAATACTTTAACGATTTCATTGTTAATATCTTCCTTAGTTCTAAACTCAATCTTAGACGTTTCGGCATTCATTCGTTGGATATCAACTAAGACATCAGTATCTTTGTTTTCTAGACACTGTGCTTCATCAATGATTGATCTAGCTAAGATATCATTTGCTATATCAAGCATAAGATATTGACCATCATTAATTTCATCATTACGGTCAGTCTGTTCTTTAGCCCTTGCTTCGATAGTATCTTTCAATATACTAGTATCTTTGTAATGCATCTTAAAGATTAAGTTTGCTTTAGGTAATAAGAATCCATCTGCTAGTTTCTTTACCATCTCTTTCATAATGGAGAAATCTATTCCTTGAGATTCTTTATATCTAACTGAACTTAAATATCCACTAGGCATATATGCCATCTTGCTTACTATACGTTTAGCTAACTGGTAATAGATATTAGAATAGTAATATCTGTCCATAATGATAATATAGTTATCATTGAAGAATGTACGGATATTGTCTAGTTCTTGTTTACTATTAAACGTAGTAAAGATATCTGTAATGAATAATGCAGTCTCTGCTAATGGACTGATTACATACTCGAAGTTATCTTCTGATTTGTATAGTTTACTAGATTTGAAATAGTCTACTAGATTATGACTAGATGGACTACTATAGTTAGGGAACTGAAACATAACTACTTTGCTTGTAATATTCTCTTCGATATAATCCATTAGTAGATTAGCTTGAGTATTCTTAAAACTTCCATCTACTCCCTCAAATACAATAATCATTGGTCTATCTAATTCTATTCTATCTAGAATCTCATAATCAAATTGCATAATTAGAATATCCTTTCTTTGCTTAGAATAATTTTTGCTTTATAATAATTAGTTGCTACAGAGACGAACTAACTAGTTCCAATAGAGAGAATAGTATCTTCTGTTTGGATAGTATAAATTCTAGTTGCTACAGAGACAAACTGTTTACCTCTATAGTATTATAATTTAACTGCGTAAGCATAAAGTAAAAAAATAGATCATGATACTACTTAAGATAATTAGATAAGGTGGACTAGGAGAGGAAGCAGCCTTAGAAGCTGCGACTCGACGTAAGTCCACCCTTATATAATTTCCTAAGTATTATGATACTCTACAAAATAGAAGTAGTTTGTTTATCTCCTGAGTAGAGTATATACACTTTCTTTCTATAGAGAGTTTTATCTTATCTTCTATATAGAAAAATTATCTCAGATAGAATAATATATTCTATCTGAGTTTCTTTGTAATAACTTTATATACAGTAGCTTATTTTATATACTATAGAGGTTTATACTTTTTCTATATTTTGTACTAATTTTATACTACAGATTTTATCTTTTTCAATAAAAAATTTTTAGAAAATACGTAAGTATTTTCTCGCCCGGCTTTTAAGGCCGCTCGAAAATACTTACGTATTTTCTTCCCCCACTTGCCCACCACCCCCCAACCCCCCTAC